GCTTGCCTGGTTTTTAACCAGGATACGTTTCCCCACTGCCACTGTCACCCCGTCAACCTGTAGCGCCGTGTTTAGAGCTCCCGTAAGAGTCGCCAGGACTCCAACGCCAGCCCCGCCTGGCTGATTATAGTTAGCCGCCGGAACAAGCGCTGCTATTGTTCCATAATCGCAAGCGTCATGGAAATTAACGCCGGATGCGATTGAGTCTGCGTAGAGCTTGTTGACAATGTCGGTTGAGGCTCCTGGAGCCGTAGAAACGGTTCCTGTCGTCAAAGCTAGCGACGTGATTTGGTCAGACCCACCAGACTGATGAGTTGATGCGTGCGCCGTCGGCGTCCGAGAATCACTCAGCCTAGAGTCATTCCCCTGGGCCGCGGTTCCGGAAGTAGTCCCGTAAGAGACAGCAAGCGTCCTGTCGGCAGTTAAATTTCCGCCACCTGTGAGCCCAGTTCCCGCCGTGATTGTTCGTGTTGTTGGCGTCTTTCCGTCCAAGGCTGCCGTCAACCCAGTAACATCTCCCGTTGCGACTTCCCTCGGCGCCCAAGTGTTCGTTCCCACATCCCAACCCAAGTACTGATCTCCAATTGGAGTTGTGCTTGAAATTGGATTTCCTTGAAGCTGCGTGGCATTTTGACTGCTTGCAGCCTTGATGGAACGCACCAGGATGGTGGCGCCGGCAGGTGGAGCGGTAGCAAAGACAATATTCCCAGTTGCAAGAACAGCTTGGATTGTAAAATCAGTCGTTGGACGCTGATCAATGCCGCCAACCGAGACAATGTAGCCTTGAGGGTCAGTTGAAATGAACCCATTCAACGTTCCAAAAATGAGCGTTGATCCGTTCCCTGTAAACGTTGTGACAATTGTTCCTGGGCCTGTCAAAACCGACAGCAGTCCAGTTCCAGAGACAGAGAGCCCATTGCCCACAATTACGCCACCCAAGGCGCTCGTTGTCGCCGGTAGTAGCGGAGTTGCATTTGCGCTCAGAACTCCGCTGACTGCGTTGATTGTCAGATTTGACCCAACTTTAATTCCGCCTAAAACACTTGCCGTTGCAATTGGTAGCGGCGTGGCGTCGGCGGAAAGCACTCCGCTGACTGCGTTGATTGTCAGATTTGACCCAACTTTAATGCCGCCCAAGACGCTTGCCGTCGCGATTGGAAGGGGCGTTGCGTCAGCAGAAAGAACCCCGCCAGTGATTGTCAAATTTGATCCAATCTTGACGCCGCCCAATACAGACGCAGTCGCCGTTGGTAGCGTGTAGGCCACATAATCGGACTGCTTGGAAATCGCAGTAATGCGACCGTAAGTATCAACCGTGACAGTCAAAAATTGAGGCGTGGTGGCGCCGTATGTAGCCGCGGTTGCTCCGGAGGCAGGAAGACGCCCTGCCGCGAGCGTGCCGGACGAAATATTCGTCGCGTTGGTTGTGTCTGTCACCGCAGAAGCGGCGAGCGCAACCATCGTGACATTTGACAGGCGCCCCTTGGAATCAACGGTGACCTGTGGCACCCTGGCGACGCCGGACTGAATGACGTTGTACGCGCCGGCTGACACGCCGGTCGGAGTCAGCGCTAAAACAGCCGAGCCAATCGAGGAGGTTACCTCTCCCGAGAATGCCGGAAGCCTTCCAGCCGGAAGCGTCCCGCTGCTAATGTTTGACGCATTGGTTGTGTCAACGTAAGCAGATCCGGCCAAAGTTGCCCAGGTGGGGAGCGTGCCGTTGCTGAGCAGCACCTGGTTCAGAGATCCAACCGACAAGTATGCCGTGTGAGTTGAATCGGACTGGTAAACCAGAGATCCAGGGAATCCGCCTTGCAGAGACCCGTTAAGATTTGCGGAGACAACCGATGCGGAGAAGTTCCCGCTGCTGTCGCGTTGTACTAGAGCTCCAGGAACGTTGCCAGCCGCCGGCGTGACCCAAGCCAGGTAGTTTGTGCCAGCAGAGCTCAAAATCTGCCCGTACTGGCCAGCAGGAATGAATGTCACCGCTTGAGTGTCCTGGAACGCCCGAATGAAGTAGCACATGAGCCCTTCGTTAGCGTTTCTGGTAATGCCAAAGACAGTTGCTGAGTTTGTCGGATCACAAGGAATGATCCATTTCACCTTCCCCGAAGAAACATCCTTCTGAATGATGCCGTACAGAGCCAAAGTCAGATTGTCCATCATGGACGGCACTGACTCATGCGAGACGCTCGGATAAGGAATATCCGCGTTGCAGAAGTTGTTGTAGGCGTCTCCCCCTCCAGAATTACAGTCGCATGACATACTTATTTCCCTTCAGTTTTTTCGGGTTGATGACTGCTCCCGAAATAAAACGAGACAATCATAGCCCAGGACGCCCCGAGGCTCCCTACGAGCATCTGTAGCTCGGCGTGGCCTTCCCACATTTTGAGGTCTCCGGTCATTAGCCCGATTAAGATACCAAAGAATCCTAAGGTGACAACGCCGGCTAAGATTGGGACTGTTTTGGCGCCGGTTTTTGCCTGCATATCCCTAGCGCTTTGCCGGTCTTCCATCTCGAGCTTTTGCACGTCGATATTCATCGCCTTCATCTTTAGTTGAAGGTCAGCGTCGGCAGCCTTTATGGCAGCCAATTGCTCCGCGGTTAACGTGTTCTTTTGAAGCGCATTTTTAATGGCTTCCGGCGTCTTTTCGCCGCCCAAAATATTTCCAATTGCTTCAACGGCGATCCCAGCCAGGGGAGACCCCAAAAGCGAAGCAACGGTCGGTGCAATTTTTTTAAGCCACTCCATTTTTAATTCCTTTCACCATGTCAGCAACGCGCACCAGCCAACCATCGAGATATTCCGCTGATTCCGGATTCTTTTTTGCAAGCATTTCGTAGAAATCCGCTTTCATTTTGCAGATTTTCAACGCGAGATCTTTTGCGCCAATATTTTCAGCGGCAGCCAGCACCGCTGCTTTTGTTTTTGGACCCATGACGCCGTCGTCGTGCGCCCCAACTGCGCGCTGTAAGAACTTTGTGACCTGGCCGTTTCCCATATTCACGCAGCCGTCAAAATAGACCGCATTAAGGGGAAACGGGAAGTCATCGCAGTGAGCGTCTTTCCATTCTTCTTGGTAGATCTCCGTGGCCTGTTCCAAGGTTAGCGTTTCGATGCAAACGCCAGGGTGAGAGCGGGCGTCAACCCCGTAGCGGGTTGTACCCCCTGGATCATTTTTGTCATGCTCTGTGGCAACATATTGGTCGTCGCCCCAGTGCTTGGGTTGGTATTCCGTTTCGTGCTCCAATACAAATTTCAGAGCTTTGGCAAAGTCCTCGTTCATAAGCGGTGACTTGGCCGGCCCCATCTCTGGAGCCGGCCCGTGTCAACGTTCAGGATTAGAGGCCTGTTGCGCAGGGCAGAGCGGCGCCATCAAACTGGCAGCGCTTGTACAGCACCGGCAATACGTTCTGCGGACGAATTGGCTGAATTGCACGGCTGATTTGGTAGATGTGCTGACCAAAATCGCCATACAAGTTACAGTCATTGTCACGGAAGTAAGTCCATTCCAGTTCGCCCATTGAGAGCTGCGGAGCAAACTTAAACGTGCCTTCCCCGGTGTACTGCTCGGGCACCAAACGCTTGAATGCGTCACCAGCAATAATGAATCCTACCTCGTAAGGAGCAGCGACCCAAGCGGGGTTGCGGCGCTGCGCAAAACCAGTTGTGACCGCTGTCGAGACGATGGGGTTTATCAAGACGAGGTTGCCACTGCCGTCAAGGCCGGTGGAGCGCAAAGGCTGCTGGTCGATCCCAAAGGCAAACCCGCGGTATCCCATGAACTGGTAGCCGGAGATGCTTTCTTCGCCGAGCTTGAAGCTACCGGCGGAGAGATACAGCAAGTCTTCTTTGACGTCCTGGTCGTTCCGAATGGCTTCAATCGCGTCGGCGCCCAGCATGACTTGGAAAAACTCTCCTTCTTTTGAGGAGAACGGTTCAGCAAGCATTTCCTCGCGAAGGAACGTCCCAAGACGATACAATGTCTTGAAATTCAAATGCGAGTCTGTCGTGTTGTTGGCGAACTTCGTGTTGATCTGCTGCATATCACCGGTCAAATTGTCGGTGAAAGAATGCAACGAGGAGCAGACGAATTTGACGCCAGACTGGAGCAGGTACTGGTAACGAATATCAGCGTTAATGAGCTGAAGGATCGTCTTTTCAAGGGATACCTGGGCTTGAAGGTACGAGCCTTTGAACGCAGTCCGAGCCTGCTTAACGCAGACCCGAGGGCCGGCGCCGCGAAGCGTCTGGAGGCTGAATTCATATTCGGTGGACCCAACAACGTCAGGAGTGGCGCCAACGCCGCAAAGCGAAAGATCGCTCACAAACGTAGGAGCTGCCAGAGAAGAGGCCGGAACCGCCATTTCCTCAACCACCGAGCGGACGACATCCGAAACGGAAGGCAGGGTGCCACCATCAATCGAATTGATGTAAGGGCTTTTGCGGGCCAGAACTTTTGCGATCTGTCCGATGATGCGCTTCGTATCTTTGGAAGCGAAATTCTGAATCGTTGCAATTGGAATACAATCGTTTGAGGAGGGCATAGCTAAGTCTAAGTGTTGGCGCTATGTGTTCGCATCCCACACAGGCGCGAAATCATAACGTCGGAACGTGTAAGGATTCCTTACAGGTTCAAGGTTTTCTGATGTTCGCTGCGACACGATACAGCTTTTATGCGTGTCAGGCGCCAACATTAGACCGTTAGCAGGGTCACCCCATGCGGAGGGGCATACCGAATTGATGTATTTCTACTTAATTAAATGATATTTGCAACAATTATTCCAATTCCTGACAAATAGACTTCATTTTTTCGGATTTCTTTTCTCCGTTAGCTTGGACGTGAATTATCGGAAGATTTAATTCTTCAAGCGTTGAGCCCAGTCCAAGGATTTCAGCTTCGCTCTTCATCCTAGACCCATCTAGCCAAGGTTCAGACAAGAACTTATCCAGGGCTTGAGTGATGCATTTCTGTGAAACGTAAAACAAATAAGCCTTGTCCTGGGTGATATGTAGCTGGGATTCTAGCTCAAGCTTTCCAGCCTGTTCTGGAGTAAATCCAGCGTTTATAACGTCGTAATGGCTCATCCAGCCCCCCTTCGAGGCGTGAAGGGCGCACCACCTTAGCAAGGTTGCCGAGAACTGATCTCTGACCGGCCCAGGATGCATATTCTCTTGGGTGGCAAATTCATGGATTCTCCTGGCTAGCTTTGTGGAATATTGAGAAGCAGCGGCGTGCGATTTATTCAGCATCGCCGGCGCCCACCCAGCTTTTTGCCAAGAGTGTTTCCAGTAATTAGCTCGAGCAAACTGCTCGTCCTGGTTTGAATTCAGGACGGCAGAATAAAATGCGTAGATCGGCTTCATACATTCCCGCCCCCAAACGCGTGCCGCCCAACGTTGTAAACCGGAATCCCGAAATCGCAGTAGGACTGATGGCCAGCCTTCCGAGCCAAAGCACAGAATGCGGCGTCGCCTTTAAAAAACTCCAGGGGCGCGTTTGGGCGATTGGGTCGGATGCTTGGGTCGGTTGCTTCAATGTCTTCAAAAACGCGACGGTGAATGAGCAGCATTCCGGAACCGATCCAGTCTACCGGATGCACCGCCTCTGCGTGCTGCCGCGTCAGGGCCACCGCGTTAGGGTGACCGCACGCGACAGCGGCGCCAGCCTGTTTGCCGAAATAAGAGGCGCCCACCAGCTTTCGACCAGCGCCCATGAGCCGGTGAAGAACGTGGCGGTTGATGACATTGTCCTGGACAGAAGCAGGCAGGGCCAATTTGCGACGGGTAAACGGCGCCCGTCCAATTGCCGGAACGATATCATTGCCGACCATAAGCAACCAAGGCGCGTCGGTTTGCAGGAACAACCCAACAAGCTGGTTCTTGGCCTCGTTAGGATCAGGGTCTGTTGCGTAGTCGAATCGAATCTTGTCTTTGCCAAAGTCCAATGCAAGCGCCAGCAACCCGAAAGCCGTGGCGACGTTTGTGTCAAAGTTGCAGTGAAACCCGACAAAAACGTCACGGCCTGGCCACTCGACGCGGTAATTCGGAGAGCCGGCCTGGCTTCTCGTTTCAGCAATTGGGTTCTCAAACACCGGCGCCTCAATGTCCTCAAGGCTGATCTCAATTGCATCTGCGGATGCCTTTGGCGGGCGTCCTGGCTTACGCTTGGGAATGGACGAGTCTGGGATTGGAGTTTGCCGAGGCCGGCCAGGGCCGCGCTTTGCATCTTCGTCCAATAGTGCCGGAGCTGGCGTTTCTGGGACCGGCGCCGGAATTGGCTTTCCATTCTTCAGCGTTGGCTTTGGCGCCGTGTTGAATGGATTAGGCGAATCCAGTGCGTTGAGGGTAATGTCTTCAAGTCGTGTCGTGCTCATTTTATTTATTCGCCAGCTTCATCTAGTCCCATATCAATTGCGTCAGATGACGACATTTTCAGTCGGTCTGTAGTGTTGTTTGCTTTTGAGCTTCCCGTCCCAACGCCTGGGCGAGGAACCTTTGCAGCCCCCTTATAGGAATTATTTTCAGTGACAGCTCGTTTAAGTTGCGATTCCAAGTCGGCGCGAAGCTTCTGTTCAACTCGGAGTTGCTGAGTCAACACATGGCTGAACGTTGCAGCGGCGGCTACATTGGCGCGGTCCTGGGGCGTTGTCGGCCACAAGGCAGAATCAAACTTCTGCTTTAATTGCCAAACATTTTTGTTATGGCTTTGGAGGCGCTGAATCTGTTCTTGGCTTGCCCCTTGAGGGATCTGCTGGAACCTGGCCCAAGGCACATTCTCTACAATCTTCGAGATATGATTCTCGATGTGATTCGTTTCTTCCGCGTACCAATTTTTGTTTTTCTCTTGGCGCTCTTGCAGAAATTGCTCCGCATTCTGGGCGGCGTGCTCGACCTCTTTGTCCTGCTGCTGCTTCAGCCCAACAACATCAACCAGGTTTTTCTTCAAGATCTCCCCGTCCAACATTGGGAGCTTGTCGATGGCGTTCTTTTTCCACCAGTTCTGGTCAACCTTATCGGGGCCGCCGGCAGCCTCAATTGAGGCAATAACATCGTCTGGCGCGCCGTTTTTGCGCATGATGCTGTAGATGTTCTCCTTTGCGGAAGAAATCGGCGCATCATACTTTGTCCGGAATTCAGGGTCGTTTTTGATATCAAAGATCTGGCGGAATTTGCGCAGTTCGTCGTAATCCTGAGGCACCTGCTGATTGATTTGCTGCTGATCCAAGCGCTGCCTTAAGATCTCAGCTTCCGCTGCCTGGCGCTTATAGGTGCTCGCCGTCTCCTGAAGCTTGCGCCAGTTTGACTGGTTCTTCTCAGAGAGGTTCCTGGGCTGTTCAATTGCCAGTATTTCTGGGTCAATTTGCGCATGTTGTGTCCCGTAATTTTGCTGCGCAGGCTGCTGCTGCTGAGGCTGTTGAGGAGCGGTATCCCTAGAATAGGCTCCAGAATTGTCCGAGGAATTGTCCGCCGTTACTGGCGCGATATCTCGAGACGTGTCAGACGCGGATGTTTCCGCCTCCGCCATGTCGAGCATGGAATCAATCTGGTCGCTAGTGCTTTGCGTGATCGGATCGGCGTTTAGCTTTTCGGACCCGCCGTCCATGTTTGCTACGTTAAATTCCGGCACTGAATTGTTATCTTCGTCCATATTACATTGATGCGAATGATGCTGCTGCTGAATCGTCTGGTTGTTTTACTTGTTCAAGGAGGGCGTCAAACTCGCGCAGCATATGCTCGCAGCCTTCTTTGAATTTTGCCTCTAGGGCGACAGACTCAATTGTCGTCCCCGAAATTCTTGGCACCCTGGAAGCCAGGTATGCTCTTAATAGTCCGCCCGTGCGGGCATGGTAGTCTCTGAGTCTCGATGTATCTGATTGTTCCCACATAAATTATCCGGCAGTCGGAGGTTTTGGAGGGTTGGCGATATTGTTGACCAACCCAGCCTGGCTTTGCGAATTCTGGCCGTAGATCTCCCCAGCTATCTTTTGCCTGGCCGCGCTTGGCCGTGGCGCTGCTGGGTGATGCCCTCCGCCGCCATGCGCCGCTGCTGGAGCAATGTCCGGCACCGGAGGCCCATTGTGGCCTTTGGTTAAGTGCGCAGCCGCTTGGTAATACGCCTCTTTGTACTTCTGAAGCGCCTTCTTGTCGGCTCCTTTGACCTCCGCCGCGGCGATGTGTTCGTTGAAATGCTTGAGCGCTTGAACGAACGGAGGAACGCCTTCCGGAGGCAGTCCCCCAGGGGGGATTGCCTGGACGACCGGCATGAGCTTGAGCATAAGCGTGTCCAAGTGAACCCCGTCGTTGTCTCGAGGAGATACCGGAATCTCCTGGCCGGCAATAATCGATTGAAGCTCGATAATCTGCTGCCGCGTCGCCTCAATTGCGATGGCTTCGATGCTGTCTTTCGGGAGGATGACCTGGTTGGCAACCGTCTCTCCCATTTTTCGGATCCAGTCGAGCTTCATCAACTCGTCTTGGTTGATGCCGGGATTTCCGGTGTAGCGCTGGATCATCATGTCCAGGATTTGATTGTCCTGGGCCGTCGTGTCCTGGAGCAATTCCATCGCCGGCGAGAATGCCATCAGCAGAATATCTGCCGGCGGCACATTGTGCTCTAGCATCTCGAGGCAACAATTAATTGCGTCCTCGTCCAGGTGCTCTGGAACTTCAAACGGAACCAGGAACGGAGGAAGTTCCATGTGAGAGCGGTCAAACGAGTCCACCACTTCGCGACGCGCCCAAATTGCGCCTTCTTGGTGCTGCCTAGCTAGGTCCAGCTTGCCTTTGAGATCCGCCGCCGCCTTGAGGTGCTCTGGGTGACAGATCCCGCGCTGCATCCGTTCAATCCCGTGGCTGAATTGCCGGCTGAACCGCATGAGAATTCCCTGCCGGAGCTGATTTTCAATAGCCGCAACACGATTCACCTCGGACGCCGTCTTGCGCTGCTGAGTTTCAACCGGAGATCCAGGAAGGAACGTTCCGACCTGAATTTCTGCAAGCTGAGAAACAAACTGATCCAGCTTCAAGAAGTCATCAATGTCCGCCGGCAGGTTGCCAGGGACGACCTCATACCCTTCCGAGATGTACGCAATGGGATGATGAACCGTTAGCGGCGCCGCGTTTGGCTTCGCTGTCGGTAGCTTTTTGAGCAGGAGGAGCCCCTTTAGGTAGGCATTGTCCACAACCAAGTTACGAGCCTTGTCCACAGAGATGTGAGTATTGTACAGGTCGCGACCAGCGCCCCTGGAGGACATCAGACCGCCGCTGCCGATCTCGACAGCAAACAGCGCCAGGGTCTCTGACATTTTGTTGTACCGGTCCAACTGCGTGCAAATCTCGTCGCCGGACTTGTCGTCAAAGAGGAACCGGCTGATCTTCCCGTGCGGTTCTTTGACCAGGATTTCCCCGAGCTCAACGTATTTTGCGTCGTTTTCGTAGGAGGCGCCGTAGCTGCCCTCCCGAATCCAGTCTTCGTACCGGCGCGCATCGTCGTCAGCGTCCAGTGTCCGGCCCGCGGGGATGGCGTTGTTGATGCTCCTCACCAGGTTGTTGATGTGCCAACCTGCCGCCGCGGAGTAATTTGGGCGTTCCAGGATAGGCAGAAGCTCTGCAATCTGATACCGGCGTTTACGCGCCCAGATCGGCGTTGCGTCAGTCACCTGAGGCGTTTCGATAGAGAAGAACGTGTAATCCTGTCGGAGAAACTCGGCCTTCCAGTCGCGAAGGTCGTCCCAGCACCAGGCACAGAACCCGAAAGTTGTATTTTCATGGACGGTCTGGGCAACGAGGTCGTCAAAACCGGACCAGCCGCGGATGCATTTGGTGATCGCTTCTCGGAAGGTCTTGGTCTTGTGATCAGAATCAATCTCGTCCAGGGGATGCTTGGCAAAAGTGAGCGTCGGCGTCTGCTCAATGACCGCTTTAAACGGCGGCTGAATACGGCTCACCATTGTGCTCAGGAAGCCAGTAGGACGATTCGAGCGCCAATTCTGGCCCATAGACTCGAGCTTCTTTGGCGAATACGGAGGCTCGTTGTTGAGCTTCTTCTGAATCATTTGATTCTTCCGGTTCCGCTCAACGTTCTGCTGTTTCAGACGGCGATACGCGGAATGGGCTTGAAGCGCGTCCTTAAACGTCCGGCGAACCGTAAGCGTCTCCGGATCGACCGTATCCATGTTTCCGTTGTCTGGATCGCGGACGTCTAGCCCGAGAACCCGTGGCTTGTCGTGAGTGTCCGATACCCTGGGCGCCTTGTCCGCAAACGCATCGGTAATGCGAGGGTCCAGTGGTTTAATCGTCGAGGAAGTGGCCATATTAAGTGAGAACGTTTACCCAGCAGTCAGCCGGCAAGTTTGCGGCTTTGTTCAGGGCGTCCCGATCCAGGAACACCGCGCTGCGATTGTCGTGGCGCATTACAAAACAGCCGCCCAAGTTGACAGACGACTTTACGTCGCGGCCCTGGCGCACGCCGGCGCTCAGGCGATCAACGGCAGACACGCAGGAGGAGCAGGATGACCTCCAATTGAGGTTCTTGGGGCATTTCTCGCACACTTGCGCCCGAGCCTCGGCCAGCTCATCCAAGACCAGCGGGTGAGGCTTGCTGGAGTTCAGGACCAGCTTGGCCCACGCCTGAACATCATTCATCAACTGCGTCCCCGTCGTCGGCGTCAGGTAGCTGATTACACTGACCGCGTCAACGCCGTGACAAAAGTGAGGCCAATTCCCGCAAATATATGAATTAACGTCTCCAGTGACATCGTTTTGAGGTAGATTGTTTTCAGCTCTAAAATTAGAGACGACTTCAATAAGGTTGGCATAACAGTCACCTTCTAATGTTACGTCGCCCTGTTTGAAATGCCAGCCCCCAGGGGGGACCATTCCTTGAATTGGAGTCGCCATTTATTGGATATTACCATTAATTCCAGCAACGCAATCACAAAACAAATTCGTGATGGCATTTCGGACAAATAGTTGTATCTCCGTCCGCCTTCTTCTCTTCTTCATCTGCCACTTCCGGAGGTAGTTCCGGCGATCCAATTAATTCATCTAATTCTTCTTTGGTAAATCCCAATAATTCCAAATCAAACCCCTGGTCGTTCAAGGAATCAATTTCTGAAGCCAGTACATCAAAGTCCCAGCCGGCCATATTTGCGAGCTGGTTGTCTGCAATCACTAATGCTTGAACCTGAGCGTTATTAAGGTGATCGAGCTTAATTACCGGCACCATTAATTGACCCACCCTGGACGCCGCTAATACCCTGCCGTGGCCCGCAATTATTTTTCCACCGGAATGGATTAAAATTGGGTTTGTGAATCCAAAGGTCTTAATGCTTTCAGCAATCGCGTCAATTTGTTCGTCTGTATGAGTGCGTGAGTTTCTGGCGTAAGGCGTTAACTCTGAAATGTTTATCATCTCAACCTGAAGTCGGCCTGGGGAATTGTTTGTATTTTCAGACATATTTTCTGAAATATTATTGACCGCCATTTTTATTGCGACAATAATCCCCCCCGTGTCTGGGCTGTGATCTTCACGAGGTGGCGGCCTGGGCGCACAAGCTCATCAACCATGTGTTGAAGGAGTAACGAGGCCGTCCCGAAAGAGGCGGCCTCAGCTTCCCTTGTCGCCAGATGATTTGCAGGGAGACCCTGCAATGGCCTTGATGTTTGGTCCATGAAACAAAGGCAGGCAAGGGTATAACAGGGGGGGGCCGGCGTCGTTGTGGTCGCCGGCTCCCCAGCGCGACACCTGCGGGCTGGCACAAGTGCCGGTCGAATCAGTGGTGCGACGGCTCGGAGAGAACGAGCATCTTTTTTTAGCGGGGTGGAGCAGTGGTAGCTCGTCTGGCTCATAACCAGAAGGTCGGTGGTTCAATCCCACCCCCCGCCACCAATTTTGCCGTGATAGCTCAGTGGTAGAGCAGGGCTTTTGTAAAGCTCAGGTCGTCAGTTCAATCCTGACTTGCGGCTCCAATTTCGGGACGCCGAATCGGGAACGCCACCAAGAGTTAACAGGCGTGACGCTGGGAAGAGACCCAGGATAAGTTGCGAGTGTCTGCCAAGGGTTGTGAGACTGCCCTATGATTGGACGCCCGCCCCCGCGTCTGGCTAACCGCAAAGGGGGCACCTCTGACCTATACAGGCGGCCTATACAGGTAAGCGTGCGATGGGCAGCAGTACACTAGGCGCCCGTCCGCGGTCTTGCCTTTGGTCGCCGTGAGCGTATCGCACCGGAGATACTTCGCCTTACCCTGCTTCTCAACGTGGTCGCACCGCTTCACCGCCGGCACACGCTGGTTCTTTTCTTTCTTGGGGCCACCGGTCTTCATTTGGTGTTTCCAGCTTGAGTGAATGTATGGGCCAATGTTCCTGGGGCCAGGCCAACATGGGGGGTCTCCGGAACAGGGGGGTCAGTGTCATTCGCGTCAGCGAGTCCGGTTTTTTTTTCCAGCTCCGCCACTCGGATCATCAACTCAGCCACCTTGCCGGCGGTCCTGGCCGCTTTCTTATTGAGCGCATCAAACTCTTCCTGGGGGATCATCGTGCCCCCTTTCCTAGCTCTGCCAGCCTAATACGGGCGTAGGCGTCCAGTAACCCGCTAGCGCAGGAAGATACCGCGATCAACACCGCAATGGCCCCCATGAGGACCAGTAGGCGGTTAAACGTTCGTTCTTGGGTCTCGTTATTCATAAGCTGAAATCAACAAAGTTCATGTCTGCATCCACCACACTGTAAATCTCTTTGCCTGTCTTTGCCTCCGCCCTTGGCTTCATCATACGCGCCTCGCTCTCGCCCCGCTGCCGGAGCAAATACACCAGCAGACTCAGGGAATCCAATGCGTCCGGCGACGGCTGACCGGTCCGCTTCCGGTAGTCTCCTTTCGACTCAACCCGGACCTTGCCCAACCCCTTCTGCCTGTACCGGCGCCCCGTAGCCTGCCTGGTCAACTCCTCGGCCCGAAACCCAGGCGAGATCTTTAGCCAGCCAAACTCCATGTACCGCGTCAAGCCAAACAACAACTCAGTCACAACGCCGTCGTACAGCTCTGAGGCTTTCTGGCTGTCGTCTCCCAGGATGAACGCGTCAGTCGCGGCCCAGGAGTAGTTCACCCCCATTACCTCTTCCGACCAGAGCGTCTTGAGCGCGTCGTGTACCCCCGACCCGTTCCCCGTCCGGTCCACACACACCCACCGCGGCTCAACCTTCATTGTCTTGCAGAACTTTTGGATCGCCTGCGCCTGCTCAATCGTCGCCGCCTTAGGAAAGGGCACCTGGCTGTCCAACTGAAGCACCGTCCTGGCGCCCTCAGGAAACGGATGGAACTTGTCGTCCCGTCCCGTCCACCCATCCGCCAACCCCCAGCGGCCATAGCTGCACACCGTCTGATCGTTCCCCTCGAGTGCCAAGTCGAACCCAGCCACCGCTGTCACCGCCCCAATGAACCGGACAATGCCCACCGCGTTGTCCACCAAGACCGGCGAGATGAGTCCCATGCTGATCCCCTCGTCCGGAAACCACCCACGCGCCATCGTCATCGCCTCCGCCGTTTTGCCCCTGGATACATAGCTCATGTACCCCTCGTAGGTCTGGAGGCCGGCGTACACTAGCTTCCGCTCCTTCACGTTCTCACAACGCGCCGCGTCCAGGCGGAGGACGTGCCACCCCTCCCTGGACTCCCACTCATGGTCATCCTCAATGTCGATACTGCCCCAGCCCGACGACGGCTCGCACCGCTGCCCGAACTCCGAGGTCCGGTCTTTGGGGTTGCTGGCCGCGAAGATCTTGATGGACCCAGGGTGCGCGTGCAGATCAACCGAGGACAGGATGTTGTTGCAGCCCTCCCATACCCCCGCCGGTATCTCCTCCGCCTCGTCAAGGACCACCATCGTCCGAGACAGCCTGCCCCACCGCCGATGAGCCGGACCGAACCGAGGTGACGGGTGGAACCCACGGAGCGTCCCGTGCCCCGACTCCCCCCTGGGGATGGCCACCAGGTGAATGCCCTGCTTGCTGTCCGGCGTCACCTGGATGCTGTTGACCAGGTCAGACTCGAACTGGGTAGGCGGCCTGACGAGCGCTTGCCGGTGAAAGGTCTTGATGCTGGCGAAGATGTTCCGCTCTGCGTGCTCCCTGGTCAGCGATACCACCTTGATGGCCGTGTACTCAGGGTCGCGGAACCAGTCCAAGTAGAACCAAGCGCCGCCACAGAAGCTCTTACCCATCGCGCCGGCGCCCTGGATCAACAGCTTGTCCTGAGCGAACAGGCAGCGCCATGTATCCCTGGAGGCCAGGGGTCGCCAGTCGTACACGTCCGGCCCCCAGAGCAGGGTAGCAGCCGCCTCGAAGTGGTCGTACTCGAGCATTGCCTGGACGTACTTGTAGATGACCTGGCGTGCCATCTCAGGAGTGAGAGCGAGCGAGGACGGCGGGCGGTCGCTGGCGTTGCGGGCTATGTACGCCGCCCCCTCCTGGAGGCCATCCTCGCCCTTGTCAGCCAAGCGTCGAGCCTCGAGAGCGATGGCCATCGTCCGATCCACCGTGCGTGCGCGTACAGCAGGCATCAGAGTACCAGGCCAATGATCCAGTCAGCGACCAGGTAGGCGCAGCCCAGCATGAGGCCGATGAGGATGCCGGCAGCAGCGGCTAGGAGAACAGGGAGGCAGGCGAACGCGACGCTGCCCCATGCTTTGCCGATAGCCTGCTCAGCCGCGGTAGTGGGTTGTTTGTCTCGGATTATCATAAATGGGACGTTAAGTGGTTGCAAATCAACATTTCCAATTCCACATGACACACGTTGTATTAAGTTATGAAGCAAGTCGTTCAAACAGCGGATGTTACAGCCATTTGCGTGAACGAAAGCGTCTCAAGATCCGTTAGGCTTGGAGCTGTTTCATCAACAGGCCCAGCGTATTGCGACAAGTCAACCGGCGTTGCGTCAATCTCACGCGTGACCGGCACAAGCTCAGCTTCAAGCCATTCCTTGGGCGCGAGCTTGTCGTCGCGTCCGTACATCTTAAACGTTAGTGCCAAGGCGCTTCCGTCTTGTTGCTGACGCCCGTCTGCTTCGCCGGAGATCTTGGCGTCCGTTTGCAGCGCCAGGAGCCGGTCAAAGATGGCTTCGACCTTGCCGTCGGCTTTGCGCACAACCTTAGTTGGAACCGTGCCCTCAATCATCTGGCGCAGCAGGTCTCTCTTTGCGTCCAAGCCCATGACGGCGCGACTGTGAACTTCAGTCTGGATCTCGGCGATGCGAGTCTTTACGTCAGGTCGCTGAGCAAGCCGGCAAGCCTGCGCGTTGGGATCAACGACGTGAGGAGCCAGCTTTCGGTAAGCGTCGCCCTGGAGAATGCCCTCAGCGAGCAAATGAGCGAAACGTTCGTGCAGTCGGTTTTGTAGACGAGGCATAAGTGGTTGAATAAAAAGGAAATACAAATAAAGACGGTCGTCTTTCTCTGGATTGACATCTAATCAATTGATTTCAATTAATTGCTAGAAACTGCTTTATTCATCACACAATTGCAAGTGCATTAAAACAATACGCCTCAATTCTGAACTTTATTCTTGACGGTTGATCGCTTGACTGCTTTAAAATTGAATCTATAGCCCTGTTATATGATGCTCATATGATAGAAGCCTGGCTTATTGGTTGACGATTAGTTGATAGGTGAACAGGCCGGCAATGAGACGGCGACGATTCACGGTATGGCTGCCAAATCTGGCTTTCCTGAGGTCGCGCAGCCTGGCTGAAACTGAGGCTTCTGAGGCGCCGGTGATGCTTGAGAGCTCTGTTAGCGTGCGCCACTTAGCGTCTCGCATGACGCTGAATACCGCGGTGAGTTGCGCTGATAGCCTGGTTTGATCCTGTTTTGGGCTGTAGGTCTTGCCATCAAAGTGCCAGGGCGCAGGCTGATCAAAGTTGAGTGTTTCTTGAGTCATTCTCTGGTTGTGAGTTTGCCCACGGTTCTGTTGAGCAGGTTCAGGATGATTTGGGTGCGTTTGCTCTTCATTTTGCGCTCAAAGTCCAGGAATAAGACTGTCCTGGGTGTTTCGGTATCGTTTACGACCCAATGTTGGGTTGTATCGTCAAAAGCGACCAGTTCTCTGTCTTTCCAGGAGTAACGCTGGCCGTTGAGTGAGATGAAGCAGTTTGGGCTGTTGGGCGTTGTCAGGCCGATATGCACGCGGATGCAGCCGGCCCAGGGACCAGCGTGAGGATGGATCGTTGCCCTGGGCTCTAGGATGCTGAGCATCGCCAGGTGAATGTCTGGGTGCCGGCTGATGACGGCTAACGTCGCTGGGAAATCGGTTAGGGCTCGTTTGCTGGGCTTGGCGTACCATTTGAGGTAGTACTTCTTCCACAGGCCGTCGTTAGTGACCCTTGAGTCAAAGAACAGATCGCCTTGTATTGGGCTGGCTTTGTGCCTGGCGCGGGCTGTCTCGTCCAAGATGATAGGCAGGGCTGCCAGGAGATCCTGAGCGCTCTGGCGGGCTAGGATGGCGTCTGTGAGGAACGTCGTCGTTGGGTCCAGGCTGTTCCGATGAATCCAGGGGTTCAGCACCTCGGTCAAATATGAAATGAACCGGATCATTTCAACACCCCGTTCCAGCCAATTTCGCAATCGCGGATGCGCTCGAGCGTTTCCTCAAGTTTCTCAATTTGTTCTTTTTGCTTAGCTATGAGCAGATCAGCAAATTTGGAAATGATTCCATGCCGCGTGCCTTTACCAACGCCTGCTGGTATTGGCAAATGCATTGCAGCTTGAACGATCTCAAAAACGTCATAGGCGCAGTTATACGCGTCCACATATGCATTGCATCCGTTGGCTTCTCGGGTTGTTAACTCAACCGCGTTAGGGTGAATTTTCATTCCTTTTCCTCCCATTTTCCCAGCGTCCGTAAAAACGCTTCTGCGCGTTGGCGGGCTGTTGCCCTGAGCAGGTACTCGTAATGGTGAGAGTTTGATATGTGCATTCCATATTCAAAAAGTAGCTCTTTGTCTCTTATCACCTTTTCCGCCTCATGCATCGCGTTGAGGCAGTGGGCGTACTCCTCAACCGCAGTCCGGCAGCCATGCGTCTCCGGGGCGACTCCCATCAATCCAAACTCTGGATGCTCAAAAATGCCAGTCCATCCGCACGCTTTAGCAATCGCCGCGTTAATTTGGTCGTCGGTCATTTGGCCTCCTTTGCTGCTGCGATGAGTGCGTCTGCCTGTTCAACAGCCCAGATTACTTCCAATTTTGCTTCCCACGATTCGCTTTCTCTGCCGGCCAGCGCAGCCAGCAACATCGCCGCAATCTCCAGCCGCGAGGGCTCGGGGCGAACTGTCAACTGTTGGTTGACGGTTGTGGCCTCGTAAGCTGCAACAGTGTCTTTGAGTTGTGCCACCTCGGCGCGGGCTTCGTCACGTTGTGACTGAAGCGTTACCGAACTGTTTAACTCGGCGTCTAGTTTTTCCTTCAATAGCTCCACCTCGACGCGGGCTTTGTTGCGTTGTTCCGCGAATTTTTCCGCATCTCGCGCATAGTCATCTCTATCGCTCTTAAGCCGCTTCACTTCTGCAAGTGCTTTGTCGAGCTCCTTTCGCAAAAAGGTAGCCTCCTCTCTTAAGAGCCCGTAATCGTGCGGGGTGCGCTCAGCAATGGCCTGGGATAATTCCTTTTGCAACGTTTCCAGTGCGTCTGCTGCCGACACATAAAGTATACATTCAAGCGGGCGCTTGGTTGCCACATAGCGCAGCCCTGTAATTATTTCTTTTGTGTTCATTTTTGTGTGGGTTGGCCTCCCAGGGAGGCGATTGTTTCTTCGTATGGGATCCCCAGGAGCTCAACGAGCTTCAACCTGGCTTCTGATTCTGACTCCGCGGTGATTGTCCAGGCTATGTATGGCAAAAAGTCCACCGTCACGACGTACTCTGATTCCCAGGTGCTCATACTAAGCCGGCCTCCTGCGCCAGGCGCTTTGCTGCCGACAGCCCAGACTCTGCTTTTGGGTCAACCGGCGATTGGTGGGCGTAGGTTAGGCCGACCGCCTGAGCCTTACGCCTAGCAGCGGCTAGCGTGCCTTGGGCTGCCTCGCTGGAGCAGCAAAGCACTCGTCCGATCTCGCAAACAGACACTCCAGTGGCCGCCAGCCAATAAGCCAGGGCTTGACGTTGGCTAGGGCGCATCTGGTTTGACTGTTGTGCCGAACATGCCGGCGGTTGTGTTAAGCTTTTCTCGTGACCGTTGCCATGCAGCTTTTTTTGCAGAGCTTAAAACGGCGTGTTGATGCATGATTTCCTTCATAGTTGTGGTTCCAGACTGGGCAACCCGTCTCGCGTTTAACGCCTTGTTGACTGCTCTCAACGCCCCGCGATCTTTTCTGTCGGCAATAGCGCACCGGCCAATTGATTGTTGTCTCATACTTCGTCCCCCCAGGGCTGCTCAGGCTCGCCATCAGCCTCCCAAGACCAGCCACAATGGCTATTGATGCAGCTAGCCCAGTCTGGGCCAGTCGCTGTTGGTGACCCGCAAATCGGACATTCTTTGTCCACGGGGTAGCGGTCGTCTTCGTCCCCTGGTGATCCTGTGCTTAGCATAATTTTATGAATAAAGGCGTTCCTGGGCCAACATACGACCCAAGAGTGTTGAAACTAAACCAATCCCAGGCGTCGTCCTGGCTCATGCCTGATTCCTCCACAAGCGCATAGAGGCAACGGTCCTGGTCGTAGCAAGCCAGAACGGGTTCGTTCATGCGTTGGACAAAACCCAAGAACGCGGACTCCATGCCGTCGGCCAGGATTACACGTTCTTCTGGGAACTCCTGTTCCAAAAAGTCTTCAATTTCTTGCCTGGTCATCGTGCGTTTTTTAAGGCTTTCATCCGCTCGATCATCCTGCCGAGATCGGCCTCGAGCTCCGCTACTCGAATTTTCAGCCGGCGGATCTCCTCCTCGGCCTGCTCCAGGGCATGGTCTTCGTCCATTGGACGCTCCCCGGTTGAACACAACCTGGAGCCTTCAATGTATCGCACGCGCCCGCTCATGCGGACCTCCGAACAAAGGTGAATGTGCCGACCGGCCTGGAGTCCAGCTCCTCGCATTCCCACACTCCGTTGGGAAGCTCAAACGACCAGCCGACCGCTTGCTCCCATTTAAGGGGCGCCGGCGCCGTGTCTGTTCCGTCTTCGTAAAAGATCACTGGGACTTCATGCCCCATGCTGCATTCGTAGGCGTTCACCGCCCGATAATAGGCGCGCTCTCCGGCCCAAGAGCAATTCTTGCCGGCCTTTGCGCGGAGCACCGCGTTCCAAAGGGTTTGATTCCGCGTAGTTGTAGGTAGTGTTGCAGTCATTTATTTATTACGGTTTTTGTCCGCGGTTACAAACCGTAACCTTGGACTGTTGTGGTTGTTTTTAACTGAGACGCCAAGCTATTGGGAGTTAGAACCCAGGTCAAATTTATTTTCAATTATTTTTCCACTGCTCTCCTATTTCGTCATTATCATCATCGTCTTGAGGCACTTCTGGTTCTGCTTCGTTGTCTTCAGAATGGTAATTTGGGCATGATTCTTGGTCGTTGAAACTGCGCTCCATGACGCATTCATCGCAGCCACACAGCACCGCGACTGATATCTGAATGATCTTTCCATCATGCTCGCCGTCAGAGCATTGTAACTGAGCCTTGAAGTTTGAAATTCCGGCACCCAAAGTAAAGTCTGCGATTGTTGCGATTGCTTGTTTGAAGTCCATTAGATTGAGGCGGTTAAGTTTTTAGTTTGTTCTGTAAGACGGCCAATCGCAGAACGCGACGCCGCCGGTTTCTACGATCCTGGAAGCGACACTGTTTCCGATAGTGTCCAGGAATTTTGTTTGGTTTTGGTTAGTGATCAGCAGTGTGTCACGCATGGCGCCGTAGCGTCGGTCAATCAAATGCGTGAGAAGCCGGTTTTCCCAGGGGGTTTCTCCACGCTCCTGGAGCTCATCCAAGATCAGCAGACTTGGACCGCAATACGCATCAATGACTGCTTTCTCCGAGCGTTTGCCCTCAAACGACTCTTTAATGTCGAGAAAGAACCCCATCGCCGTTGCGTACAATGGCGCCTTGCCGGCCCCCGCGTAGGTTTTGGCGATGGTTGCCGCCAATTGGGTCTTTCCGGTGCCCCTAGAGCCGCACAGAGCGATGATGAATCCGGAGTGGACCTTGGCCTCAACTCGAGCCAGGAGCGAAAGCCATCCTTCCCCTCGAGGCTCGACCGGTTGCCGGTGGCGATGGGGGATGTTGGACTTCTCCATCAGTTTGTGGGCAAGGATGCGTCGCTCCCTGGCCGCGGATTCTGCAACCCGTTGATCGATGTCGTCCTGGTCAAAAGACTGGGACATCAATGGACTCAGGACACTCTCCACTGCGTTTTTCAAGTTTTGCATTTGTTTTGGTTTCTATGTGAATTCCGCTCCAGCCCTTTTCCATTGATTGAATCATTCCGGCTATCGCCGCCGGCACTCCGACCTCCACCGCCTTGGCGAAGACCCGAGTCCTGGACGGGAGCGTTTTGGCCGATTGCTTCTTCTTGTACGCGATATACTCAAGCCAGACGTTGACAAACTCCGGAACATTCAGGACCGCCGGCAGGCCATCAAGCGGATGACCCCAGGCTGACTTCCGAACCCTGGGAGCTGCGACAGCAGCGACCGCCCCCTTAAAGGGGGTAGGGGGTATTACTTGGTTACTGGTTCTTGGTTCTTGGTTCTTGGTTGGTATACCAGCACCCGTATACGGCACCTGGTATTCCTGCGGTATACTTTCTGATACCGTCGGTACGGTTTCCGATACCGTCGGTATACCGTCGGTATTTTTAGACCATCTTTTTGACACTCTGGCCCTCTGCTGTTCCGAAAGCGAACGGTACTTTTCAAGCTCTTTGTCGGCTCGTTTGTGAGACCATACACCGTTGCAGTGAGAAAAGAACTCCCGCAAAACTCGTTCCACGGCTTCACGCTCGTCCTGAGCCCGAGCGCACAGCTTTCGGATTGCGTCGTCAACAGTGAGTTGAAGTGGTCCGTTGTTGAGGTAATAGAGATCGAGCAGGCGGCTGTAGACGCCGTGCTCTAGCAGAGACAGGTGACCGGTGTCCCGGAGGTAGTCCCCAATGTGTCGAGGGTAGTGGTTCATTTGGTCGGACGAATTCGGCGGTTAGCCTCCTCCTGGGGATACCCAACTTTCACCAGGCCTTTCTTTAGGTCGTCGTCTGTCCATGTCTCTCCTTCAATAGGGTAGCGCATATATTCATCCAGATGGTCCCACCGGTTGCTACACGTCCTGGACGCAAACCAGTCCCACCAAACAATTCTGGCTACCGCGGCCCTGTACCGGGTTGGCAACCGCTTTACATTGTCCGCCCAGACGTCTGGGTCAATTCGGCGCCCGCGTGATATCCAAGGTCTCCCGCTCACTTTGCTCATAATTTATTTATTTTAACTTCAATTTTTGGATCTTCGCCAATTGCTGCGTAGCACTTTCCGAGGTTCAGACGCACGATCTGGGCGTCGTCGTGCCAGAAGCCTTTTATGGCGTCCTGGAGCCCCTTCTGGAGGTTGTCCAGGTCGGGCCGGTGGATGTTCCATATGCGATCCGTTGAGTGCTTTTTAGCCATCAACACTTTTGGCCGGCGCAAAACGTACAGCACCTTCATCTCCAGGGCGCCTTCCAAGAGCACTGCTGGCCGGTAGGGAGCAGTCAGCCACTCGATTGACTGCTCCCATTTGACGACCTTTTTCTGCTTAAAGAAGATCGGCTTTCCGGCGCGCACCATCACCCGCTTTCCCGAAAACTGAACCGACATTGGGTCCACGGGGATAGTGAATTCAATCATAATTGAGGGAACGCCTCTTTGTCTGGAGTCCAAGCCAAGGTCAATTTCCTGCCAGTCTTTGACCACTTCATGGCTTTAACAAGAACCGCCGTTAAATGGAGGCATCCCTCATTCCTCGAAGGCGCCAATCGTTTTTTCATGTACAAATCAAAGGCAGCTTGGGCGGAATCAAATTCGCTTTTTGACAGCTTTAAAAGCCACTCATTAACCCAATTGAGGCCATAAGCACGCATTGCAACAAAGAAAGCCGCGTGCTCAACGCTGGATGGAACTTTGAAAAACTTTAGGCGTCTCGATTTAACGCAATCGCGAATGTCTGGATTATCCTCTAAAATTTCACGCTGCGGGGAATAAGCTAATCGCTGATAACGTCCTCCAAAGATTTCGGCAATCAGGTTGATGACGGCACTCAAATGTTTAACGTTTTTCTCTTCATCAAAGGCGAGCATATCTGAAACCGTCCTCGGTTGAACTATGTCTATAGAATAGATGTACTCGTCAGGGATTCCGCGAGTCACCCACGTCTCAAATGAGACGTTAGCCTTGATGCAAGCCATCAACCGTTTCTGCCCATCGAGCAATCTTCCAGTAACGCCAAAACGAATGTTGGACGCATTCAGTTGCCAGTTTCCGCTGGCCATACTCTTAGCGTAGAGGTCAATTCGATGGTTCGACGCAGGACGATTTACCCAGTTTTGTAAGAGCATTCTATTTGCAATTGCTGGGGTGATAAGTTCAATTCTAGCTGTCTGTTTCATTGTATTTATTGGGTTTGGGTTTTGCGCGTTTTACGAATGCGCGCCCCTCGGGTTTGCTGCTTTTACGAGAGCGTACTACTCCGGTTTGCTGCTTTTACGAGAGCGCGCCCCTCGAACTTGCTGTTTTTAATTTGCGTTTTAACTTGGCTTCTTTTGTGTCTGACTTTGTGCAAGCTTTGCACTTATTTAGATGGCCGTCGCTCATCCTTAGGTGGTGATAAAACTCAGTGAGGGGAAGTTTATTTCCGCATTTGAAACACGTTTTCATTAAAACGGAATATCGTCGTCAGCCAGATCAACAGGATCTGTCGCTTTCACTACCCGCCCTGGGACAACGGCCTTAGCGGCCAACCCCCGAGCGTTTGCCTTCATCCCGCGGTCCAAGGCACCAAGGATCGACCGGATCTTGGCTGGGTCTTGAGCGACGGTAGACTCCGGAGCGTTTGGATTATTGAGCCACTGCGCTTTCAGCGACTTCTTGCCATTCCAATCGTTCCATTCAATGACAACTTCCACCTCTTTGCCAGCAAACGGCACTCGGCCATCTGCCAAAGCGGCTGAATCCCAGTCCCAGTCAAAACAGCGCTTAAGCTGGTCCTGGGTGATCTGCCGGCCTTTGTCAGTGCTCAACGAGCCGAACCAAGTTATTTCTGTCCCGCTGTTGTCGCCCTGGCCGTGGTCGATGACCATGCCAATGACAACGCTCGGCTTGTCGTCCTTGGACAAATATACCCAGGACTTTGATTCTTTGACGATGGCCAAGTAGCGGCCAGGTTCCGTTGGTTTTGTGTATTCCATATTACTGTAGGGTTTTCAATTTTTCGATTCCGACTTTGATCCGGTCAGCAGGAAGCTGATCAACCGGTGTTTTCTGCCACTTGGCTTTGGCTTCTCCTTCGAGTTTGGCCGTGCTTAAGAGGGCGAGAAATTGTGCGCGGAGCTTGTCTGGCCGGTTGGCCTCGACTTCTGCCGCAAAGGTTGCGTAGTCCAACTCCATCACTTCAGAAAGGCCCAGGCGGTTCTTAGCGTCCCACCCTGGCGACCAGGTGGTGTGCAATACTCGACCGCCGCCAGTGACCTTCTCGTTATTGGAGCCGCGCTCCTTGGTCTTGTAGACCTCGTAAACCGCAAACAAACAGGCGTCTGGCCACTCGCGGAGAATTCCGGTGAATCCCTTGTGCCCCTTCATTTCGTAGCGATCCCATGTATTGCCGTCCGGCGCCGAGAACGTCTTGATCTGGACGTGCGAGAGCAAGATGATCCCAAACTTCTGGCGCTGCCGGAGCGTGTCCAGTTTGGCCAGGAGAAGGCTAAGCTCCTGCTCGGCGATCTTGTAGCCCTTGCCAAACCCGTAGTCCTCAACGCCGGCTTTCCCGTCGCGCTTGCAGATAAACTGGTGGATGCTGCGCTCAAGCCAGTCGGTTGTGTCCAGGACCAAGGTCTTGTACTCGCCGGCGTCCAGGGTGAGCGCCTCGACCATCGCCGTAGTGTCGGCATAGGTTTCAGGGCTGATCCTGGCAACGTGATCCAGACCGGTGAGGCCGTCCTCCTGGGAGATAAACAACGGGCTGGGCGCCCCTGCTCCGAACGTTGATTTGCCAATCCCTTCCGGACCGGAAAGAAGAACTCGAGGTGGGAGGCTTTCGCCGCCGCGTTTGATTTTAGTTAGAATGCTCATGGTTGTATTTATTTGCTGACAATGAAATGGCGCAGGAACGTTTCCGCGGCCAGGTGAAAGGCGGTGCCCAGGGCGAGGGCTTCTTCTGTCTCTCCGACCTTCATGGTGGGAGACTCGTATTTAAGGTAATGATACCGGCTGCACTTCCTCAGGGCCGTCAGCCGGCTATTAGTGAGGAGTTCTTTGGTGTTGGTCTCCTTCATCTCGAGCTCAGCGTGTTTTTCCGGCTTTGGAGCGTACCGGATGCCATCAACAGCCGACCGGCCTGAACAGAGCTCAAAGTACTCGCAGGTGCCGAACTGGGCGCAGGCGCTCGGGTTTCTGGGCCAAAGGTTCCGGCGGCGGAACCAAAGGATCTGCTGCGACAACGCCCAGGCGTCGTTCATGTACTCGAGCAGGTCGGAGTCGCTGCGTGCAATGTCACGCTGGACAAAGTAGTCCAGGGGCCGGTCACTGATCTCCTTAAACGTCCGGTCAAACAACTCCTGGGGCGTCTCCGGCCTTGAGAGAACAGCCCACCCGCGCTCAGTGTCCGCTGTCTGACGCCATTTTTTGCCGTCACTTGTGGTTATCCTGTTGCCGAACTGGTCCTGGACAATTTTGAGCCCGTTCTCGTCCAGGGTCGGCACCGAGCCGAGCTTGTATCCTGGTTTCCGGATAACGTCGTAGCAAACTTGGTTTGCGTCCAGGCCGCGGGCGCGGAGGCTCAATAGATATTTGGAAATTTGCGTGTCCATCACCAGCCTGGGCCAGTAGTTGCTGTCCGAGTCGATGCTGTCCGCGGTCGTCTTGTGCTCGAGCACCTTTATGGTGCCAGAACGCTTATTGCGGAGAACGCCGTCAATCTTGCCGGCCTCCAGGAAGGTCTTGGACGGCGACTCAGTCTCGGGATTAAGGAGCGGGAATGAGAATTCCGACTCGACCTCGAGGACGTCGTGTTCGTCCAGGATGTGCCGGAAGGAACGGGTCCAGCCCAGGAAGAGGGCTGCCGCCTTTGCGGTCGCTGCGTTGGCAATGTTAATGGTTGCCATGCCGGCATCGGCGGCGTCAGTGTACTGATTTGTCATTGGATGTATTTATTTGAATTTCCAGCTCAGTGATGCGGAGCTGAAGGCGCAGGTTTTCTTGAAGGAGCTCACGAATGCGCTCTTGTAGGAGGTCAATGAGGTGAGCGCTCATTATTTCGTGCCTCCAGGCCGCCGCACCGAGCGCGGAGGGATTTATTTTTTGCCGCTCTAGCGTTTGTCTGCGCCAGTTTTTCGGCTTTTGTGCGGTTTGGATTTTTTACCCGATTCCCGGAATAAATCCAACATTCCGTCATTCCGCCCATGCCGGCTGTTCGCGAGCCCATTATTTCCGAGCCTCCAGTGCTGCAAAGATGACAAGGATCCCGGTCGGCATTGTCAGCGCGGCCACAATGCAGGCCTCGACCGCGGACTCGGCAAAATGCGCCATGGCGCACCCGTCTGCCATCAGTAGTGCGACGCCCACCAGCAGCCAGACCGTGGCGGTGGTGCGCTGTGGGCGCGGGCGCAGGTGCGGATCCCCGAGTGGGATCCGGATCGTATCGCGGCCGACGTCGCCCCGGGGAGGGCGGGAATAGTGTGAGGTGCTCATTGTCTATAAAAGTTTGATAATGGTTTCGGCGACAGCGTCAAGCGTTCCGGCTCTCTTGAGCGCGGCAATTCGCTCGCAAAGATCGACGAACTCGCGCAGCCTGGCTATTTCCTGATCGTGCTCGGCCCCGACAAAAAAAGTGCGGATATCTTGTAGCTCTTTTTTTATGGCGGTCACTTCGGCGACGTATGCGATTTTGAATCCCTTCAAATTTGAGAGGTGATTCTTCATGTTTTCCCGGTGTTTTTCCATATCCCCGCCGATGCCATTGTACATTTCGTCGATTGTCGCCCGGGCGTCTTGTGCCATGAGTACTTGAGGCCTGGTTTCTCGTGGCATCTTGCCGATTTGCTCTGCAATTAAGACGGCTATGTCGTCAAAGCTGTAAACATCCTCTCCGTTGACAATCTTGGTTTTGATTTTGCTGTCGCTGTCGTGACTGCTCATTACGTTATTTTTCATACTATTTATCGTTTTGAAATCAGGTACCCCGCCCGCACCCCCGCAACGATCCGCTCGTCCTGAGCGGTCGTCAGCGACAACTGGCTGCCTCCGCCGTGCCATGTCTCAACGCTGGCCAGCTCGGCGAGCGTCCAGCCTGTGGCGACGCGGACCAGCGTGGCGTGGGTGATTTTGACCTTGTATTTGTAGGCCGACGGCAACTTTTGCCCAGACGCCACTACTACGCTGGCGCCCTTGCGAGCGCTAACTGGCAGTCCGAGTTTTGCGAGGGCCGCCTCGGACGCCTCCGCGCAGGCGGTGATCTCGCTGGCCCGGGTGTAGGTGTGGGCCGTTGCTTTGCCGTTAACCGCTAGTAAGGCGGCGGTAATGGCCGCTGCGTTAGAAGTCGTGATTTTGATTTTCATGTTTGGATTTGGTTAGAGGCGGGGGATAGAACCCCGCCAGGGGTGATTAGTTTACCGGAACAATCTGCGCATTCTTGTACCTGGATTCCGCCTGGTATTGTGCGAGAGCTTTGTGCGCCAGCACCAGGTTGCCGCAGTATGAAGTTGCGCCCCAGGTGTCATTGTCGCGGTCCTGGACCACAATTGCGTGGGTGTAGGTGCGGTTGGTTGTGCGCTTCGCGATTGTGCCGTCGGGGAGAGTAACTGTGATTTTCATGTTTGGATTTGGTTGTGGTTTCGTTGGCCGTACTGCGACCAACTGGAGCTATTAGAACCCACGGTTAGAATCTTGTGAAGCTTTTTTTATAAAAAAAAGTGCGCTGCGGTTAAACAGCGCACTTTCAGCCACTTAGTAGCTGTATGTCGTTCGTCCGTTGCGTCGTCGCTTCACCTTTCCGGACATTTTTCCACGCCCTTGGATGTTTTCAAAATTGGATTGGAACTTCGCTTTGTCCACCGGCCTGGGATCGTCTCCCTTTCCAGCGTGAGTTGAGTAGCATGGCCACTTGAATAGGTCTTCTTTCATTTGTCGTCCATTGGCTTTGGGTTCTTGCCTTTAAACAGCCCGCCAAGCTTGCTGTTCAGCTTCTTTTTAGTGCCGGCGTGAATGCGACTATTCCGGAGCTCCTGCTGGGTCTCAGTGATCGCAATGCAACGTTGAAGATGCGGGTTCTTGTGTTTCATAACTCGTTGTCTCTTTTAAGCTTAAAAGATGAAAGCATATGCCGAGCAAGCACATCTTTGCGTTGCGGGTTTGCCTTCTTTGCGTCTCCTCCAGCAGGCTCATGTGCATGAGCTCGAGGAGCTTCAGCTCGGCTCGCTGACGGGTTCTTCGTCGCCTGTCTGCTGTACTGGTTCTTGGCTTTCATTTTTCGGAGTGATTTTTTGAAGCACCGCGGTGGCAACCATGAGACGGAAAGACAACGTATTGAGAGCATTAAGAACATCAGCAATCACCTCTTGGTGGGTGACCTTCTCAAAGTCAATGGCGTTAATTGTTTGCGCAAATAGCTGCTCCATAGTCATTTGCTTAGGAGCTTCAGGCTGGGTTTCTTCGTTGGTTTCCATTTTATTTTCTAACTGAGCGACGTGCCGGAATTCGGGCAGGTTTGCCTGGCATCGTGATTTTCTTTTCGTCTGTCTTAACTTTTTTTGCGTCGGCGGCACCTTTGTCCTTTGTTGGTGATTTGTAGGGCTTTGCAGCTTCCAGGCCGATACGGATTTCCGGCGAGCCGGTGTTTAACGAAACGCCAGAGTGGGTCTTTTCGGGCGCCTGGTAGGACGCTTTACCAGGCGTCACGGGGGTTTTTTTAGGTGGGAATCTCATTTGTAATTCTCTTTTTCTGTTAACATTGTCTCAGCAAGCTTGAATGACTCTACAGAAGCGTCGGACGAGTCCCATCCGGCAGCAAGCAGGCCGGTAAGAGCTGCCGCCGCAAAGTAGTCCAGGATGCTCATGCCGCTGTTTGATCGCACCGCCGCATTGTCTCGGTCGCCAGGGTAAGCCTGGACAGGAAAAGCTGGGTAGATAGGTATTCGTTTCATTTATTAAAAAAGTCTGTTTAGCCAGAGCGTCCTGGCTCCAATCGGGTCGATCAGAGGTTTTCCGAGGCGCTCGTTGACATTATTATGCAGACGCACCGACCAGTCAAACAGACGAGTGTAGTCCGGCGGGTCGGCAGCCAGGAAGGCTTCCAGGTGCGCTTTGCACGGGCACCCGTCAAACGGGAGGTCTCCCATCCAGTCCAGGAGCCAATGGTGCATATACCTAGGTTTCCCTTCGTGCCGGAGCGCGTACAGGTGCAGCTCCGCCCAAAACCTCGGGCCGGCCAGCATGATTTGGCTCTTCCGGCTTTCGCCGCGGTCGTAGATGCGCTCAACCTCGTTGCCGGCGTTGATGACCCATTGGTTATGGGCGTCCCAATCAGTTGAGAATGACATTGCGACCGTTTTCTCGGTCAACATGGCCGCCTGGTGTTGGATATGGTACGGCGCCTTGGGATCGTCGCCAGGCTCCTCGAGCTTGGGATGATCGGTGTCAAATTTGGTGACTTCCTCGTCGGTGATCCCGTCGCGCTTACAAAGCCATGCTTCGACAAGCTCATGCAGGGCCACCAGGAGGGCGCTTTGGTCCTGGCCGCCGTAGTCTGGCGCCGTAATCTTCAGCGCGCCGTCTGGGAGCCATTCCCAGTCGCCGGCTGTAGGATAACGCATGGCCGACGCGTCGATGGTCTTAATCTCAATCCTCATTCGTTAAACACGCTGAGGTTGAGCTTCTCCATTTCCTTGATCTGCTCTCGCACCTGCTCAATGGCAGAGCTTTTTGACTCGAGGTAGTAACCTTCAACCTGCTCTGCGTTCTCTAAAGCGTGCGCAAACGCGTCTTCCATTGTGTCGCCCAGGCCGATAACAGCGCCTATCTCCGGCAGCCCACAGTCCTGGGGGATGCAATAAAAGCCGTCCTTGTTCTTGTAAACGTTCCGGAGCTTAACAAAATCCCGGATCTCGTCGGGGAATTTGACCTTCTGCCAATTCTGGTCCGCCCAGGACGAGTGGAGCATGATCTCGGCGCCATAAATGGCCGTCGGCTCAGGATCAACCACAACGCCGTTCGCTCCGTACCACATACACTCTGCCAGGTTGGAATACTGCTCCTGGTAGAGCTCGTTTGGAGGACTCGGAGCCCTGGCGCAGAAATCGATCATGTAGGGATCCATGTCTTTCCCGATCCGGATCTCGGTCGAGAAAAAGCCGCGGTATCCGTAAGCCTCGAAAACCGGCTTCATCGCCTCATTAAAGCGAGTTAAAGGTTCCGGAAGGTCGGCGTAGTTTTTGAAGACGGAGGCGAACCCGCAATCCTTGATCTCCAGGCCGGAGATGAGCGTATTCGGAAACTGGCCGTCGATTGTCCAGGCATCTGTCCCAAACTCAACGCGGTCGGGAAGGTCTTCCTCGACAATAAATTTGAGGTCATGCTTGAGCGGCCCGAGCTTGTACTCGACCTCGTCCAGTTTTGGCTCCACCTCTTCATACGAGGGCGCCTTGAATGTTTCAAAAGTGCCGCGGTACTTGTCGATCTTGACGTGAACGTCGTCGTGCTCCTTCAGGAAGGAGCGCAGGTTGTCCATGCCAGTGATTTCCCAATACTTGCCAACAGGCAGGCCGGTGCGCTCGATAATGCGCTTCATGCCGGCGCGGTCCAGTTCCATTTCCTCGCCCAGGCGAGAACCCCAGACAACCTTACCCATCCGGTCCAGCATTCGCTGCTCCCATCCAAAATAGATATCGGGGAAGCAGAAGAAATCGACGTCGTCAAAATGCGGGCCGTAGATGGAATCAACCAGCTCCAGGCCGTCCAACCCCTTGCCGATCCAGGCGGTGTTCAGCTTGGCAAAGGCGCACTCCCAGGGGCAATAATAGTAAACCTTTTTGAAGGTCTTGCTTAGTTTTAGCGCAAGTTCAACAAACAGGCCGTTGTCTACGACAAGACAGACTACGTCTTTTGGGTCTTTCATTTGCAGTTCCAGCGTTTAAGTGATGCGGCTTTACGGGTTGGGCGACCCTTTTCGTCTTTCATCGGACCGGGATTGCCGCTCATTCTAGCGCAGAATGAAGCCTTTCTGCCAGCGTCGGCCTTGGTCTTTGGGTGCGGCGCAGGCGCCTTCAAGTTGCTGCCAGTTGCCGCGTTGATTTTGGCTCGGCCCTTGGCTGTTAGCCCGGCGCCCCGGGAAACAGGAAGCTTATCTCCCTTCGATACAGATAGTTTTGGTGTTTTTGGCATATTATTCTTCGTCTTCTCCTTCAGCTTCTTTTCGCAGTTTTTCTGCCGCTTTGATTGCTTTTTCTTTTTCCATCAATTGCTTCATTAGCCCCTTATTGGGAGACTTAACGCCAGTGAGGTTTGCCTCATCGGCCTCGGACAAGAGTCGCACTGTTTCCCCTTTACGATCCACTTGGAACAAACCTCCAGCTTGGATGATGTCCAAAGAAAACTTGGCGGCGTCAGCGTAGTCCGCTGGCTCTGCTCCGCTCGTTGCCGCCCCGTACTTGCCAAACAATTCCTTCTCGTTAAACCACAGGGCAGCCTGCATATCGGCAATGGTAACAACAATCCCGGCTTGAGCAAGCCTAGCCTGAGCCTGCTCCATCGTTGTCTGCTGAAACGCCCGCTCGTTACTGGCCCGAGGTGCGCCAAGCGGCGTTGTGCGATCCTGCACCCAATTCTTGGCGGCTCTTCGTAATTCGGTTTTTCCCTTGAAGCTGCCAGTTCTGAATACTTTTTCAAGGTGCTCCGCAAACTCAAGCATCGCGCCGCTGTCTTCTAGTAATTTGTGGAATTCTTTTTTCGACCATCTGGGCGCGTCTTCTCCGTAAAGGTAGGGCTCTTCAACTCCTTTTTTAATGAGCACTCGGTCGGTATATTCCTTGCCTTTTTTGAGCGCCTGATTTCTGTTGTATTCCTCAATCAACGAGTCTTGAAACCGCTCAAATTGATGCCCTTCCTTGAGAGGATCATACTTAAATGAGCGACCAAGAATTCGATTCCACGTTCTGGTATACCAAAGGTCGGCGGTTAGCGTTGAGTAGTCGCCGTGGAGGTTATTAATGAAAGATCCGATCTTTGGCCCAAAGACCATAAACCCGGTCACCATTTGATTTTTGCCGCCCTCAACAGACAGCGGCTCCCCGTTGTAATACAGGGAGGTGTCTTGCTTCAGATTCTTGTTCCAATTTGCAACAGTGTCCGTTTTGAACAAAAGGGCTCGGAGCTGACTTGGGGTATGCCTTGTCAGCAACTCGTGCAATTTCAGTATGTTGTTTTCAATCGCGGCAGTTTTATCGCCGAATGTGCCATGCAGTGCGGTGACAATTTCTGGAAGGGTTTTGCCATTTTCTAACATTAGCGTTACCCGAGTTGCCATTTTGCCATTCTCGAAGACGTCGTTGCCCTGAGACGCAATCCCGAGAACCGCATCGAAAACAAGGCTCTTGTCTGCGTCGTGCTGGGGAGACCCAACCTCGAGCCACGGAAAGAGTTGCGAGTACATTCCCTTCATCCGCTTCAGGGCCGCGTCGTACCATCCAATTGCGTTTGGAGACTTTGGATTCAGCGCGGCCCTCGCCATGTGCTGCTGAACCTCGTCGGCCACAACTGACGAAATGATATCCATCGCCCTCGGGCTATAGTCTCCGGGCAGGATTACCCCATCACTGGCCGCTCGATTCTGCAACGCATGAATCATGTCCGGGACGGCTGTCTCCCGCTTGCCTGCAAGCGTGTACGTTGACCTCACGGGCAGGATTTCGGTTCCTGCCAACAGCGGACTGGCGCTCCGGGCCATTGGGTCTACCGGGTACAGCTTGTCCTTTATGTACTTGGCGTCGGAGTCACTGAGTCCGTACCGCTTGGCGTAGAGGGCTGGGTCGAAGATGTAGCCTTGCGCGGCTGCTGCCTTGGCGTAGTCGATAAGAAGGCTATCGATACTTCGTTGTAGTAAGGACTGTCCACCGGAAGTGGCTTGAAGCCAAACCGGGAGAACTCTCTGGTTGTCTCTTCCCTTGAATATTTTTTCAGTTTCATAAAGCTCTGAGGCTACAATTGTTTCGTATGATTGATCGATTGATGCTGATTTTTGGATTTCACTGAGCTTGCTGGCAAAGTCCTCGGTCCCAAAGTTGAGTGCCTTGATGCCCTTGCCGTCCGTTGTCGTAGAAACGTCTACGCCAACTTCTCTCGCTTTGTCAAAAGCCAACTTCAACTGGTCGTCGGTGAGCTTTGTAGAATGGATCAGGTATGCTGCCTGAGTGCCTTCTTTAAGGTCAATTGACGGCTTGTAGGTGATGCCAGCGTCTTGAGCAAAAGCAAGAGTTAGAAGCTGAGTGATTTGCTTTGCCTTGTCAAACGTAAGTTCAGGATGAACCAAATCAAAAGATGGTTCTACCTTCCCCTGCCACGTTCCTGCAATCGGCCTAATCTCCAGACCATCAAGGCCAAAGAAGTCTTTTAGTATCCCGTTGAAGCCATCGGATTTCAGAATGTCATGCACTGAGTCTCCAAGCTCTGCCATGCTGCGAATTCCAAGCGGATTGGCGGTGAATGGAGCAGGGGTTGCCTTTAGCGACACCTCTTCAAACGACCTGTTTAGCTTTTTGACTTGAGCTTTCCACGCGGCGTCTTCCGGGCTCATGTTCTGCATCTTTTCCGGGAACTGCGAGCGCATCTCTTCGATCTGGGTGTCGAGCGCGGCAACCTTTTCCGCATAGGCGGCCTTCTTTGCTTCAAATTCCGCCGTTTTTTCAGGCTTCTTTGCGTTCTTAGCCGCCTCGTCTGCCTTGGCAAGCAACTCAAGTTGGCGTTGTTTTTTAAGCTGCAATTCGCCCCATGTTTCAACTGCTGCCTTTTGGCCGGAAACCGTTTTAAGCTGATCTCTTAGCTCGGATGCCGTTCTGTAGGTGTAACCGTGCTCACCGGGCTTGGCTCCAATCACAACGCTGAACATCCCGCGTTCATCAGTGATGGTTTTGGGAAGCGGAGCAATTGACGCAAGAGCAGGCAGACGCTCTTCCTCTTTTGGCTCTATTTTTATGCCTTCCAGCGCCCCGGGAATATTTTCGTTGTCCGGCATAAACCGCACCTGAGCACCTTCAAGGGCTCCCGAGGCGCTGGGGTCGGTTAGGAATGGTTTAATTTCGTCGTATTTTTCACGACTGATGGAGCCATTCACCATTTTAGTAAACAGCTTTCGATTAAACGCCTTGATGTCATTGGCATCCGATGCATTTGCATAACGCATTGGCACATCGATGACAAAAATGGCCTCCTTTCCATCGGGGCCAAGCCCCGAAACCACATTTCCTTCGTGGGCATCTCGCAAAAATGTTTTTGCCTTTGGATTGTAGAATTCAAAAAGATTGCCTCTTACTATCCTGAAAAAGTTTCTTTGATTTAAATATGAATCAATTTGGTTAATTGATAACGGGTCTAAAATTTTGACGTAAGGCTGCTCCGTGACAACATACGCACCGGGATCAGATCCCGTTACCCTTCCAGTAACAAGGTCTGAAAAATTTCCCTGAACATTGGCTTCCGATTCCTTTGCTTGATCGTGGATTCCCTTAACGGTGATTTTTGTTTCAGGGAAAAACTCATTGTGCAGTCGAATTCGGTCGAAATAATCACCCCAGTTTTCTTCAAACATGGGAATATTTGTCCGCTTTTCAACTTTGCCATTTTCATTTCCAAGAATGACTTGATGCTCGGCCCCTGATTTATACCCCGACGCCCTCCACCTCTCGAGAAAGTCCCGATGATCCAAAAGCGCCCCGTGCTGGCGTGCTGCATCAACTAGACGGGTGTCTTGCGCTCGCTTTGCTGCCTCTGACGCACGGCGACTTTCAGTTTCTCCTCGAACCTGTTCTGATTCTGAATCCTTTCCTCTAACGGAACGCTCGAAAACACTTCCGAGATTCTCACTAGGTGCTCTCGACCCTTGTTTGTTTTGGCTGCTTCCTGCTCTACTAACCTCTCCCTCTCTGCTCTGTCTGGAATTAAGTATTCGTTCATATTCTTCTTTTTCGGCAAAATCGCCAGATTCTTTAGGATTACCATCAGGCATAAATCGAGCCTGACCGCCTTCCACAGAGGAGCGCATCTCGGGAGTAATGGCGACTTTCCAGATTTTGGGATTTTCTCCAATCTCTACAACTTCTCCACCTTCTCCGCGTCCCCGGTTGTTAAGCGCAACAACTGCGTGAGAACGGTTGGTGAACGTCATTGTTGGAGCGATATTTGGATTTCCTTGAATGACGTACTCTTTCTTGCCTTCAACCTCACCCGTTTCAACTTTAGCACCCCATTGCTTGACGTACTTGCCAATTTCATTTGGTAGGATTTTGTCGTAAAAGCCTGTCATGCCTTCGCCGCCAATATCAAGGTCTAATCCGTCAGCTTTTGCGTATGCCGTAACCGGATCTGATTGAGAATTGAGGTCAGCAATAAGCTTTTCTGCAAGTGGCTTCCCTATTGTGTCAGCTACCTCCTGAGCAGACAGTCCGGGTTTATTTATTACTGATACAGGAAGGTTTGATCCATCTGTGTTTTGGTATGCACTGACATGATACTTTCCGTCACCGTCATTTATTAGGTCAATGGCTGAGACATGTTTACTTAGGGAATACCGATCAGCTTGCGCTTCTCCTCCGGTCCAGCCAATCCAATTCTTGCCGTCAGCAACAGCTTTTTGAAGTGCGTGCTTGAATAGTTGAATGGGCCAATCTTTGCGGAATGGTGCGTCGGCAACGCCGTCTTGACGCATTGCTCCTGCGTTCATTAAGGCTGTCCATTCCTTGCGCTCTTCAGGTGTTGCCGCTTGCCCTTTTGCTTCAATTTCACGCACCCTATTATAATCGCGAAGTTGTTCATTTTTGTACCCTCTTTTCCTAGCCGCCTGATGCAGATCAGATTGCAACTCTTCAATCAGCCTGCCAGTTCCAAAGTCTTGAGTGCGCATATGCGCAACATAGTTTGGAACGTCTGGAAAGTGGCTTGAGCGAAACTCTCCAACTCCAACAACATCGCTTTCTCCCCTGCCATCAATTCTGGCTTGATCTAATGTGTCATAAGTGCCTTGTTCTCCATCAATAAATTCAACATCAAAAGATCCATCGTTTAATTTTTTAAATGAAGCAATTGGGTCAATTTCTGTTTTAGACGGCATTCTAAGAACAACCTCTTCGTAGTTTGTGCCGCCGGGAAGCTTGTATTTGGAGTATTGCGTCTCGTCTTCTCCGTACTCAGAATCGATTTGGTTGGTCTCAGAAACGAACTCTTCCGCTTCTGGTCTACTCATCCCAAACATTTCCATTGCAGATTTCTCTGCTTCCTCAATTGTGTTAAATTTTGCAGCGCCTCCCCACTCTTCAGCTTCAGAGTAGAACTCGCCTTCAAAGGACTTTGCTTCTCGCATCCTCTGCGTCTCAAACTTTGCAACGTAACCGTCTTTCAAGAACTGCTTAACGTCATCTTTCGTGACATATCCTTTCTCCGCCTGCGCTGCGTCAATAAACTGATTGATGCCGCTCCATTTCATTTCGTCAGGCTTCACGCCACTACCCTTCTGCGGGTCCAGAATGCCCCTTATTTGCTCCGCACTGGCCCGATTAGGCATCTTGTTTAATAGAACCCGTCCAGCCTTGCTGTAGAACCCGGGGGCGACCTTTGTAGGGTCTTCCTCACGCTCTGGCATGAAGCGAATGCCTGACGGGATTTTGCTAGATGCCCACATGCTCCCGCCTTGCGGATCTGGTCTGCCAGTTTCCGTATCAAATAATTTTTCTCTTCGTAATGTAGCCTGTTTTGATATTGGCTCTCCGTATAGTTTTGTTGCACCAATGCTTTGAGCATATTTTGCAATTTCTCGGTACAAAGCTTCTCCGTATCCTTGTTTTTCAAACCCGGAAGAATTGGCAGACAGCACCACCTTCAGGAGCTCTGGGTCATACGGATCTCTAGTGACAGTTGCGCTAGCCGCAACCTTGTTAGACATTTCCGGGTAAATGTAAATGTGCGTGTCTGGGTCTTCTTCAATTTCCTCAACTCTAGATTTGTATTTTGGCAACCTTGCCTTCATTACGTTCAGCTCTTCTTGAGTTGGTACGCGACGGTATTCATCTTCCAATTTCTCAGGTATAAACCGGACCTGCGCTTCTGCTGGCTGAACCGTTGCCTTGATTTCACCAGTGCCTTTTGGGTCGTACTTAGCAGAGACTGATCCCAAACCTTTTAGGATACTACCACCGAGCGCAGGACGCTGTTCTTCTTTAGCCTCCTGTTCGGGCATAAACCGGGCCTTGTACGGGATCGGGTACTTATACTCCGTGTTTGCGTTCTCTTCGGCAGCAGTGTGCGAATCAAGGCGGAATGATTTGATGATCTGGTCAAAGCTAGACTGTTTATCGAGCTTGCGTTCGGATCGGCTAAACTTGTTCCGGTCTAGGTCTGGAATAGACTCAACGTCGGGCACATTTGGATTTGGTGCGCCGAGCATCTTTTCGTAAATGGTTCGCTTGAGCTTTGCAACATTTGGGTCTGCATCGAGTCCCTGCCAGCCCGGGACACTTGCGTCGGGGTTCGCAAGGTTCGGAAGCAGCACCGTTCTAAACTCGTTCCAAAATTTTTGTGTGTCGCCGCCCCAAGGCTCAAACACTCCCTTGGCATATTTCTCATAAAGCCCAACCTTCCTACGAAGGTCGCTAATATCCCAAGCAGTTGTGTAAAAATTGCCAGCCTTTGAGAGGTGCAATTGCAATGGGACGATCTGCCGAATCTTTGGAGAAAACGCCTGATAGTTGCCTTTGTCATTCAACCGGGAGGCGTAATCGATATCAAGCACCGTCCCGTCGCCCCGAGTCATTAGGTCGTCGTACTTAAACAACAGTTCCTTCATTGAGGCTGGAACAATACTTTCAGGAAGTGCAGCAATTGCCGCACGCTGCGCTGGAGTCATTTTTCCAGTGTAGTGCAGGTCTTCATCATCTTTTCCCTGCCCGCCTTTGATCGCCCGGAACCGTCCCAGCTCAGATGGATCTCCAGCGTTATCGATGGCATCACGGACCATTTGCACCCGGCGCTTAATATGCGCTACGGTTTCCTTGTTTTTGCGTTCTTTTGGCTTCCCGGTGGCCTCGTCGTAAGCAATCTGACGTTCTACTTGTACTCGCCCACCGACCGGGACTTCGAGTCCAACTAATTCAGGATGTAATTCTCCAAATCCCCGTTCCTTGTTTGGAACATTATCCCCAGTCGTATCGTCTTGGTGATAAATCCAACTACCTTCAGATGCGTTGTTGTCAGTTAGGTTAACCGTCTGCACTACCTTACCATCTGCGTCCGTAACTACAGCCACTGGAATCGTCTCAAATTTCCCTGTGTCCTTAAAATACTTGTTAAGCAACTCTTTTGAGTTTTTTACGTCTTTTGGCGTAATGGGCGCAGCCACCGCTTCTCCCGGCTCTGCGTCAGTAAAGTCGCCGTCGTACTTCTTCATCTCCCGCTCGACGTTGCGTATCGCACGCATTACCTCAGGGCTGTACGTTGCGCCAACAAGCCCAGAAGTCCACTGTTTGTACACCGCTGGCCCTGCAATTGCGTACAAGTGATTCAACGCAGATTTGACGTTGTTGCTACTGACACGAGAAGCCAACCAGTTAATTCCTCGCTGCGCTGGAGACTCTGGGTCGCCAAAGAACCTTCCTGCGTGAGCTTCTGCGAGAGTTTCCTCCCGCATCAATTCAACAATCTTGTTCTTGTTAAAGTCGTTTGCCGCTTCATCCCAAACTCCAGCGGCTTCAGCGTAATCCTGAACTTGTTCTGCTGTCTTTCCTTCTAAATATTTTTTGTAAAATTTGCCAAACAGATCATCCCGGGACATTCCGGGCTCCGCAGGAGTGATTTGTCGCACATTGCCATTTTCATCAACAGCCTCTGTGCCGAATATTTTGTTGAACAAAGGTGCGATCCGCTTGCGGTATTCGTCCTTGCCAAACAAGCCGTGCCCAACAACTTCGTGAGCAAGGACGTTTGAGATAGCCTCCCCAGAAAGCTCTGCCTTTTTTAAAGCGTTTTCAACATTCACAAACACCGTATCTTTGGCAGGGTCCATCGTAAACCCGTCCTTGGCGGTGCCTTTCCCAATCATAATGCCGTCAGCGGTTGGATTCTTTTCTAACGCCTGCTCAATAGTCATTGGTGCTCCAACCCCATTGAAATTAGGGTTTTCCGTAATCATCTTGTCGATAATTTGGCTAGATGTAAGCAACTCAATGTTCATGTTGCTGTTAGGAGTCAGCACCCCGTTTATGAGGTTTGACACTTTCCCTAGCGACAATTTAATGCCATCCTCGAACGCTTGCCGGGCTTCCGGGGGCGCAACTATGTTTTCCTGATGGAGTCGATAAGCAAACTCGTAATCTGCTTTGGCCTTAGCCGCTTCAGGTGTATTTGCCCCGTTCACCATTTCGGCAAAATGCGTTTTCTGAGCCCGATCAAGGCGTTTTTCAGACTGCTTGATGACCTTGTCCCAGTTCAAATTTGTGACATTTTCTCGAGATTCTGGGCTTAACCCAAGCATAACCCTTTGAGCCTGTCGCATCTCTGCGTCTCGGTTCATTTTGTTGCGAATCGGATCATTCCCTACTAATCCTCCGAGAACCTGCCCGTGAATAAATCCATAGGTCGCAAACTCAGCCCACATTTGTGCAAACTCTTGAGCGTCCTTGTCTTCAAGTACTCCCATTGCAACCATCATTGGCAGCATTGACACGTTGTGTTGCACAAAGACGTTTGCGTTTTTTTCAATAAAATCCAACGCTTTGCCGCCACCAGCTTTTTGCGACCAGTTCAAAAATCGTTGCACCTCAGGAGATGCTGATTCCATTTTTTCTAACGCCTCAAAGCGGCCCAATTCAGCGCCGGATAACCTTCCAGCTTTAAGTAGCTGCTGCCCAAGGCGAGGCGCAGCCGCAATCGCCTTACCAGCAAGCTGAATTCCAAGCCCAGTTCCTGCGCCTTTTAACGCCCCGGCCAGCGGATCATCAGACGCCAATGCACCAGCGCCAGCGCCAAGTAGAGTCGACCCGGCATATTTTACAGGTTTTGGAAGGCTTTCAAAGGCTGTTTTAGACCGATCAATGGTGTCTGCAATGTTGCCAAGTGGCTTTTCGAGCCACCCGGGCTGCTCTCGGGCAATTGCCTCCGCTTCACGCTGCGCTTGCAGTGCCGCGCTATCAGCGGCGTACATAACATTGCGAGCCTCACCAGTCTTTCCAGCCGCTCTCAACCCTCGACCTATTTGCTGACCTAACATGCTCAAATCTCGCACAACTGCCCCGCCCAACCCAAACACGTTTAATGGCGATGTCATGGCAATTGCGCCAACTTGTTCAGGGTCTTCCCGTAGACGATTGGCTTCTTTTATTTGAGCTTGCACCCCAGTTTCAGCGGCTGCTTCTGCTTGCAATCGACGGTTAGCCCTCGCTGCTTCAATATTGCCTCCAAATCCAAAAACAGCGTCTTCTGCTGGGGGCATCAACTTTTCAACAACATCAACCCAGTATTTTTTAACGGCAGGATCTTGCCACAGGTCATCAATTGTTCTGGCCAAAACAGCGGGATTTTTTTCCCTCTGCATGTGGTCGATATACTTTGCATTCATCCGAGTTGCAAAGTTCTTCCTAGCTTGATCCATTGCTGGAGCAGCCGCAGCTTCACGCAATGCAGCTTCTTGCTCCATAGAGATGGCAGGAGCAATTGATGGGTCTGCTAGAGTCCCTTCCGCAGTGGCTTTAGCAATGCCAACCTTAGCCTTGTCCCAAAGCATAGCTCTACCTTCAGAAAAATCCTTTGTTGCCTTTAAAAGGTCTTCTCTAGCCATCAAAAGGGCATCGCCAAACACCCGAGCGGACCGATACGTTTTGTCTCGGAGCGACAATTCAGCGTCTCGGATTTGCTGTTCGTTTAGTCCCTTTTTTTGCTCTTCAGTGAGCGTTTTGCCTTTCCCGAAATCTTCAGGGCTACCGACATACACTGCGCCTGTAAGAGCATCCTTTGCTAGCCTGCCAGCGCCAGCAGCAAGAGGAGGCAAAGACGCCAACATTCCAACCCCGGCCTTCCCTGCGTCTGCAATTAAATCAAACGCACTTGTATCCTTGTTCCACCTGTAATCGAACAGAGACTGCAACTGCACAGGGTTTTCGGCCATGTTGTACCAAGGAACTGTCTTGTGTAGCTCCTCAAGGTCGTGCGGGTCGGTGATTCCTTTGAACACCGTTTCCGTAATCCCCTTGCGGGTGTTAGGATCAGTGATTCCAGCGTATGCATTAAACTTGCCTGTTGGGCCAACCGGGACTGGGGCAAACTGCCCAGAGCCGAGTGCTCCGCTGCCAATCAACGAAGACTGTTCTGGAGGCGCAGTGCTGCCGACCATTTCGGGACGAAACATCTCGCCGCCACCAGACAGCGTGCCACCAGAAGTCTGCATTCCGGGGGATTCCCCCTTGAATGCAGCTAGAATTTCTTCATCAGAAATGCCTTTTGCCTCTTCCTTGCTGTAAATAGGCTGACTGACAGATGGCTGTTCTCCCTTAAACGCAGCCAGAATTTCTTCGTCTGAAATCTTTGGAGTTTCAGCCATAAATTACTCTTTTGAGGAAGTATTCCATCCGCCATCAGCGTTCCATCCGTTCTCAAACTGTGATGGCGCAGGTGCAGAGAAATACGAAGCGTGAAACCCGGGCACTTTGAAGTATGTCAGGGATCCAAAAGCTTCCTTTTTGGGGTGTTTTAACTCATCAAGGTTCGGAGGGATAAAGCTGTTGTTTTTCAACGCAATGTAATCTTTAACAATCGGGTTTAGTTTCAAAAATTGCTCACGTTTATCTTTGGGCATTTCCCCCTTTAAAGTGCCAGTTGCGTCATCAAAATACTCACCTTTCAATTTTGCGTGCTCAATCAATGCTTGCTCTAGATCTTTCCCTCCGAGTTGCTCTTTCAAGAACTCCTTTGTCTTCAGTAGCGGATATTTTACAGGCAACTTGATAGGCGAAATGTTTGGGTTTTCGCTTTTCAAAATAGACTCAATATTTGTCAACTGAGCGTTCACCTGATCCGCAGACGTGTTGTAAGTGTTAAGCATCAAATCTTGCATTGTGCGGACATCACGTTCATCAAGCGTAGCCCCAGAGTTCCAAAATTGCACTTTTTTGGCAATGCTCTGCCATCCGCTCAAACCTGAAAATGCGTGTTTTGTTTCTTTGAATTGGGCTTCGGTAGGAGCTTTTCCAGAAGCAAATTGAGCAAACAAATCCATCATTTCTTGATGGACTGCCCCCAATGATGCTTCAGCATTATTTTTACGAGCAATTTTATCTTCCGCCACGGCTGTAAGCATGCGCTGCATTGCGTCTTTACGAGTGTCCATCAACTTTGATGTCGGATGCCTTTCGTAATTATTTGCCATTGCCGTCACTTTGGCTTCTCGGGAAATATCAAGGCGCTGCTGTTTCAATCCTTGAGTTGCAGCATGTTCTTCAACGGTGCGAATTTCGGCCCTGCGTTCTTTTGTCACATCTATGTAATCAACGTGAAAATAAGGAACTTGCGTGGTCGGATCTTTGGACACCGCCATAACCTCTCCAAAAGGATATTTCCTGTTGAATGTAAGCGCCTGAAGATTTGCTAAATCTTTTCTTTCTGGATAACGAGTCAGCATGTCTCGCTGATTAACTTTTTGAATGTCTGGTACTCTAGCCAAGGCCCCTTTTGGTTTTGAGTCTTCAGGCTGAAGTGATGGCTCTCCTAACATTCCCAATGCAGGCAGATATTTAACGGCATCAGTCTGGGAATTGTCTTTTTCCCCGGCAGGAGTTCCAAGTGCAGGAAGCTCTTCTTTTTTTGATTCTTCTTTTGGTTTTGGAGGTTCAAAAGTTGGTAGTGGCAAGCTTGAAAGCCTTCCCTTTTTGATAATTTCAGCCTCTTGCTCTGCTGGCGTTAATTCAACAGGAACCGCAATAGGAGCCGCCACAGGAATAACTTTAGGCGGAGCCGCTGTGGAAGCCACAGGAACAACCTTAGGTGGAGCGGCGATAGGAGCAACTGAAAGCGACATTGCAGGCCCACCCGTTGGGGCTCCGTTTAATGTCATTGTTGGCATGCTTGGAATAAGAGGAGAAGCAGTGGCAATGCCTTGCAGTGCTCCAACTTGGTCAGTAGAAGATGCCTGCGGGAGCGGGAGCGGGTCAAGTGTGGGGGCAATGCGTGTGTTGGTTGCTCCAGTTGATGCATCACCTTGATCGCCTTCATCACCCCCAGCCCCAATAACCGGGTCTAAAGAAAACTGTTGCTTTCCTTTCCCAGAAGAAACAGCGTCCACCCGGGCCATCGCCTCTTTGTGCATGTCCTCGTTTCGCTTTTCTTGAGCCGCCTGTTTCTGCTCTTGTAAAGCTTGCTGTCTCTCAGCTAACGCTGTCCTTTTGGCGTCTTTCTCTGCCGCATATCTGGCGCTGATTCCAGCCCCAATGGACTTGATTGCGCTCTCGATCCCTTGAGCAATGTAAGGCTTGCCTTCAGGAACCACCCATTGAGCACCTGCACTAATTTGAATTGGATTCTGACCAAATGACAACGGACGAATACCTGCCAGCGCATTATAATTAATGTTTGGCGTGGCTAATTGAATTGGAATTCCAGCGGTGTCGTAAAACAAAGGCATACTAAGAGCCCCCAAAGGAGATTTGACCTAAATTCGGGACTTGAAATTGTTTCACCTCGGGCGGGGTTGCCGTCATTTGGTTTGCCGCCCGGGCAGCTTGTGGGCCTTGAGACACTTGAGCTGCTTGCGGTGACATTCTTGGCGATTGGGTTGTAGCAGCGGGGGAAACGGGCGCTGCTGCCGCTCCGGGTGCTTTAAGCACGCTCGCGTTGGTTATGCCCTGAGGGGCAGAATATGCCGTTGGCTGCTGCACTGCTGGTGTTACTGAAGCGGAAGTAGAAGGTGATGCAGATGGCGCTGGAAGCCCTTGTGCAGGCTCTGTCTTTACTGGGTGAGCATCTCCATACGCTTTGGTGAAATCACCGTAGCTCTGTCCTTTTGCGGGGGGAGGAGCGTCAGAGTGAGCCGCAGCAAACTCACGATTTTTTGTAAAATCCGAGCCAAAAGTAGCATTTAAAAAGTTGGTTCCACCTATTTTTTCAATAAAGTCAGGGTTTTTAAATTTTCCGCCCATAATTAAGATCCTCCAAAGGTTAAGCCCGAAATGCTCGGGAGACGAAAGTTGCTCTGCTCTTGCGCTTGTTGTGTAAGAAAAGCTCCACCGCCACCCGGCTTATTATAAACTGGAGCATTTTTTACTGCTTTTGTCATGGAAGTTGGTGCGCTAAAATTAGTTGGCGACCCATCGCTCGTAGACATTGGTCCCACAGCTTGCATTGGTCCCACAGCTTGACTAGCTGTTGTATCTGGAGCAGTTGCCGTAACTGGTCCGCCAAGGGTAGCCTGCCCAACAATGTTTGGATGCTGAATGTCATAAAGTTTTTTTGCCTGAACGTCAGAGGCTGCTTTTGCTTGAGCATCCGCATTAGCTGCGGCCAAGCTATTTGCCTTCATTAAGTTAAGCCCTACGCCCGCAGAAACAAGTCCAATTGGCCCCATGAACGGGGCAGTGGCAACCAGTACTGGAGCAAGTTCTTTTGGAACCGCTTTAGTAAATTCTTTTGGAACAGCCTTGGCTATTTCATTGGGAATCATTTTTGCAACGGCACGAAATCCAGATGACAACCAGCTCATATTATATTCCTCCAAAAGTTACTCCAGTCGTGCGGGGCATCTGGAATTGTGATTGCTTAGAATTGGGCATAGCTGGGTTTACTGGGCTCAAGTTGCTTCCAGCAAGATTGGCCGCAGTCCGGGGTAGATAGTATGCCGCTGCGCTTAAATTAGATAGCTTGGCTTGATTTAAGGCATTAACGTCAATTGCGCCACCAGTAATGGCGGACCCAGCCATTCCCGCCTGAGCTGCCGCCGCCTGTGAGGCAGTAGAATCTTTTGCCTTCTGATAAGCCTGCGCTCGAAGGAGGCTTTGTTGCGCCTGAGAATTACTCTGGTTCATGCCTAGCTGCGCTGCGTTATTTTGAGCGTCAATCATGGCTCTGCGCTGGGCTTCCGCTGCATCCTGCGCTGCTGCCCCCTGTTGTTGGCGCATCAATTCAATCTGCGCGATCATCGGAGTGTAATCAGGAGGTGGTGGTGCTGAGTAATGTGATCCGCCCATAATTTGTTATTTCTTAAATAGCCCGGGATTGCCAGCAAATCCTCCTGCAATTGACCCTGCCGCGCCAATACCAGCCCCAACAAGAGCATTGCTTTGATCTGCGTTATGCTGCGCCCCTTGGAGCATAGCCTGTTGGTAGTTCTGCCAGTCTTTTTTGTTAGCTTCCGCCGCTTGATTGGTAGAAGACATCATCTGATTAATCCAGTCTGTCGTTGTCTGAGCAGCGCCTTGCGTGCGCCCCAGCATCGCTTCTTGAAATCCAGCCCGCTGTTGCATTCCCTGAGCTTTAGCGGCCTGCTGTGCGCCCAGAATCGAACCAACATCAATGCCTGCGGTGGGTGCTGGATTGCCACCAAGATAAGCTTGCGCCCGATCTAGATTTGCCCGTCGCATTGCCATCCCTTCGAGCGTTCCAGCGTCGTAGAGCGCCGACTTGCCAACCGTGGAATCAGCCATCCCAGAACCAAGATATTTGGCTAACCCCGCACGTTTTGCCCATTGATCCATTTGTTTCTGCCAGTTCCCGGGCGAGAGGTCTTCCTGCATTGCGGCTGGCAGTGACTGGCGCAACGCTGCCATTTCTGGGTTGGTCTGCTTTTCAAGCTCCTTCGACTTAAAGGAGTTAATTGCAGCAATTTCGCCAGCTTGCGTTGACATGCCATCCTGCCCCCAGATGTCAGGAGTCCAGCTTTCCAAAGGCATGTTAGCAGCAAAGCCAAGCAGCCTGTTTTGTTGGGCCATCTGTTGGGTGCCCAGAGCCGACTGCATGCCAAGTTGCGCCGCCGAAAGGGCAGGATCTGGGCGAGTGATAAAAGCTGAAGGGTCAACGGAAGATCCCATAGTTTTAAAAGGTAGGATAGTACAATTCTCTGTTAAGTCTAGTTAATCCAAGTTTTTTCATTATGTCTTCTGAAAAATTGCCGATTCCATTGTTGTTGTTGGACGGAACTGCAATGTAGCCCGGATTGCCTGATAGTTGAGAGTGTGTTTTCCAGTCATTCATCACCTGAACAACGTCCCTTGGCTTAGTGTGTTCAGGGTGGAACGCTGGGTATGCTGTTGGGATAAAGACCTGATCAATGTATCCAAACAAGCGCCCATTTTTGTAATTTGCATAAACCACAATGTTTGGATGTGGCGTTATGACGTGGTTAAACGATTTTGCAAACTCTTGAAGTTCAGAGAATTCAGGAGTTCCGTCTTGTGTTTTTCTGTAATGGATGGAATTTATCATTTTATGGGAATAATTGAACACTTACCGTTTCGTCAGCGATAGAAATGTTCTTGGTTGCTTCGTAAGCTATGACTTGCGCCCGTTGTGTGGAATTTCCGCAAACTACGCACGGGACACACCCAGAGCCAACGCCACTTATTAGCGGAATACTGGAATACAAGGGGATAATTCCATCATTGCCATATGGAGAGACAAATTTGTTTGGAAAAACCGAAACCGCCGTTGATGCCGATTTAATGGATGGCATATTATGCGATTGGAGGGTGAAGCGCCCTATATTGTTGCGCAGCCAACTGCGCTTCTGCTGTTGCTTTTGCAAGCGCAATAGCGTCAGCGTCAGCCTGTGAAATGTACGACGTTGCTGTAGCGGTGGCTGTGGCAACGGCATTTCCGCGCCTCCCCGAAATGGCACCGACTTGAACGGAGGCTGTTTTTGTAGCGGTCCAAACCATCCTTTGGCTGTTTGGATTTTCTTGCGGGGCAGGAGCCAGTGAAACCAGTGTTGTTGCCCCCGTTTCGCCTAAAACACAGAATTGCGTCTCGTTGAAAGTTACCTGACCAGTAGAGCGGTCTTGGAACGGATCTTGATACATGCGAAGGGCCTCGACACCAAGGCCGCCGCACCACTCGATTAAAAGCGAAAACGCCTTGTCAATATTAAGCAAAAAGTTGCTTTCGCAGCTCTTTTCCGTTGAATTTGGTTGCACGGATTCCGTGATAAGCCTGCGGTGTTGAGTTTGAAGAAACCCAAATTTATCAATGTTATTTGATTCGTAGCTTGTCTCGTACTCGTAACCTTCCGTGGCGGCTAAGATGCGAGTGCTTAAAATAGGTTGGTAAGTACCCTTGCTGCCTCTGTAACTAATCTTAACGTCAACAGTCCCTGCAATTTGACCGCAATCAACTTCAGCGTAGGCCAACTGCTTTAAGTCCATGCTGTCTCCGAGCAGCGCTGTTTCCATCTGGCAGTAAATTCGATTCACCAAAGTGGTTGTGCTGCCATCCTCGTTGATATTTAGGTAAGTGTCATACCTTTCTGGCACAAATGCTTCCCAAAGGTGGATGTGCGAGCCGTCGTTTGTACGCCCGTAATCTACCGAAAACGCAAAGATCCTCGGCGCACTCGTGACAACCCCAGAAACCCACTCAATAGGGCGAATCCCTGTCCAGACTCCGGCCCAAGCAGGGTTCCTAGCTTGGTTCCACTCGGCGGCGGCGGCATAATCGAGCATCATCGTTACCGAGTTGACGGGCTCAAGGTAAGGTATTGAGCAAAGTAGGTAATTTTCAAACGAGGCAGAACAAATGCCAGACAAGTTGGACGACATAAGCCGTTTGGCCTTTGCCATCTCCACATCCTTGTACAGCACCTGCGACGAAAGATAACTGCTAGCGGCAACGTCCGCGCTTACAAGCCCACCTTGCGAGTACCACCACATCATCCCGGCTTGGAACGCAATGCTTTTCCCAGCAATGCACCCCACAGTGGGGTAGAGGACGTTCTGAAAGTTCGCGGTAGTCGCCCACTGCGCTCGGTCAAGAATCCCAGACGCTAGCGAATAGGTTGAACGGTCAGTCCAGACGTAGAGTCGAGAGTCGTTATTCTGCCCGACATAGTCCTGCATGGCGGTAATTCTACGCGGGACCGAAAAATCACCTCTACCCGATCCAATCGTGCGTTCAATCCAACTGAGGGGATCGCCAAGATCTGACGCTGAAATAATATTTCCAGACGCAACCCAAAGGCGGTTTCCGGAAAATGCCATCCAATAGCCGATTGGAATGTCTTTTAATTGCGTTCCAGTTTGGTCTGAGCCATCCCAAACACCAGCATATCGCACTCCATCTTGAACAACGATAATTCGATGCGCGGGCGTGATTGAGAAGTCGCCGCCAGACGAGATGGTTGCTGTCTTGGTAGCAGTTACGAAATTGACCCGTTCAACATTAGGGTCTAAAGAGATGCCTGCCAGCAGGTAGTCGTTCCAGTTCTTGGGCTGAACCAGCGGGAATGGGCAGTAATAAACCTTGCCATCGACGGAAAACACAATGTAGGGCAACTCGGACTCCTCAGACTGACCACCTTCAGGCGTGTAGATTGTAGCGACCTGCGAAATCTCTACACCATAAAGATTTGTGTACGTTGAACTCGCCTTGTACTGCTTGTTGGAATTAAAAAGTATTCCGCCTTGGAAGTTGCCACTTGGAAGCGAAAGCCGCATGGCAAACCCCGGGCGAGTTTGAACAATACCTCCGCGAACGGTAACATTTTGCCCCCATTTAAACTGGTCCTCTGGCAGGGTCCACGGGTTGCGAACTGAGTTAACTCCATGCGTCCACCCAGCGGAAACCTTATTGAGCCGCCCAGAAGTAATATTTGGGCTTTTCATACTAGAACATTACGCAATCGGTTCCATCTCCGTATGTTATGTTGTTTATCTGCGGAGGTTGCATGGCATGCCCGTCCATTGAATCGCTTTCGCTGCGCAAATACATAACGGATGCCTGCCAATACTTTTGCGCTTGATCAAGAAAGTCTTTGTCTTCCAAATCAACCGCATGAACGCCAGCAATAATTGCGCGGGCGTTTTCAAGCGGAATGTAGTCGTAAACACTCGTGATTTCAGGGCACTTTACGCGATAAATCAAGCGAACCCACGCGGATTGCTGGCCAATGCGAATGCGCCGATACTTTGGGTTGGTCTCGGACGGGTGATACTGCCCGATCAGCGCCATATCGTTTGAGCGCCCATAATCAAAAGCGTAGAGCGAAACATAGCCAATCGTTAGTGGCTTTTCAATGTGTTGCACTGACTTCACTAAAATTGGATCAAGGATGGAATCGATGTAGAAAATGGAATCGATAGTGTCCCCAGTGCTCAGAAAGTCTATTCTTCCAGTGATGCTGGATGTTGTGGTTGCATGTGGCTTGGTGTCATACAGCTCCACAAAATTATCTCCAATAGCCCGGGCGTAATAAGTCGAAGAGTCAGACAATGGAACGGGAAGCGTGTCGCCCTGATTTGCCCGAACCAGAACTTGATCCCCCGTGTTTAAAATAGAATTTCCTGCAATTACTGCCGTGGATGGCTCGACTGTAAAATCGCGAGAAATATCAAGCGACAAATACCCCTCGCCAAGATTAGTAAAAACAATCGGCGTTCCGTTTTGTAAGGTTATTGAAACTTTTCCCTTTATTACAGACAACAAGTATACAGTCGATGCACTCAAAGGCGCAGGCAATACTCCCGTGGTTGAAGAAAACTTCACCCTCATGCCCGATAACAGGTAAGTCAAGTACGATGGGATAATTTCGTTGTTTGCAACTATTCCACCACTGCGAGCGCCATAAGCGTAATACGCTTGCCCAGCTCCAAGTTCTTGGACTTGCAATAAGACAGTGGCACCAGAATCCGTGTAAACTCCTGCGCTAAAATTACTTACTGCCTTTAGGTAATACGTTTGCGCTACACTTGATGGTGGTGAAGTTATTGGCAACTCGTAATCTGTTTGCAACCTTACTGGAAGGACAGTGGTGATTGCAGAAAAGTCTCCATTCCAATAATTAGTAAATCCAATCGCGAATGTTCTGGAAATAACCAAGTACAAAGTGCCACTTCCAGTTGACGTTACGTTTACGTCCGTAAAATCAGCATTTTTGACGGTGAACGAGTTTCCAGAAGACGGATTTTCAGCCCGATACGACTGCCCCTGCACGAGAGGAATCGGAAGCGTTCCAGTGGACGAGAATTGAATAAAAACACCAGTGGACGGCAACACGGAAACCGTAGGCGCTGTAGTATATCCTGTGCCTTCAGTAACGACATTTACATTTGTCACAACGCCAGTGTATTCAAACGAGAATGTTGCCCCTCCTCCCCCTGCGGGAGAGAAAGAAATTTGCGGGTTACTGTAGCCGTATCCGTAATTAGTGATTGTTATTCCCGTGATCTTTCCAGCGGAGACGGCGACTGACGCAGTTGCGCCAGTTCCAGTTCCGCTAGATCCGTCCGTGATGAGAGCGGTCAAAGAAGACGAATATCCAGAACCCTGCGTAAGTACGTTAATTTTACCGATCCCAAATTGATCCAGCACCGCAGTTGCGCTAGCGCCTGTTCCGCCTCCGCCAGAGATGTTGACGGCAGGGACGTTCTGGTATCCAGATCCGCCATTTTCAACAACGTACTCGGATACAAATGACGTTGTGATGGTGCTAGATGCCGTTGCCGTTTTAGGAAGGCTGCTTGAGAACGTAATTGCGGGCGTTGAGCCTCCTGTCATCACGCTAATCGACGTTATTGTCACCCCCGTTGGAGGCGTAATTACAATTGTATCGTTGGATGTTGGAGAAACGGCGGCGGAATAACCTCCAACCGTAATTAAAGGAGCCAAACCAGCGGCAACTGTGGAAACGGACGGGGCAGCGGGGGTATTGGTAAATGTAGCAGACAACAAATTTGTAGCTAACCCATTGACTGTAAGTGAAGTTACGGTTGCGTTTTGTACGCCCGGGCTAGCAATTGTGAGCTGCGGCTTTAGCTGCTGCGGGGCGCTAATGGTCACTCGTGGCGGATACAGGTAGCCCTGTCCTGACGAAGTGATGTTAATCCCGTTTACAGAACCCGTAATAGAGTTTACGGACAAAGAAGCCGCTGCATCCGATCCATATGGCAAAAGTGTAACTCCAGTGATTGTGCCGCTTCCATTGAGAACCAAGGACGCTTTTGCGTGGAATCCGCCAGTCGAAAGACCACCAATAAAAACAACCTTTGGTAAATTTGCGACCGTGTAGCCCAATCCGCCGCTGTTAATTTGTATTGAAGCCACATAACTAAATCCAGTGGCTACGTCAGTGCCAAGGATTGCTTGGAGCGATGCCGCTGTCGTATATGTGCCGCCCACAAGAGACAAATTTGGAGCGGCTGCGTACTTGTATCCTCCAATGTCTGAAATTGTGGCCGTTGCCGTTGTGTAGCCTGCGCCCCCAGTCACCAACGTCATCAACGTGATTGGCCCGGAAACGCGAGCTGTGATAAGAGCACCTGACCCAGTTGCAGGCGGAAGCGTCAAACCAGAAACGGAAATGTTATTTTTAGTTCCGGGCGATGCTGTTGCCGTTAAAAGTTTAGCAATACTGTTCTGGCCAGACCCCGCCGTAGTCAACGCAATTGGGCTAGACCCACTCAGTGCATCCGAGTAACTGTTATGTAATGTAACCGCTGGAAGTAATTCATCTGGCAACACATACACATAATAATTCTGGCCAATAATTAACGGCTGAGGAAGGGTGCCTCCAGCAGTATTTGCTTGAACTATGTCCCCAGAGGAGTAATTTGGGTCGGACGTAAAAACCAATTTAGTTTGAGGACTAAATGGCTTGCGAATGTAAGTCGTCAAGTCGCTCGATGAGCCAGATAAATAAATTGGATTTGTAGAATTTTGAGCATCACGGAGCGAAGCGTAAACCTGCAAATTTACAACAGCACTTGATCCAGAGTCAACTTGCTGGGCAAAATAAGTTGTATTTATTTGCAATGGAACTGGAAGCGGATTTGCCCCACGAATTGCAAATGTAACTTCGTTGGGAGAGTCAATCGGCACTGGAGGAACGCCATCTTTTAGCGTGACAACCGTAGAAAGCTGGGTTGGACGAGAGTCCGTAAGGTTTATCCCAGTTGAGCCAACAATAGACGACATCTTGTACGGGTTTGTCCCGTATTGAGCGTCCAACTCGTTGTCGTAAAGCTCAACTTCAGTGCTGGATATCACTCCAGTGTAGTACTTTTGCTTGTCCTCAAGGCCCGCTGGCATTGTGCCTGTAGCAGTTAGCTGAACAGACTGCCCAGAGGATAGCTGGTGCGGGGTGCTGGAAAGTAGCGTGGTAATTGGATCAACAGCAACTGACCGAGTTGTGATCGTCACGCCATCGGGCTGGATTGTCCCGTAAGGAAAGTCGCTTTGCGCCCGGACGGTGACCAACAGTCCGTCAACGGTTGTCCCGTCTCCTAATTGCGCCCGCAATTCGCGGTTGTTGCCGTCGGTTCCAATTACCCGGATAACTTTCCCTGCATCGGCTTCATGTTCAGCAACCGCAACAAGCTGGGACGGCTGACGAATATCCATTTGAGTCGCCACCATCCCCCGGTCGTCCCATGCCCACCCGACAGGGTTGTACATGCCCCCTTTGTTGATATTGTACTGAAAAAGCCGCCCCCTAAAGTACATTGGAGACCCATCAACATTGACTGCCAGAGGTACTTCTATGCCTCTTGGCAGGGTTATTGTCTGCCCGTCCCATCCTGAACATACATCGACCTCAGCGTTCGTATGAAAATAGTGCCCACTCTGCATGAGCACCTGAACAGCTTGCGTCAATTTCCGGAAAGCCTTGGGTTTGTCTGTGGTCCCGAGGATCTCAAGAATTTCGTCGATGATTTGGGAGACAAACATGGGCGATTATCGGGACTTCAAGTTGCCTTCTTCCATCATTGAGCGCAGAAAATCTTCATCTTCGGGAGCCGCTCCACCGGGAGGCATTTCTCCGCCCATGTCGCCGCCCATGTCAGGAGGCATTTCTCCACCCCCGGGAGGCGCTCCTGCGGCCTGTTGGTTGACCTCTTTGGCAAGCTGATCGAGGCCGCTGGCCAACTGCATCACAATTTGATGCATGGTATCAAAGGCGGCTTTTGGGAGATTGATCATTACATCCCCGCCGGGTCCGCCGGGTCCGCCGGGAGGCATTGAGGGATCGCCGCCTCCGTAAGAAGGTGATGGCATGGAGCTTGGGTCGTTAGGAGGCATTGTTTTGTCGGTGGCCATAATGGTTGTGTGTAAAAGTCAAAATTTTCCTAAAAAAATTACCATTGAAGTGGCGTCATGTACAACCAATTCATTCTGGTACATCTGCCCTCGTGCCGAATGTAATCTAAGACGTAATCAGGCAACACTATGCCTTCCGGGAGCCTTGGAATTGTCTTATTCCAGTCGTCTACAATGTTGATGATCCTGTGGGTTCGCTGAAATCTAGCTATCAGCTCGTTTGTGACGCCCATCCTAAAACAATCGTGCATTTCTACAGTGATTGTAGCCCTCGATAAGTCCGGGGCTTCTGCCGGGTTTAGTAAGTCAGCCTCAGCTCCTTCTATATCCACAAAGACCCAAGGGTTATTGCTCCCGGCAAGAGCCGCCTGAAGGCTCTGATTATTGAACTCGTTCCGAAACGTGTAATCTGAAATCCCATTCAAGTTACACGACAGCTTGACCTGTTCCAAGCAGGCGGAATCGATGTCCACCATGAGCAAGTTTGTGCTTGGGCTTCTGAGTTTCACCCCGACTCCATAATAGCCGTCCCCACAACCAATATTGATAAAAAGGTCGTGGTTTTTAGCCAGTTCGGAATTAATGCTTCTGTGGATTGGCTGCTCAAATGTCCCCAAAAGTTTCACAACGGAATGACCAACTCCGAAATGAGCAATGTCACTCATCTGCATCCCCATAAATGGCCCAGAGATTGCCTTTCCAAGGCAGGCGGCGTGAATCTTGCGCTCAATGTCTTCCATATTATTCAATTAATTTTACCCAAGGTTCGATGCGGTTACTCCAGTCAAAATTTTCCCTAGCGTACTGCTGAGACCGCTCGCAGGTTTCTTTGTAGATTATCGGGTCTTGGTGCGCCAGCAAAGCAGCTCTAGCGTCTTTTACCCACTCATCTTCCGGGAGACGGCAATTGATGCCAAAATTCCCGTCAAAGTAGCCAACCCCGGCGGAGCACAAAACCAATCGGCCAGCAGCCGCCGCTTCCATCATGGGCAGTCCGCAGGCTTCATAGCTAGAGGGCAACAAAAGAGCGTCTATCGTCTGGTAGAACGAAGCCATGCACAAATGATGCATGAAATTGTGGTCTTTAAACTCAAGCGGCAACCCATCCAGCACCCTTGGGATAAGTTCTTTTCGTTTGCAGTCAACTCCATCAGGACGGTTATGGAACAGCGCCCCGGCGTACCCGGCAATCTTCACTGCATTGCCTATAGGCGAGTAGAAAAAGTCAAAATCAATGCCGTTGAGTACGACATCTGGAATTCGCGTCAGCCCAAACTGCTGACTAGACGATACCAGCGACTCGTGGACAGCTCCGTAGGCTTTCAGGCCGTCAAACATCTCAGGACCAGCAGCCATGACTGCTTTGTGGATGTCGTCGTCGGCGTGAGCAACCGTAATGATCCGCTCTTTTGGAATTCCAAAAGTCTGCATCAAAACAGGAACCTGCGGAGGGTTTGTGTACCAGTACTCAAACTTTTGCCGCAAGTACTCTATCTCAAGAGCACTGTAGCTCAGATTCCAGTCGAGAATGTGAGAGTAAATACCATGCTCCCACAGCCTTTTAATGAGGGCATTGTGGATTGTTCCAAACGCCCAAGCGTTCCGCGTAAAAAACAGGACAGAACGGCTATACATACAGGCTCTTGTAATCCAACCCGAGCGAAGTCAATGGTCTGTCGTGCAACTCGTACCAGCCTTTGCCGTGCATTACGTCCGAGAAATCGGCAAACGCCCGTTCAAACTTGGGGCGCACCGCATCGAGCGAGAAATTGTCCTGAGCAAAACGAATCATTCGGTCCCGGTTAATAGTTGGAACAAGCCTAATGGCCCGGAGGATATCTCCCATTGTGTTGCACCTAAATCCATTCACGCCATCAACGATATATTCTGTCATTGCCCCCGAGTCAGTACAGACCGGGACACAGCCCGACAGCATTGATTCAACGGCAGTTCCGCCAAACGGCTCCCAGTATGTTGAGAGGAGGAATGAAAACGATGCCTCCCCTAGTAGGCGCTTTCGCGTCTCAAGGTCTGCGTATCCAATGTACTCGACGTGATCTGGCCATTTCTCGTACCCCACGTCCCGTGGGCCTCCCTGCCCGGCCACGACCAGTTTAATGCCAGCCCGGAACGAAGCCTCAATTGCGATATCAACGCCTTTATTTGGGCCGATGCGGCCCAGCGCAACGGCATAAGGCTGACGCTCGCTTTTTGCCTCAAAGTCTCGAAGATCAAAATAGTTTGGGACAACACGTCCATACCATTCTGGGTTGCAATAAGCGACAGTTTGCGTCCCGGCAAAAGCCGCCTTGAGCGGATAGGACTCGTAGCATCTAAATTGAGCAAAAGCGTACCCAGAGCCAATCCCGGGTTCCACGATGATCAGATCGCCGTCTTTGTTTGCGTCATGCGCGGACTGAGCCGTGCCGCCCCAAAAGCACAAAACAAAGTCTCCCCGTTGCTTTCGAGCGTAGATCTCTTTACCAGCGTTTTCGTTAAACGTCTTGTGGGCGTGGTCGTCGATTGAATGTTTAAACAACCCCTTTTTCCAATCGTACCCCCCGTAAGCCTTTTTGAGAGTTTCGTTGTCGGTGACCGTCACCTGCTCGTCGGCATCCGTCACAGAGTCTTTGTGGCCGTAGTGAATTGTCTTATAGCCACGTCCCTTGAACATGGTCAGAAACTTACGCACCTTTTGGGTAAAGGCGCACGCTACATAGTCAGCGTTGGAAATTGTATGTGGAAGTCCAAGGCAATGTATCTGAGTCATTTAATAATGTTTACAATCCGGCTGTTGGGTTCGAGAGCTATGAACTCATGCTCTTGATTGGCTGGAAGATCAATAACTTTACCACACTCTACATCGTCTGTCCAGTTTCCTGCTGTGACTCGTATTTTGCCCTTAGCCACAATCGTGATGTGAGCAGTTGCGTCATCATGCCTGTGCATGGGAAGAACGTCCCCTACCTCAGGAAAATCGTAAATAGCCCCTTTTAATTTCCCAAACGCAATTGGGATTGAAGTCACTATCATACCACCGTAGGAGTTGCATCAGTATTAACTGGAGGCTCAACAGGTGGTGCTGGTGGGATTTCAACAAATTGAGTGCCATCCCATGTGTGCGTTGATGGAGACACTCCTGCGGGACAATTCACCCAAAAAAACTCAGGTTCCGTAACTGGAAACTGCGCCTCGGATGTTTGTAAAAAACAATACGGTTGTTCTGCGTATATTGTGGAGATTAATGCGAACATAATTTTTACCATTGAACGATAACTGCACCTTTACCCGCACCGCTGCCAGCCGCACCAACAGTCACAGAGTTTGAGTAAGTATTGCCTGACGTGACGGCAATCGTATAGGTTGCGTACCCACCTCCTCCACCATCACTCCCTGCACCGAACTGGGTGGTATCACCAGAACCACCAAATCCAGCTCCTCTACCCGGGAGTGCTATAGGACTATTGGCAATAACGACCATACTTCCATATCCGCCTCCTCCAATACCACACCCCCCGCCAATATACCCTGATCCCGGGTAACACCCACCCCAAGAGCCATATCCATTACCCCCGCCGCCATACCCGCCGCTTGTACCAGTGCCATTTGTTTGGGAAACGGTGCCAGAGGATGATCCTGTACCTCCCGTACCAGCCCCCAACCCAACCCCAGCCACAGCAGCCACAGAACCACCGCTTCCTGTTCCGCCACCGCTAATCCCGCCACCCGCAGTTATTGTAGTTCCCCCGATGGAGCAAGTGGATGCGCCCCCGTTGGTAGACCCACCGCCACCGCCGATCACTGTTATCTGGACGCTTGTGACCCCAGTAGGGACAGTCCAAGATTGGTTTGCACCTACCGTATCAAAAATTTTGATCCCGCCGCCGCCGCCGCCGCCGCTTGCCGAGGAGTTAATCGTGATTGCTCCAGCCCCATTGGTGATCGTTACGTTCGTTCCTGCCGTAATGGTAGCAAGAGTGTATCCAGTGGCGTTACCGATTGGGATCTGCCCATTAGCCGGTGTGGCAGTAAGGCCAGTGCCGCCTTTACCAACCGTCACGGTAGCAAGCGTTGCGGCAATCGTTCCACCTTGGGCTTCACTCGTAGCGGTCGCAGTAGATCCGGTAACGTCACCGGTCAATATGACGCGAGCGGGATCTTGCACCGCAGCAGACTCCGTTTTAACGTAAAGCCGTCCGGTGAATTTGTTTTCGGCAAGTTCACCAGCAACCAGTGCCGACGCAAGCGGCGCGGTGGCCGACCCAGCAGTTGAATTTGTTTTTGGAATAAGCGCGGCCATAATTAGTAAGTCCCAAATGCGGTTTGAGTGAGTACGTTATCACGAACAGACACAGACGTTGTCAAATACAAAGTATTCCCGTCCCATTCTGCGGCGTTGGCTTGAGGAGAAGCCATCAAAGTTGCAGGCGTTTGAAAATAAAACGGAGCTTGGTTGGCAGAAGCGCCATTTGCCCTAAATGTCTGCGGGCCTGTATATGTATTTGCCCCAAGGCTTTGAACTCCTGTCGCTCCATTATAACCTGTCCCGCCTTGATACCCGGTTGCCCCCAGCCCGGTAGCTCCCTGAAAACCCGTCGCGCCCAGCCCGGTCGCCCCTTGAAAACCCTGAGTCCCAATACCCGTGCTTCCTTGAAGGCCCGTCGCGCCCAGCCCAGTCGCTCCTTGAAAACCCTGAGTCCCAATACCCGTGCTTCCTTGAAGGCCCGTCGCGCCCAGCCCAGTCGCTCCTTGAAATCCAGCACCTGTACTGCCTTGGTATCCTGTCGCGCCCGGTGATCCAATTCCAGTAGCGCCCGTAGCCCCAGCGGGTCCGTTGGCTGGCCCTGTGGCCCCTTGATAACCCGTAGCGCCCTGAAATCCAGAGCCTGTACTTCCCTGCAATCCTACCCCAGTTGCGCCTTGATAACCAGTTGCACCGACTCCAGTTGCGCCAATTCCAGTGCTGCCGCGAAGCCCAGTACTGCCTTGATACCCCGTACTTCCGTCGTTGCCAGCAACTCCAATACCTGTGCTGCCCTGATACCCGGTGCTGCCTTGATAACCTGTTGCTCCAGCGCCAGTTGCGCCAATTCCTGTACTTCCTTGCAACCCTGTACTGCCTTGATACCCGGTACTTCCGTTGTAACCAGTTGCGCCTGACCCAGTTGAGCCACGAAGCCCAACCCCGGTCGCCCCTTGGTAGCCTGTACTCCCCTGATACCCAGTCGCCCCGATGATGCTTGAAGCTTGAAGCGCCCTGATAAAGTAGCACATCAAGCCCTCGCCTTCATTTCGAGGAACCCCAAAAACTGTTGCGCTTTGAGTGGGATCGCAAGTAGTCCAGACCACCTTTCCGCTCACTACGGATTTTTGCACCGTCCCGTACAGTGCCTGCGTTAAATTTGAGATCAGGCTCGGGACAGATTCTGCCGATACGCTCGGGTATGGAACCTCCGGGGCGCAGGCGGCGTAGTATGCGGAATTTTGCCCAAATGGACTATTGCAATCGCAGCTCATGTTAATGGTTCTCTCTTTGTTTAAGGGCAGAAACCGCAGTTATGGCGTCTTGCTCGCATGCAGCGTAACGAGCCGCAGAATGCCATGTCTCATTGCCCGCTGCTGTGTACGTCTGGCCCGGGGACAGCCTCAAGATTCCGCTGGGCGGAAACACTGAGTCCCGAGGAACTGAGGAAACGCTGGTGCAGGAGGTCTGCGCGACCGTCATCGCCAGCAGAGCGAGCCTTGAGGATTTGATTCTGAACGTCGTCACAATAATTTTCAATGTCTCGTTCCAGCTCCCATTTGGCCCGGACCGATTTGATGTTTAGGAAAGCCTCAAGAGACTTTAGGATCGACAGGAGCAGCGGTAGCATTGGTCTTTTCCTTGCGAACGACGTTAATGACGCCCATTAGCGCCAACCCGGCAGAAATGATGGACTCCGCGAGGTCTGGGCGTAACTTAACTCCGAGACCAGTGATTAGAGAGATGACTCCACGCCAAGTGGATGGCTCGTTAAGTCGTTCAGTGATGTATTGAATCATACAATTATGGTTTTTTTGAGGTCAGAAACTCGGTTTAGCCATCCGTTTTTGGCGTAGTTATATTCAGGCTTTGCCTTGCAAAGCGCAACGTAGAACTGTTCTTTCTTTTGGCAGTATGCTAATGCCACCTCTGTGGGCGTTTTGAGCGTGCAGGCCGTAATTGCAGCTCCAATGGTAGCAGGACCAATGATGCCGTCATCTTTGGCTCCTACGGTGCGTTGGAGCAGTAAAACACCTTGATGCACCCCGGAATTAACGCAGGCGTCAAAATATGCAAGCGACAATGGCCAAGGTAGCTTGTCGGCCTTGCAGTCGAGCCATTCCTGCCAGTAAATTGCGGTCGCCATCTCCTCGTTGAGGTTTTCCACGTCCACCCCCTTATGGCTACGGGCATCAATCCCGTATTTCGTGAGGCCACCCGGGTCCCGGGGGTCATGCTCACTGAGCACCTTGCCACGAGACATCACGTTCTCGTGTTCAAAGATGAACTTCATGGCATTTTTAAAATCATTTGTCATTGTGCGCTCCTTCCAAGAACTTTTGCCCATAACTCTTTGCGGTCTCGCTCGCACTCAAGAATTGCTTCTTTAAGGTCGTTAATTTGATCGCCGAGAGCCTTCATATGCTGATTTCGCTCTTCGTTTAGCCTTGTGATTAACCCTTTATTCATTTGCTGGATAAAGCCAATCGCGACGCAGGCCATTAAAAACGGAAGCCCTTGGTTTTTTGACGCTTCTATGAGTAATTCGTTCATAATTAATACGTTCCGAATGATGCTGCTGTTAAAATTGCGTCTCTGTTGGCTATAGTAAACGAAGTGGCAGTTGCTGCTGCGTTTGTTGGGTTAGCTCCAACAGTAAACGTCGTGAGGCTGTTGATTGCAGTCACATACAATTGTGCCGCCCCAGTGATCCCAGACGCAATTGCCGCCCCGACAACGAGGCCAGACGTTGTCCCAGTTGTTAGCGTAATAAGCGCACTTCCCGTTGTCCAAGTGCCAGCCAATGAGACAAGTGCCGTCAGGTATTCAGTGTTTCCATCCCATTCTACGGAATGCACTACTGGCGTTGTTTGAACTACCCCAGCTTGAAACTTTGTTGGGGCACTCGTAAGCGTTCCTGCTGCAAAATTTTGCGTTGAACTTGCGGTAAAAGTATTACTTGCTAAAACTGCGTTAGTGTTTCCCCTTGAAGCAACAAGGCTAACGGTTAACGAGTCAACGCCAATTTGCGTTCCAGTTGCGCCTGCCACTAAACTCACTGTCAAAATAGCCCCTTGGTTGCCTGTACCAGAGGTAATTGTGACTAAAAGAGGCGCAGTTATATTTCCTGTAAACCAGCTTGGACGAACAAGAGAAACTCCAGTGCCAATGCTACTTACAACCCAAGGACCACTTTGCGCCAACGCCGTTTGACTCAAAAAAACAGTATCTCCAGTTGCAAGGGTTTTACCATCAACTGTCAAAAGAGATGCCGTAACAAGCGTTGTAGGCGTTGAGTTGTAAAGTATTAGAGCCCCAGATCCAGTTGCCCCAGCACCACTGCTCATCGTGATCTGCGTCGCGCTATCAACTGTTTTAATAACGCCCGCAGCCACCCCCAAATTGATGCTCATCCCAACAACCGGAGTTATTGAGGAGGTTGCAAAAGTAATAACACCAGAGTTTTGAGTCCAACTTGCTCCTGCAATCGTTCCGGCAGTTGCGGGAATTACGTTTGACGTTTGCCTGACTGTAACTAATTGCGGCCCTCCAACAACGGCCCTTGCGTCTCCTGCGGTTGTAGAAGCAGTCCCACCATTTGCAATCGAAACAGGCGTTGCAATTGCTGGACCTGTAGCTCCAGTGGCTCCTAGCGTGCCAATTCCTGTGGCCCCGGTAGCTCCGACAGACCCAATCCCGGTTGCTCCAGTCGCTCCAATACTTCCAATACCCGTAGCTCCCGTAGCCCCAGCGGACCCAATGCCCGTGGCCCCCGTGGCCCCGATTGTGCCGATCCCTGTGGCCCCAGTCGCGCCAATGCTTCCAATTCCCGTTGCGCCCGTCGCGCCTTGCGTTCCAATTCCCGTGGCTCCTTGAATACCAATGCCCGTAGCTCCCGTTGACCCCTGTGTGCCAACGCCTGTGGCTCCTTGGAACCCTGTAGCGCCCAACCCTGTAGCACCTTGAAGTCCTTGCGTTCCGACTCCTGTGCTTCCCTGAGTTCCGACCCCCGTGCTCCCCTGAAAGCCCGTCGCACCAAGCCCGGTTGCCCCTTGCAAACCTTGAGTTCCAAGCCCGGTTGCTCCTTGCAATCCCTGAGTGCCGACGCCAGTAGAACCCTGATAACCAGTGGCCCCCAATCCAGTTGCTCCTTGTAAACCTTGAGTTCCAAGACCCGTCGCCCCTTGTAAGCCTTGAGTTCCAAGACCCGTCGCCCCCGTCGCCCCAATGGCTCCGATGCCAGTAGCCCCAGTAGATCCAATATTTCCAATCCCGGTTGCTCCTTGCGTCCCGATGCCTGTAGCCCCCGTGGACCCCTGAGTTCCGATCCCGGTTGCGCCCTGATAACCAGTTGCGCCCTGCCCGGTTGCGCCCTGTACCCCGGTAGACCCAATGCCAGTCGCCCCTTGTAGTCCTTGTGATCCTATGCCTGTGCTGCCTTGATAACCAGTTGCGCCAACGCCAGTTGCACCTTGGGACCCAATTCCTGTCGCTCCCTGATACCCAGTGCTTCCTTGATAACCCGTTGATCCAATTCCAGTTGCGCCTTGATAGCCCGTGCTTCCCTGTAATCCAGACGTAACAATAGCCCAAATCAACTGATGGTTATTGGCAAAATTCGTTGTACCGCTGCCGCCAGAAGTTTGAAGCGTTACAGGAATTACAATGTAAGAATTGTCGCCAATTGTGGGAGTGCCATTAATTTTCCAACTTTGATAATTATCGGAATTGTTTTGATCTTGAATAACAAACGTGTCCCCATTTTTATAAAGCGGGAAAAATACATCAATGTCATTTCCATTGCCGTCAATGTGCGAGAATGCAATATTTGCGGAAAGTCGCTGTGTAGCGTTGTCCCATAAAATGTGCCCATTGGTAATTGGCCCAGTAGGAGGCAGAACTTGAGTAGACGTGTCCGCTTGGTAATTAAAGAATGAGGCCGACTGCCCGTTTGCCCCCGTCAACCCGGTCGCGCCCTGATACCCGGTACTCCCAATCCCAGTCGCCCCTTGATTTCCTACACCAGTGCTGCCCTGATACCCGGTGCTGCCCTGATCCCCGGTTGATCCGATTCCAGTAGCCCCTTGATATCCAGTTGAGCCAATCCCAGTGCTACCTTGATACCCGGTCGAGCCGATGCCAGTTGCCCCCTGTAACCCTTGAGATCCAATCCCGGTGCTGCCCTGATAACCAGTGGCTCCGATGCCCGTAGCTCCCGTGTCTCCTTGAGTTCCGACCCCGGTTGCGCCCTGCGTTCCAACGCCCGTACTGCCTTGCAATCCAGTTGCGCCGACGCCTGTAGCCCCTTGAATTCCAACGCCAGTACTGCCCTGCAATCCCTGAGTGCCAACGCCAGTGGCCCCTTGGAACCCCGTTGCGCCCAACCCCGTTGCGCCCTGAGATCCCTGCGTGCCGATGCCAGTCGCACCCTGCAAGCCCTGAGTGCCGATTCCAGTAGAACCCTGAAATCCCGTCGCACCAAGACCAGTTGCGCCCTGAATGCCCTGAGTTCCAACCCCCGTTGCCCCCTGCAAGCCAACTCCTGTTGCCCCTTGCGTGCCGATACCCGTGGCTCCGACGATTCCGATGCCTGTCGCGCCCTGCAATCCAATCCCGGTGCTGCCCTGATAACCCGTGGCTCCGACGCCCGTGGCTCCCGTGTCTCCTTGAGCGCCTTGCGTGCCGACTCCTGTGCTACCCTGATACCCGGTCGAGCCGATGCCCGTGGCTCCCGTGTCTCCTTGAGCGCCAATCCCAGTGCTACCTTGATAACCCGTGGCTCCGACGCCTGTAGCTCCTTGAACCCCTTGCGTGCCGACTCCTGTGCTCCCTTGAGTTCCAACCCCCGTGCTCCCCTGAAAGCCCGTCGCACCAACCCCGGTAGCGCCTTGCAAGCCCGTGCTGCCTTGATTTCCAACTCCTGTTGCCCCCTGAAGACCAACACCAGTGCTGCCTTGATAACCCGTGGCTCCGACAGTTCCGATGCCTGTCGCGCCCTGCAATCCGATGCCTGTGCTGCCTTGATATCCAGTTGCCCCGGCCAAACCAGCCCCTGTTGAACCTTGAGTTCCAACCCCGGTTGCCCCCTGCGTGCCGATACCCGTACTGCCCTGATAGCCCGTGGCTCCAACGGTTCCGATGCCCGTGCTGCCTTGAGTTCCAACCCCGGTTGCCCCTTGGAAGCCAACACCAGTGCTGCCCTGATAGCCTGTAGCCCCGAACCCCGTAGCCCCAACCAATCCAGCTCCTGTTGAACCCTGATACCCGGTCGCCCCCTGATACCCGGTCGCGCCGATACCGCTGCCGCCACCCCCGCCATGAGTAGCAATGTATTCCAGCAACGACAGGACGTATTGCCTGTAAACCGCTGTAGACAAATTGCTGTGAATGCCCACAATTCCAGATGCTCCGGCAATCTGCTGGAGCAAAGTGAGTGCGTATTGCTGAAAAACTGCGGTAGACAAATTAGACATAACCTTGCGTAAGCTAATCAGAAGGGGCTGGCAATCTAACCAACCCCCTCTTCATTAACTCACGTTAAGATTAAAGCCCAGTTGCTGCTGTGCTGCAAGGCAACGGCTGACCGTCAAACGGGCAACGCTTGTACAGAATTGGCATGACATTTTGCGGACGAATTGGCTGAATTGCACGGCTGATTTGGTAGATGTGCTGACCAAAGTCGCCGTACAAGTTACAGTCATTGTCGCGGAAGTAAGTCCATTCCAGTTCGCCCATTGCAAGCTGCGGGGCAAATTTAAACGTGCCTTCTCCAGCGTAATTTTCTGGAACCAAACGCTTGAATGCGTCTCCTGCAACAACAAAGCCTACTTCGTAAGGAGCAGAGACCCAATCAGGGTTCCGGCGCTGGGCAAACCCGTTCGTGACAGCAGTGCTGATGATAGGATTTACAAGCACCAGATTGCCGTTGGAATCAAACCCCGTGGATCGAAGCGGTTGCTGGTCAATCCCGAACGCAAAGCCACGATAGCCTTGGAACTGGTATCCAGAAATCGAGTCTTCACCGAGTTTGAAGCTGCCAGCGGTTAGGTAGAGCAAGTCTTCCTTCACGTCAGCGTCGTTGCGAATGTTTTCAATCGCATCGGCAGAGAGCATTACTTGGAAAAACTCACCTTCCTTAGCTGCAAACGGTTCTGCGAGCATTTCTTCACGCAGGAACGTGCCAGCCCGGTACAACGTCTTGAAGTTCAGCGGACCGTCAGGAAGGGTCTGCGCGAACTTCGTGTTGATGTTCTGCATGTCGCCCGTCAAATTGCTCGTGAACGACGCAGTGGTATTCACGACATACTTGACCCCGGACTGGATGAGGTACTGGTAACGGATGTCGGCGTTGATGATCTGAAGAATGGTCTTCTCCAAGCTGACCTGCGCCTGCAAGTACGAACCCTTGAACGCCGTCCGGGCCTGCTTAACACAGACGCGAGGGCCAGCGCCACGAAGCGTCTGGAGGCTGAACTGGTACTCCGTAGAACCCACTTGGTCGGGAGTAGCGCCGACGCCGCAAAGCGTGGTGTCCTCGACAAACGTGGGGCTTGCCAAAGAAGCAGCCGGGACGGCCATTTCTTCGACTACGGAACGCACAACATCAGAGACGTTAGGAAGAGTTCCCCCGTCTATGCTGTTTATGTATGGTGACTTACGAGCCAAGACCTTTGCGATCTGGCCGATGATCCTGTTAACATCCTTGGATGCAAAGTTTTGGATCGTTGCGAGTGGGATACAATTGTTTGTGTCTGCCATAACAGTAGGTATTTAAGGTTTTTATCTAGGGTTGGTTTGGTTGGTTTGGTTTTGAGTTGTGTTAGTTTGTGAAGACACGGAACCCAAAGCCTGCTTCTTGACGAGCCGGGTCGGAATAGCTGCGGATCATCGTGCGCTGCGAATTTGCGTCTTGTAACCAACAGCCGCCACGGACTCGGCGACCGTAAATAGGAGCGGCGTCGTCAAAGCACCATTCGTTGACATTTCCGCCCATATCGTAGAGCGATAACTCATTTGGCGTTTTGCCACGCACTGCTTGAGCGCCTTGGCCATAGGTCAAGTTGTCTCGAGACCATGCAACAGCAGTTGACGTGTTTGACCCCGGATAGGTGTACGTTCCGCTGGAAACCCCGCCGAACGCCGCCCACTCCCATTCTTTTTCACCCGGGAGACGATAGCCAGTAGCGGCTGCGTCCACGGAAGGAACAACATCTCCGACGGTGTAAATCACCTTGGCCGTGAGTGTGCCTGTCGCCGTTGCCGTCCCGCTTACAACCGTCCTGTATGTGAACGCCGTTGGGCTAGTAACGGTGACGCTACGGACTAGGTTGTACCCAGCCGGGGTTGCGCCTGCGACCTGCACCCAGTTACCCGTGGAAAGCTTGTGCCCTAGTGGGACAATAGCGGTTGCAACAGTGCCTGTGCTCGTTAGTGACCCAACACTCAGGATGGTGGTGTAATAAACCGGGGTGAGTGTTCCTTGATTTAATGTAGCGGCATTGCACCATTTCAAGGCGTCGTACCAGTTTAGCGTTTCAACCGGGGCAGTGGCAGAATTGCCAGACCCGGAAAGCTGAAGGTCAAAGCCGTTGGCGTTAGCAAACGTCCGTTGAGCCTGAAACTCAGTCCAGTTCACTTCGGTTTCGCCAGCCTTAAAAGCAGTTACAGCCTGCCCCTTAAAATTAGTGGCGGCACTCATCGAACTAGTCCCGGTGACGGTGACCAGCGTATTCCAAACAGCTTCGCTCGTGGTAACGCCAAGAGCGGAGATTGCAACGATCAGAATTCCCTTTAGGAACTTCATAGGTGTGTTTTCTAGTGGTTGAGTTTGTTCTGCCTGAACAATAACCAGTTAGAAAACTAGGCTACGTCCAAGCGTGCGGCTTCCTGTGCGGAAACGCAAAAGTCTTGTTTGTAGCCCCCGTCGTCTGGGCGGATGTTACGACCGTTTGCAGGTTTAGGTCCTGCAACCAGCTTCATACGGAGAAGCCATACCGTGACTTGCTTATACCTCGCCCAATACGCTTAAGCAAACTATTTTTATAACAAGGTGAAAGATATTTCAGCTCGCTTTTTGCATGCTAAACATTTCCTGCATTATTGCTGATCTCTTCTTGTCGCCGCTGCTTTTTATATGTGCCACTCGCTCAAGTAATAAACCAAATCCCGGATCGCACCCAAGGATGTCTATTTCCGGACAAACAATTTCATTTTTGCTCAACTCTTCGGAAATAAATTTACGAATTGCGCCAAGGCAATGATCCGGCGAGGCGTAAAATAAATACGCAGGACCTTCATTCAGCATAAGCGTGTTTGTTGTTTCGCTTTTTGCAATCTGCGGAGTCAAATCTAGATTAAGGACATCGTAATCGGACATCCAACCTCCTCCAGCGGCATGCAGGGCGCACCAACGAGTGAACCGAAATTGAAACCATGCAGCGCGGGCCACAAGCCCGTTGTTCTTATTAAGCTCTTGGGCCAATTTTTGCTGTAACTTATTGTACAATGGACTTCCCTGTGCGTGAGATCGGTTGAGCATCACGGGATTCCACCCGTTAGCCGTCCACGATGTCTTCCACCAGTTGGCGCAGGCAAATTCCTCGGGCTGATCTGCGGTCGGAATTGATTGATAAAATGCGTAAATATTCATCAGTACGTTTTGTAACCGAGGTGCTTTACAGGAATTCCAAGGTCGATATGGCATTGATGCCCCGCCTTTTTTGCTCGTCTGCAAAAAGCAACATCCTCACTGGCTCCCGTTGTTGGTAAAAAGTAATCGCCTTTCACTTCTGGTTGCGTGGCGGCAATGTCTTCAAACACTTTTCGGTGGATCATAATACAACCAGCGCCGATCCAGTCTACAGCAGCCACTTTGTCGGCAAACGCCCGGGCGTCAGCCACAAGCGACTGGTCGCTGCACATCAGCCGTGCGCCTTCCTGCCTGCCAAAGTAAGCGGCCCCGACAAGTTGCTTGCCCGCGCCCATAAGGCGGTGCAGAACGTGTCGCAGCAGCGGCTGATCCAGCATGCTGCGAGTTGACTCTACCCAGCTCTTGTACCAAGCCGCTCGGCCAATACTCGGGATGATGTCGTGGTCCAACATGAACAGCCACTTGGCGTCTGTTTCAAGGAACTTTTGAGCAATCATATTTCGGGCAACATGGATCTCTGTGTTAATCACGCAATCAAACCGAATGCGGTCTTTCCCAAAATCCAGCGCCATTGCCAAAAGCGCCATCGTCGTTACTGGGTTGCTTGTTCCATACCAAGGCAAACCAACAAATATATCCCGCCCGGCAAACTCGCAGCGGTACGAAGGCATTCCGTTTTGATCGTGGGACTCTGTGATTGGATTGGTGAACAATTCCTCTACGGTTTCTGGTCCTTGCGCAGAAACCGTAACGTCAGCAGGCTCTAGCTCCTTGATTTCTTCAAGAACGGCCTTGGGGCGTCGGCGCCTGCGCTCCTTACTTTCAATGGCAATGTCAATCAAATCGTCGCCTTCTATATCCCGTTGCGTAATTGGATCTTGGTCCGGATCAGGCATCCTTGCGGCAGGGCGACCACCCAACGTCTGCGGCGGGCGCACCGGGGTTGAAAACGGGTTAGCGGAATCTAGCGCCGAAAGAGTACGACGCTCCATTGGAGAGATTTTTTGCTCCATAATTAAGCTCCAGCCTCATCCAGCCCCATGTCAATTGCGTCCGATGCCGACATCTTAATGCGGTCATTAACATTCCCGCTTTTTGATGACGTTTGGCCTGAAACGGAATTGCGCGGCATTTTCCCAGATGCCTTAATTGAATTCAATTCTTTGGTTAGCTGCGCAATCTGTTGCTGAAGCTTTGCTCCGTTGGACTGCTCGTAACGGAGTTGGTTTGTCACCACATGGCTTAAAGTGGCGGCTGCTGCAATTGCAGCTCGCTCACTAGAGCTTTTTGGATACAATGCCGAGTTAAACTTAGATTCTAAATCCTTCACTCCCTCATTGTGGGCCTGAATGCGTTGCATTTGCTCTGTGGTAGCTCCGGGCGGGATCTCTTGGTAGCGAGCCCACGGAACATCTTTTGTTAGGTTTTGGACGTAACCGTGAACCTGTTGAGACTCCTGCTGATGCATCTCCTGCTGCTCGGCCTGACGCTGTTGCATCCACACCTCTTGATTTTGGGACGCCGATTCAAGATCTTGCTCACGAGCCAATTCAATGTCATCGATTTGAAGTAATGCATTTTCAAGCCTGCGAGCGTCAACATACCCGTCATCAGTTGCGGCCAGACGGTCTATGGCATTCTTTTTCCACCATGCTTTACTGACTTTTCCGGGACCTCCAGCCTCCTCAATAGACTTGATGACGTCTTCCCCAGCTTGGTGTTTTCGGAGGAGCCAATATATGTTCTCGGTGCTTTGCTTTAGAGGGGCTTCGTATTTTTGCTTAAAACTAGGGTCATTTTTAAGATCAAACGTAGCTCGAAATTTACGAAGCTCCTCGTAGTCTGGGGGCGTTTGCTGCGACGTTTCTGCGAGTTTTTGCCGTAAAATTTCAGTCTCTGCTGCTTGCTTTTTGGCGAGGCTGGCACTTTCTGTCAGTTTACGCCAATTGCTTTGCTGCTTCTCTGACATGTTTGGCGGCATCGGGATTGCCGCAATGTCGGGGTCAATTTCGGGCTGTTGTTTCCCAAAATTTGTCTGGAAATTTGCCCCAAACGGATTTTGTACATCCTGTTTTACCTCAGGTGTTTCTGTTTGGACGCTTCTCTTGTATGTGGATGTATTGTCCGGAGAATTGTCCGGAGAATTGGTTTCGGCTGCGTCCAATGCGGAATCGATTGAATCGCTGAGTGACTGGCTGATTGGGTCAGCATCTAGCCGCGCCGCTCCTCCGTCAGGATTTGCTGCCGTGATTTCTGGTACTGTGTCTTCGGTGTCGATCATATAAACTACATTGTGGTGTGACTGCCAGACGCTGAATCGTCTGCTTGCGGAACGTCCGCTAAGATGTTTTCAATTGCGCGAACGATACGTTCGCACCCTTCCTTGTGCTTTGCCTCTAAGGCAACAGACTCAATTGTTGTTCCAAGCAGCGGCGGAATTTGGTCCCGCAGATACTTGAGAAGCTTGCCCCCAGTCTGCTGGTGATATTGTCGAAATCTGGCACTGTCGGATTGATTCCACGTCATACTATTTATTTTGTGCGTTATTTAATCCCGCTTCAATTGCATCTAAGTCTCTAACAACAGGCTTTGGCTCAACAAACCTTGGCTTAGTATTTGGTGATTCTTCAGGCAAAGCAAACACAGGCTTTCCTTCTTGCTCGCGTTGAATTGCGTGCCCAATTGCCTTGTGAATGATTCCCTTAAAAACTTCTGGGTCAGCCTGCTCGTGCTGCTCAACCGGGACATTAAGCAAGTAGTCCCGTTCTGCGTCACTTAAAGTTGGAACCATTAACGGAATGTCTGTTTGTTTCCCTCTATTCAAATCATCAACTTGAAATCCCATAGACAACTCGCTGGATTTTTTCCCAGACCCGTCGCCTCGGTCATACAATCCCAAAAAGCCGTGCCCTTTTTGCGAACCGTCAGCCCGTTTCCAGTCTGCTCCTTGTTCTTCTGTTGGTGGCTTTACGCCTAAGTTTACTCCTCCCATATTAAGCTGCTGTTGGTGGTCTTGGTGGTGTTGCTACGCCCGAAATCATTGCGTTCTGGTTTGGTGTTTGCTGCGTATAAACTTCGCCCATTTGTTTTTGTGCAGCCGCCGTTTGTTGCGGCCTTCCGCCTTGATGCGCGGCTGCGGGCGTAAGATCTGGAGGAGGCGGAGTATTGTGCCCTTTGGTAAGATGGTCGTGCGCTTGCCTGTACATCTGTTTGTATTTTCCAACAGCGTCCGAAGGCATTCCTTTGGCTTCCGCTGCTTGAATGTGCATGCCAAAATGCTCCATCGCTTTTGTGAGCATCATAACAAATTCAGGCGTCAATCCTCCCGCAGGAACGCCCTGAACAGCAGGCATTAACTTTTGAACCATCGTGTCCAGATGCACTTGATCGTTGTCACGAGGGGAAACAGGGATGTCCTGACCAGCAATAATAGACTGAAGCTCAATAATTTGCTGGCGGGTAGCCTCAATGGCCATTGCCTCCACTTGATCCTTTGGTAGAATCACTTCATTGGCCGTTGTCTCCCCTAACTTCTTGACCCAATCCATTTTCATCAAGGCGTCTTGATTAATGTTTGGGTTGCCCATGTATCGCTGCACCATAACATCCAAGATCTGGTTGTCTTGCGCCGAATTGTCGGGAATCAACTCACTAGCAGGGCTGTAAGCCATCAGCAAGATATCTGCTGGAGAGATGTTTTTTTCAATCATCTCAAGGCAGCAATTGATTGCATCCTCGTCCAAGTGTTCAGGGATTTCAAATGGGATAAGGAACGGCGGAAGTTCGAGCATTGAGCGGTCAAATGCATCAACTACTTCACGACGAGCCCAGATTGCAAATTTTTCTACCTGCCGAGCAAGGTCTAGTTTTCCCTTCAGATCGGCGGCTGCCTTGAGATGCTCTGGATGACAGATGCCACGTTGCATGCGCTCAACCCCGTGGGAAAATTGGCGAGAGAAGCGCATGAGAACGCCTTGTCTAAGTTGGTTCTCGATAGCTGCAACTCGGTTTACTTCCGATGCTGTCTTCTTTCCTTGCGTCTCCACCGGGCTTCCGGGAAGAAATGTCCCAACCTGAATTTCTGCAAGCTGAGAAACGAATCGGTCGAGTTGCAAAAAGTCCTCCACATTAGCTGGCAGGCCCTGCGGCACAACATCGTACCCTTCGGACACAAACGCAACAGGATGATGCACTGTTAAAGGAGCCATGTTTGGCTTTGCTGTTGGACCCTTTTTGAGCAGTAGCAACCCCTTAATGTAGCTGTTGTCTACCACAAGGTTTCGAGCCTTGTCCACAGCGACGTGGGTGTTGTAAAGGTCACGGCCAGCGCCGCGACTAGACATTAAGTTCCCCGATCCGATTTCAATGGCAAAGAGCGCAAGTGTCTCTGACATGCGGTTATAGCGATCAACCTGCGTACAAATTTCGTCTCCGCTTTTGTCGTCGAAAAGGAAGCGGGATATTTTTCCATGCGGTTCTTTGACCAAGATTTCACCCAGTTCCACATACTTTGCATCGTTCTCATAGCTGGCCCCATAGGACCCTTCTCGCTGCCAGTCTTCGTACCTGCGAGCGTCGTCATCTGCATCAAGCGTGCGCCCAGCAGGGATGGCGTTGTTGATAGCCTTAACTAGGTTTTTGATGTGCCACCCGGCCAGAATGGACATCTGTTCGTTTTCGAGGATCGGTAAAAGCTCGGCGATTTGATATCGACGTTTCCTTGCCCAGATTGGAGTTGCGTCAGAAAGCATCGGAGTTTCAATGCTAAAAAACGTATAATCTTGCCTGAGAAACTCAGGCTTCCAATCTCGGGTGTCGTCCCAACACCAGCCGCAATATCCGAACGTCGTATTTTCATGCACTGTTTGGGCGACAAGATCATCAAACCCGTTCCAACCCCGGATGCACTTGGTAATCGCATTCCGAAAGACTTTCGTCTTGTGTTCGGTGTCAATGCCGTCCACCGGGTACTTTGCAAATGTAAGTGTCGCAGCCTGTTCTATGACTTCTCTAAACGGCGGCTGAATACGAGACACCATAGTAGAAAGGAAGCCAGTAGGGCGATTGGAGCGCCAATTTTGACCCATTGATTCGAGCTTTTTTGGCTGGTACGGTGGTTCATTATTTAATTTTTTTTGAATTAATTGATTCTTCCGATTGCGTTCGACGTTTTGCTGTTTAAGACGGCGGTACGCACTGTGAGCTTGCTGTGCGTCCTTGAACGTGCGCCGAACTTTAAGCGTGTCTGGATCTACGGTATCAGTGTTTCCTACGTCCGGGTCCGTTACGTCCAACCCAAGAATCCGTGGCTTATCGTGATGATCACTTACTCGGGGGGCTTTGTCGGCAAACTTGTCAGTGATCCGAGGGTCAAGAGGCTTTATGTTTGCCATATGCTATAATGTAACCCAGCAGGCGCTAGGAAGGTTTGTTGCTCGTTGAAGGACCGAGCGGTCCATGAAGATTGCAGCCCTGTTGTCGTGGCGCATCAGTGTGCAGCCCCCGAGAACGGCGGAAGATTTGGTGTCACGGGCTTGCCGAACCGAGGCGCACAGCCTGTCTGTGGATGCGATACATGAATTGCAGCCGCCCCTCCAATTGACGTTGTTTGGGCAGGCCCGGCAAATCTGCGCTCGGGTCTCTGCGAGGTCCTCAGACACGAGAGGATGCGGTTCGTTTGAGTGCAGGATTCCCTTGGCCCACGTCCCAATGTCGTTCATCAGTTCGCCAGTTGCGGTTGTAGCGTTCACGCTTGTGATCGAAACCATGTCTACACCGTGGCAAAAGTTGGGCCAGTTCGAGCATATGTAGCTCGCCACGTCCCCTTCGATGTCGCCCCCGGGCAGGTGATTCTCGGCTCGGTACGTCTCCACGGCCTTGAGCAAGTCTGCATGACTATACCCTGCCAGCTTCACGTCGCTCTGGTAGTAGTGCCATCCCCCGGGAGGGACCATGCCTATGATTGGTTTTGCCATAGACTACAGAACAAACTCGTGGTGACACTTTGGACAGATTGTAGTGTCTGAGGGCTCTTTTTGCGGTTTTTCCGCAGAAACAGGCTCAATATCTGGAGAACCGAGGAGTTCATCCAATTCTTCCTTACTGAACCCCAGCGCACTCACGTCAAAGTCTTCTTCCCGGAGAGCGTCAACCTCTGCGGCCAGCACGTCGTAATCCCACGCAGCCATCGTTGCCAGTTGATTGTCTGCAATGGTGTAAGCCCTAACCATTGCGTCATCAAGGTGCGCCAACACGATGCAGGGGATCTGCTCGAGCCCTGCTTTCTTTGCTGCCAACACCCGTCCATGCCCGGCGATGATGCGCCCAGAGGAGTGGATGAGCACAGGGTTCGTAAACCCAAAAGTCTTGAGCGAGTCAGCCAGTGCCTCCACCTGTGCGTCAGAATGCACCCGGGCGTTCTGTGCGTATGGTTCCAGCTCACCAACCGAGCGCATGACTACTTCAAGTCGTTCTTTTTTAATGGCGCTTTTCATGGCTGGGACAGAGATAAACCTTCATGCCGTTCTCTAATGTGACCTGCTTAGATGTGAGTGTTCCGCATTTATCGTATTCCATGCCACTGGGGCCTTTGCGTGAGTCAATATGACCGCACTCGTACAGTTTACGAATTTGGGGTTCCTTTTTGGCTTTAGTTGGCTTGTAATCTCTCACGATTTATTTATGACAGTATTCTGATTTCTTTTAGATTTCAACTGAATGACCACGGTGTCTTTCCCAAGGCACTCCTTACAGTCTTCAGCCTCGTCAATGTAAATGATAGACCGGGCGTTCACCCCAGCTGCGTGGCCGCATTTTGAACAATGCTTTTCATTGTCCCGGACAAACACCTTGCGCTGTTCTCGTTTAAGTCGTGTCATGGTTCGTGGAAGCACTTCAGGGACGTTTACTGGGCCAAACCAAACAAGGCAGTCTTCGCTGAGTAGAAACTCTTCCGCCAAATTGTGCCTGACATTCTTGAGCACATAAGACTGTTGATCTTCCACTCCTTGCTGTGCGTTTTCTTCAGCATAGTACAAGAATCCAATATAATAGATCCCCGGCTTATCGGGTCTTTTTGTCGCGTAAAGAGTCCAGCTTTTCTTGCCTCTGTTTTGCATATATTGATTTTCTAACTGGCTTTTTTGTTGGCGTTTTGTGATTAAGTGTCTGCATGAAATAACTTATCCACAAGAAATTAAGCGATACTCCAACATTTAAAAGCACCTCGCTCCATGTTGGCGTGGATAACGTCGCAACATTTGCAACTGCTCCGCAGAATGTGACGGAAGCAGCGGCTTTGCAAGCATACGCACCCCATTTATTTGCATACACAGGACTGCGTGGGTTTCCAAACACCCTGACAATAAGGTGTAGCATGGACCCCATGCAAATAATGTTAGCGACGACGTTGATTGCGGTTAATTGGCTCATCTTGAGTTGGAGTAAATATCTTGTTGCTTATGGTTTCAACCGCTCTAAGACCGCAAAAACCAAGAAGAAAAGCAGCAGCATAACCATAGTGTGGATCTGAGTCTAAGTGTGAAATCTTGAGCAATAACGGAGTCACATAGTTGGCCGACGCAGCGCCTCCTACAAGCGAAGCAATCGTGGCAATAAGGCTTTGCCCAGAAGTCTTGCTGCTCATCAGTACACTTCCAAACAAACCCGCAATCGCGAGTCCAATATCAATTCCTTCTTCCTTTAAGTTCATAACATAAGAGGGGGGCCGTCGCCCTCGGGGGGATAATATCATAAACCCCCTGTGGGGGCGTATTTTTTTTATTCAGAGAAATCCACAAAGCTCACAGCCGAATCCACCAAGGACACTAGTTCCTTTCCAACAGGCTCTGGCTTTTGCTCACTCATAGTAGCCACGTTCCCGCCCCTCTGCCTCATCAAATGCACAAGCATCGAAAGAGAATCCAGCGCATCGGGCGACCCCAGCCGAGTTCTCTTAATGTAATCCTTCTTGCTCTCCACCCGGACCATGCCCTGCCCCTTTTGCATGTATCGCCGAGAGATAGCCTGCTTGGTCAGATCCTCATTCCGAAACCCCGGGCTGATCTTGAGCCACTCAAACTCAAGGTACTTACCCAGCGCAAACAGTAGCTCAGTCACCAGCCCGTTATACAGCTCGCTTGCCTTCTGGCTGTCGTCTCCCATCACAGGCGTGTCCGTCGCCGCCCAGCTATAGTTCAAGCCCATCACCTCGCTGCCAAACGTCGAGCACAGCACATCGTGAATCCCCGCGCCGTTCCCGGTTCGGTCCACGCACAGCCAACGGGGGCTGATCTTCATCTGCTTGCAGAACTTCGCGATGGCCTGCGCCTGCTCAAGCGTAGCCGCCTTAGGAAAGGGCATCTGACTGTCGAGCTGCATCATCGTCCGAGGGCGTTTGAAGTCGTGGAACTTCCCAGAGCGGTCGGTCCAGCCGTCGCTCAATCCAAACCGTCCGTAGCTGCACAACACTTGGTCAACGCCTTCTAGGGCAAGATCGAACGAAGCCAACGGTACAACCGGACCTATGAACCTCACGATGCCCTGTGCGTTGTCCATCATCGCTGGACTGATAATGCCCATGCTGATGCCTTCGTCAGGGAACCAGCCGCGAGCCATTGTCGATGCCTCTGCCGTGCGTCCCTTGCTCACGTAGGCCATGTAGCCTTCGTACGTCTGAAGCCCGTGGAACACCACCCGGCGTTCCTTCACGTTCTCGGAGTCTGCTCCGTCCAGCCGGATCACCTGCCAGTCGTCTCGGCTTCGCCAGTCCCTGTCCAACTCCATGTCTATGCTGCCCCATCCAAACTTCGGTTCGCACCGCTGGCCGAACTGGCTTGTCCTGTCTCGAGGGTTCGACGCAGCAAACACCTTGATCCGTCCCGGGGTGCTCGAGTCCGCTGCCGTCAGACAGTTCATGACGCCAGCCCAGACGCCGTCCGGGACCTCCTCAGCCTCATCCAACACTATGTGCGTCCGGGACACCTTGCCCCACCGGGGGTGCGCCGGGCCAAACCGGGGCGACGGGTGGAACCCACGCAGGCTCCCGTGGCCGCTCTCCCCCTTTGGTATGGCGACCAAATGGATGCCTTGCTTGCTGTCGGTCGTGGATTGGATGCTCGTGGCGAGGTCGTCGTCCATGCCCCCGGGGCGGACCAGCGCCGTCCGATGGAATGTCTTGATCGAGGCGAAGATGTTTCGCGTAGCGTGAGCAGCCGTCAGCGAGACGACCTTGATGCACGTCCAGTCCGGGTCCCTGTACCAGTCAAGGTAGAACCATGCCGCTGCCCCGTAGCTCTTGCCCATCGACCCGGCTCCCTGCACCAACAGCTTGTCCGTGCCCATCAGGCCCTCCCATACCCGGCGGCAGCTCTCGGGCCTCCAGTCGAACGCCCCGGGTCCCCACAGCAGGATGGCCGCAGGCTCGAACAGGTCAGCGTCGAGCAGGTGCTGAACGTAGCTGCGAACGATCCGTTCCGCCATTGCCTCGGTGAGGGCTAGCTTGCCTCGGTGCTGGAGTGCCGCTGAAGCAATGTAGGCCGCGCAACGGATTAGCCCGCGCTCCTCACTAGAGTCAGCCAGCTCCCGGGCCTCGGTAGCGATGCGGATCGCCCGGGCTACCGGGGGTGGCAGTGTGGTGAGGAGGTCGTCGCTCATAGTAGCTTGAATTCAGCGATGGGGATGTGCGCCATCGACTCGATATCTTGTGCGTCTGCCCTGTCCCGCCTGCCGCCCGAACGCACTTCGTATCGCTCGGGTTGCACCCATCCAAGGCAGTCCGTCCACTGCACCACCAACATAAACGGCAGGTTAGTCTGTTCAGCAAGGGCGCGACCCGCCAGCATCTTTGCCTCGGACACTGCGTAGGTGTCGTACTGCGATTGAGGGTTGCTGCGGCACTTGATCTCGACCCACGCCATCAGCCTGCCGTTGCGATACAGGGCATAGTCCACCCCGCATAGCTTCGGCATCCGCAACCCCTGACATCGCCACCGCTCAAACAGTGTCTCCATCACTGCCGCCTCGTTGGCTCGGTCCGCCTCTGTCTCGTAGATGGGTCGGCTCATCGCCACGGGTTTGCCCAGCGCCACATGTACGCCAGCGCCCCCAGCGACACCATCCCGTAGAGGATGCCGATGAAGTCGCCGACACGGATGTCTACTCCGATGATCATGCGGTCACGGACGAAGGATGATGCGGCCATTGCTGCGACCCAGTGGCTGTACGAACAGTCCCGTGGCATCCCGGCGGACCCGAAGACGCTGTGTCTGGCCGAGCAGCCAGCCGGGGTTGGCCGTGGGACCGCTGCCTGTGGGCTGTGTGCGCTTGAAGACAGCGAACGTCTTGGAGACGGCCACGCACAGGAACGTCAAGTCAGGCATGACTGCGGCCTCGGCGTTGTTCTGCTCGTCGTAGGGGCGCAGTCCGTAGTTAGTCAGTGAGTTGGTGTAGGTGTTACCCTCGGTGAAGTAAGTTGCCATAATAGGTGTAGGTTGCTGATTGGTTGATGTTTACGAGCTAAAAGCAGTGGGGTTTTCCACTCCATATGACTTATGTTGTACGGGGTTATGGGTAAGTTGTTGAGTTTTAGATGCTTACAAGGGTGCTGTTGTAGCGTGCTTTAGAACCTCGTCTAACCCGGGCTGATTCATCGGTGCAGACTGATACATCAGCTCTGCTGCCTCAGGGGCGACAATGACGGCCTCCATCCATTCCCGGGGTGGGTTGGGATGGTTGCGATGGTAGACCTCGAAGGTCAGCTTAATGTCACCACCAGTGTCCAGCGTCACATTGTCAGCCAGTTCCCCAGCGAGCTTAGCGTCGGCCATCAGAGCGCCCAGACGGTCAAAGGTCGCCTCGATCTTCCCGTCGGTCTTCTTGACGACCCGGGTTGGCACGGTCCCCTCGATCATTTGCCGCAGCAGGTCCCGCTTGTTGTCGATGGCCATGAGGGACCGACAGTTGACCTCGGTCTGGATTTCCGCGATGCGGGCCTTGATGTCAACCTTCTTGTAGAGCTGGTAGCCGATCTGCCCGGGATTGTTGGCATGCGGGGCAAGCTGGGTGTAAGCCGACTTGCGGTCCAGTCCTTCGGCGACAAGCCAGCAGAATCGCTCGTGCAGTCTGTTGGTCAAACGAGGCATGATCAGCGGGTTAGAACAGAGACGGCAGAAAAGGGGGCGCGACCCACAGTGTTGGAGTTTGTTGTCATTGTAGTGCTTTTGGGTTGGATAATGCCTGTTTACATCATTGAGGTCAAACGGATGATTTTGGGCGTTGTAGTCAGAATTGTTAAAATATACGAAAAAACCGTCAAACCACTTGATTTGGCTTGACGGTTTTGATTACCCTTATTTCCGACAGGCTATCGATGGACTGAGGATAGAGCGGCGGCTAAGGCGGCTGCGACGGGATTGATGGGTGCGACCTTATGACCTTGGGTTTGCTTGTAGCTGGCGGCTGATCGATTGATGTTTTCGACCCGATGAATAGCCTTGATGGCCTTAGCAGCCTCAGCCTGCTGGTGTTTAGCGATGACGACTGGCGGCGATTCGTGGGTGAGGTCGCCGTTGGTTAGCTCTTCGTAGACTGGGCAGATGTCCCGGTGGAAGTCGGTTAGTTCAGCCCCGCAGGAACAGGCGACGGTGCGGTTGTGGAATCGTTTACTCATAACATTGCTTGGATTTTTCTGCATCCTCCCATTTACCCAACGCCCGCAGGAAAGCCTCTGCACGTTGGCGGGCGGTGGCATTCCAGACGTACCGCGATGCTGGATGATTTTCTAAACGCTCGCGCAGGTGTTTTCTGATGAAAACACATTGTTCATCCGTCAGCACCTTCTCCGCCTCATGCATGGCGTTGAGGTCGTTACAGTAGTCCTCAATTCCAGTCCGGCCCCCGTCGTGCGTTTTCGAATTAACCCCCATCAACCCAAACTCTGGGTGCTCAATGATGTCAGTCCACCCGCACGCCTCGGCTATCGCCGTGTTGATCTGTTGGTCGTTCATTTCCCCTCCTTTGCTGCCGCGATAAGTTCGTCCGCTTCGTCTAATGCCATATCTGCCCCGTAGCACCAATCTTGCGCCAAGAACATCGCCGCAATCTCCAGCCGCGAGGGTTCTGGGCGGGTGTGCGCGGTCTCTGCAAGGGCTTTCTCAAGCTTTTCCAGTTCGTGTCCTCTGCTGACTCGCCGGGCGTTTGCTTGGCCCTCGAGCAGCTCGGCCCGCTCGGAGTCGACGATGACTGTGACGTGGGGGTGACGGTTGTCTGCGAGCCACTGCATGAGTGGCATGGCTGCTTCCCGGAAGGCCTTGAATTCTTGTTCGATCATGGTGTTTTGGTTTGATGAATGATTGTGATGTTTTAGAGTGACGGCCTAACCAAACGCTGGGCGGCGTTGGTGACGTGGACAGGAAAGCCCCGGCCCGTCATGTGACGGTGTCCGGGGCAATCTGTTGTGGTTATATGGTTGCGGCCATGCGTGCGCCGATATCTTTGGCCCGTTTGATGATGAGGTCGATGTCGTCTTTGTGGCCTGCGAGCAGCCTGTTGGCTGATATGAGGTCTGCCCGGAGTAGGAGGCTATTGAGCACCGTGTTGGCGTGGAGCTCGGCTTTGGATAGCATGGGCATGACTGGTTGCGCTGGCTGTTTGCGGTATGGAGGCGCAAAACTTCTAAGTTGATGTTGGTCATGCAAGGCTTCGGCCATTCTTACTGTGGCCTGCTCGCATTCATGCTTCCACTTGTCGCGATCTTCCCGGGTCTTCTCAAGCTCGGCATTCGTTTTGACGCAAGATTGTTTCCATTCATCCCGGGCTGATTTCAGAGCTTCGATCTGAATATCCCGGAAGGTGACCTTGCTTTGCAGTTCGCTGATACGCTGGGCGACTATAGGCTTGGGTTCTTGTTTAAGCTTTTCCAGCTCGGTCATTACTTTCCCGTGTTCAGCCTGCCACCAGTCCCGGTTATCGATGATTTCCTGTATGTCTTTAATGGTCTGGTTCATAATGTTTTGATGGCTTGATCTACTAATATGTCGATGATTTCTCCTGCGAGTTGTTTTGCTGTTGTTTTTTCTGCTCCGGAATCTGAAATGAATCCGATGAATTGCTTTTGATTGTGAGCGAGAAACGAGATGAGTAGGTCTAGGTGTAACCAATTGAGCTGATCACTGTAGTGTAGCAAAAACGCGGGGGTGCGTTCGCCAACGTGGGCTCCCGCGATGTTGAAGTCGAAGAATTCCTCCGCGTCTTCAAGGTCTACCCCTGCGCCTTCCTTGATGCCTTGTATGGTGCGTTCTTGGTCGTACACCGCAATGGCAGTGTGGTTAATGAATGCAACTCCGACGAACGCATGATCATGGCCGTCCGCGAACAGAATGGGCTCTTCTGGGGCGGCAGCCTCGCACCATTGCTCAATGTTCCTTCTCTGAGCGCAAGATGGCATTAACGGCCTCGAGAGCTTTTTGGCCTTCTGTGTACGGGCTCCAACCTGAGGCTTGGAGGATGCCTTGGATGTTGATGGCTGCGGCTTTCCAGAGGTCTCTGGAATAGGTGAGACCGTCGATTTTGGCTTTAAGGGCTTGGATGGTTTTTTCATGGCTATTCTTCATCGGTTTCTATGCTGTTGCTTTTAAGGTATTCCAGATCTGGAAAATAGGAGTCAACTTGTGATTTTTTGAGGACAAATACGCCCCTGAGATCCGGGTGATCCCGGAGAATAAAGCGGACGTACACGGCTGCGAGCGGATCGCTTATCTTGAAGCCCTCGGTCTTGACGGTCTCGACGTTAATCTTCCATCGTAAGACTTCAAACAACATGTTGATGCCGATGTTTCTCTGTCCTGACCGTGAGACCTCGTAGGCCATGTTTACCAAGAGGGGCATGACATGAGGATTGGCCTTGTGATAAACGTGAAACCGCTCCCACAGGGTTTTCTTCAGCTTCTTTGGCTTCTCATCGAAGTCAAACTCGGGATGCTCATTCATGTTCTATTTGTTTAAAGAAAATGAGGTTGCGAACCGCATGAACAAATTCCACGTCGCCAAAGTAAATATCAAAGACGGCCAGCCAATGCTGTTCATCCACTGATGCCTGCCCGGTTTCCCCTTTCTTTTTAATTTGGGCAAGCGAATCACAGAACGCTGCTATCATTAGGTTTGCAGCTCTATATGAACTGATTTCTCCTTTGATCGGAAAAGCGCCGATAGAAGTGCCGAGGCCAGTGATCTTCTGCCCAATGATTACCAATGCCTCGCTGGCGTTTTTTGGAACTTCAAATATGTGTCGTTCGTTCATAGCTTTCCTGCTTTGCAAAGGTTGAGTGTTTCGAGCCATTCAAGGCACTTGTTCCCGCTGTGCTGCACGACTGTTGGCCGGGCGGCATCGCAAAGCGCCGTGAGCGCCTTGACTGTGGCTTTTAAACGCCGAATCTCGGCCTCGGCCAATTCGAGGGCGTGGTCTTCATCCATGATGGGAGGTGGCTCGCCTTGACCGTATCCAGACCACTCTACGTGGCGGACAAATGTGGGATCGTTTTTGCTTCTCATGTTAAGCTAGTTTGATGATGGTTTCTGCAACCGCGTCTAAAGTCCCAGCTTTTTTAAGAACAGAAATGCGTTCGCATAATTCCACGAACTCTCGCAATCTCGCAATTTCTCGGTCGTGTTCAGCGCCAACAAAAAAAGTGCGAATGTCCTGAAGTTCTTTTTTAATAGTATTAATTTCAGCAACGTAGGCTATTTTAAACCCCTTGATTGCAGAGATGTTGTTTTTCATGTTTTCCCGGTGGCGATCCATGTCACCGCCTATGCCTCTGTACAGTTCGTCAATGATTGATCGTGCGTCCTGAGCTGCCAGCACCATAGGTCTGGTTTCTCTTGGCATTTTCCCTATCTGCTCCGCGATTAAGACAGCTAAGTCGTCGAAGGAATAGCATTCCTCGCCTCTGAACATTTGCGTTCTGATTTTGCTGTCGCTGTCTGTGCTGCTTTTGATTTCGGACATAATTTATCTATTTATTTTTAGTTACAGGCTTTTGATTTTGAACACTCTCGCCAACACTTCCCTGCTGGTCTGCGGGATGGATAGCGTCGTGGGGCCTTCGTCCGGGGTGTTGTAGCTGACGACCTCTACGCCGTTCTGAAGCAGCACAGCAATAGCCTGACGCTCAAAGTCGCAGATGTTTGTGTCGTATGGGATTGTCAGGCTGCGCCCCCGGGCTCGGTAACTAAGTTTGACCCGGTCGCCACGCTTGGCTGTGGATGGCAGGTAACGCACTTCGATTTCGTCGTGCTTAGGTGTTTTGGAAGCGACCTGTATTGTGAGTTCGCCTGTTGTTTTGGTGTTTATGGCTTCTAGCATATATATGTGTTTGGTTTAATGGGGCTTGATTGCCCCCTGCTACCTACGGTTTGTGCCCGGGGACAGAAACCGTAGGCAGACGGGGACACTCACGCTAGTTTAGCGACATGATGACGGTTGGCGCACAGCCCTCTGGAACGTCTTCCAGAACTTCACGAACGGCCCGGAGGTGAGCTTTGATGGCACTTTCCTTGTTCCCGGTGTAGACGGCCTCGCCAATCTGGTCGCAATTGGAATTTTTGATCTGCGTGAGGTAACTGCGCTCTTGTCGAAGATACCAAGTTTCGACGAACCGGGCGTCGTGGGCAGGCGTGGCCTTGATGTAGTCGTGGAGGTGCATTAGGCGAGGGAAGCTGTGATGTCTTTGGTTGGGATGTCCCAGAGCGCACTGGCGTCGATGTATGGTTGAAATTGACTGACAGGTGAAGCGATACCCGAATCAAATTTCCCGGGCAAGCAATTTTGTAAAAACAATTCAAACAAAGCCGCAAGCTGCTGTTTTGTAGCAACTTGCGGCTTGTTGTTTTTTTTAAAATAAAACTGTTTTTGTGGCTATAGCGACCCGTTCGTACACATCGTCGTCCGAGTACGCCTGAAATACTATCCCGCCTCCGTACTGCTTGTTGTGGAAGCGTTTACCTCCAAGTTTGCGGGCTTTCTTTAGCGCAAACTCGTACAAGTCTACAAGAGTAAGCGCGGAGCGTTCTTCGGGCGTAATGAATGCGAGGAAATGGATGACCCGGCGCGGGTTGCCATTAATGTCGTTCTTGATGCGAGTGATGCTGTAGTCGTTCATAAAATAATTAAGCCAAAAGTTCTGATGCGTAGCCTCCAAAGTATTTTCCTCGGGCGTTGCCAAGCAGGTCGGCAAAGTTATCAAACTCAAATTGGGAGGGATTATCCCGAATGTATTTGATGCGTTCTGATGCCGAATAGCAGTCCGCCCAAACCCTGTGCGCCTCTTCATACTCGCGCCGGGACAAGTCCTCGTCATCAAGCACGGGGTAGTCCTCGAGGGACAGGTGGATATCAAGAGCGATCTCGTAATCGGTCGTCCCTTCCCGGACTGCGAGGTACTCGATCCAGCCACAGGCCCAGTGCCCGATGCGGACAACCTCTACGTTCTCGCCCTCACCTCCGAGTTGCTCGAGGGCTACCTCGAAGTTGGAGTTTGCGAGCAGGTCAGAGTCACGGTTGCGGGCGACCACAACGCCCCATCCATCGTCCGGGAGTTGCCCGGCATAGTTGGACAGCGAATCGAGGCCAGTAGGGCTAGAAACAGCCTTTCTGAGCGAAGGCAGGGAGAATTCAGTTTTGTTCATAAATGTACAGTGTTTGAGTTAGATGGTTGCTTGCTGACTGAGGACATCCAACCATACCACTCGTTGTCTGGCAACTTAATTTGCATTCTTTTTTTAAGCTGCCCGCAAGTGACGCAAGCCCAGCGTTTTACGGAACAAAAAAAAGCACCAACGAACTTAACCGTTGGCGTTTTTTTACATTTTCATCACCAGTTTTTGTCCTCTGGCTCGCCATCTGGCTCAAATATCTCTCCGCAATCTAAGCATTTGGCTGAATCTGTGCCGTTTGGGACGACAACGCCGTTGCATTTAGGGCATTCTGATTCTTCTTCGTCTCGGTCGTCGAAATCTCCCGGAAATCCTGTGCAAGTCATTGTTTTTGTTTGGTTAAGAATTCGAGTTTCACTTGCAATACGGCTCTCGCCTTTGCCGACGCCAACTGAAGGCGCTGGTAGTCGATTAGCCTGACAACACGGCCAACAAGGGAATCTTCAAGGTGCATTGGCTCATACACTTCCAGATCGTCGCACCCTTTTTCAATTGCATCAAATTCCTTTAACATCTTTGCTACCTTTTCTTTAAGGGCGTCACGTTCAATCCGCAGCAACGTAAACTGCTGGGATTCCGAGAGGATAATTCGTTCGTCTGTTTGTATTGTGTTTTCCATGTTAAACTGTTCTGTATGAGGGCCAATCGCACACTGCAACGCCCCCGGTTTCAAGTATGCGGCTAGATATGCTTTCGCCAACGGATTGAAGAAATGTTTCCTTGGTCTGATTTGAGATAAGGAGCGTATCTCTTTCGGACTGATAGCGTCTATCGATTAGGTGGGTAAGTAGGCGATCCTCCCAAGCTGTTTCTCCTCGTTCCTGCATTTCGTCGAGCACCAAGTAGGCGGGGGCGCAGTAACGCTCGATCACATCTTTCTCAGATCCGCCCTTGTCCCTAAAGGACTCTTTGATGTCTATAAAGAACCCCATCGCCGTTGCGTACAATGGGCGTTTCCCGGCGTTTGCAATCATCTTGGCTATCTGCACCGCCATTTGAGTCTTCCCGGTGCCCCTGCGCCCTACCAGCGCAATAATGAATCCAGTGCCAAGTCGCTTCTCCACCCGAGCCTGAACTTTCAGCCAATGCCCCCCTTGCAGGTCAACGGAAGTAACATTGCGGTGCCGTGGCGGGATGTTCGCTTTCGCGAGGTACTCGATGCCCTTTTCACGGAGCATCCGAGTCTCCTGCTCTTTCTCGCGTTGCTGGATCTCGTCCTTAGACAAGGTCAGGAACCTCGATTGTTTCAACAAACTCTCTGCTACGTTTTTCGCTTCGGTGATCATGGTTGATTTTTGACTTTTCCTGCTGTTCGTAAAACTGACTGTACCCGGCTGCCATTGCCGCCCTGAGCGCTGGAATGGCTTTCTCTAGCCCTAGATCCTCGGCTCTCAGCAAAGCATTGCGAAGTGCCGTTGGGGTCATGGGCTTTTTGATCTCGACTCTGTGCTGCTGAAATTCCGCAAAAACAGATTTAAATTCAACAGTATCGAACCCCGCAGGGTAATCAATTTCCCCCGCAGGGGGATTAAGGGGGGTGCTCTTTAATTTGGTTCTTGGTTTATGGTTCTTGGTTCTTGGTTCTTGGTTCTTGGTTGGTATACCAGTGTCCGTATACGGCGACTGGTATACCGTGGGTATGTTTTCTGATACCGTCGGTATGTTTTCCGATACCGCCGGTATACCGTCGGTATTTTTAGACCACCGCTTGGAAACTCTGGCCCTCTGTTGTTCTGAGAGTGATTGATACTTTTCCAGCTCTTTGTCGGCTCGCTTATGCGACCAAACGCCGTTGCAGTGAGAAAAGAACTCCCGCAAAACTCGTTCCACGGCTTCGCGTTCGTCCTGTGCCCGGGCGGACAGCTTTCGGATCAGGTCGTCAACAGTGAGTTGAAGCGGTCCGTTGTTAAGGTAGTAGAGATCGAGCAGGCGGCTGTAAACGCCGTGCTCAAGTAGGGACAGGTGACCTGTGTCACGCAGGTAGTCCCCAATGTGTCGAGGGTAATGGTTCATCGATTGAATAAATTGATAGATTGATGGATGGGGACTCCCCCTTGGCAGCGTAGACCTTTTCAACGGTCGCCCGGACGATCTGCCCGTCGTCCTCCCAAAAGCCCTCCAAGGCATCTTGCGTGCCTTTGCAGAGGTTGTCCCAGTCGGGGCGAGCGTCCATCCACATGCGCCCCTCTGGGTCTTTTTTCCGCTGTAGCCGCTGCGGGCGGGCCATCACAAATAACACTTCAATTCCCATCGGCCCGGTGATGGCGGCTACGGGCCGATGTTGGTTTGCAAACAGGCGTATCGCGTCCAGATACCTCGTCGTGCGCTTGTCCTTGAAGAAGACTGGCTTGCCTCCTTTAATAAACATTCGCTTGCCCCCGGTCTGAACTGGGATGGCCTCAACGGGTATCTGGAACGTGACCCTCATGCCTAGAACGGGATGTCGTCGTCGGTCAGATCAATCGGGTCCGATGCGTACACCGTGCGCTGCGGAGTTGCCGGGCGGGACGCTGGAGCGGCTGCTGGAGCTGCCCCGGTCTCGGCCTGAATGGACTTCGCCACGGCTTGCAGCTTCCGGGACAACGCCGACATTTTGGTGCGGTCGAGCGGTGTTCCCGCCGGGCGGGCGTCGGGATCGTTGAGCCACGTCGCTTCATACATAGGCTCGCCCTTTTTTGTGTACGCTAGCTCCCGGCCTCCATTCTGGCCAGCCTTGGTCCGCTGCTCGATTGTCACGAGCACTGCCCGGCCTTCGAGGAACCCGTCGCCTTGAGCCAGTAGGTCAAACCAGTTTGCCGGGGCCTTGAGAGCCTCAAGAAGCATGCGAGACGTGCGTGCTATTGATTTATCGGACGAGATATACCCCTCCCAGATGATAGTGCATCCGCCCTGCGCGGGATCTTCTGGATCGATGACAAGAGGTATGCGGACAAACTCCGCTCCGTTGTCGGTTTCTGACAACCAACCCCCGGTCGTGGGGCGCTGGACATATGCCCGGAAACGTCCGGGTTGCGTGATGTATTTGCTCATGGTTATTGTAGTGACTGAAGTTTAACTATCCCTGCCTTAATGCGGTCAGCTGGAAGGGTTTCAATTGGGGTTTTGGTATACGCAACCTTCTGCTCTTTTGTGAGCGTTGAGGTGGTGAGTAGTGCAGTGAATTCCTGACGCAACTTTGCTGGAGAATTGGCGTCAACTGCGGCTGCAAACTCTTCGTAAGACAGGTTCAACGTCTCTGGCAGTGAGAGGCGATTCTTGGCATCCCAGCCCGGGCTCCAACAAGTCTGAATGATGCGGCCTCCACCGATAGTCTTGTCTGGCTTGCCCCCAGCGGACTTAGTTTTGAACACCTCGTACACGGCGAACAGGCAAGCGTCTGGCCATTCCCGGAGAATCCCGGTGAATCCCTTGTGCCCCTTCATCTCGTAACGGTCCCACTGCTCGCCCCCGGGCTGAGTAAAGGTCTTAATCTGGACGTGGCTGAGAAGAATGATGCCAAACTTCTGGCGTTCTCGGAGCGTGTCGAGTTTGTTGAGCAGTGCAGACAGCTCGAACTCGGCAACCTTGTAGCCTTTGCCAAAGCCGTAGCTTTCAATGTTAGTCTGGCCATCTCTTTTACAGACGTACCCGTGGATAGACCGCTCCAAGGAGTCTGTGGTGTCAACTACGAGGGTTTTGAAATCCCCGGGATTGGTGGTCAACTCATCGACTGTGGCCAGCGTGTCACCAAACGAGTCAGGGGTGATGCGGGCGACATGATCGAGCCCAGTGAGCCCTTGCTCTTGGCTGATAAACAACGGCGATGGCGCTGCTGCTCCAAATGTTGACTTACCGATGCCTTCTGGACCGGAAAGAAGGATGCGTGGGGGGAGGGATTCTCCGCCTCGTTTAATTTTTGCTAGTATGCTCATATGTATCGATTTACTGGTTAACTACGAAGTGCCGCAGAAACTCTTCTGCCGCGTTGTGGAAGCCTGTGCCAAGAGCAAGGGCTTCGTCAATCTCTCCCAGCCTTTTTGTTGGCTGTTCGTAACGGAGAAAGTGATACCTGCTGCACTTGCGAAGTGCCGTCAGGCGCGAGTTGGTCAGGAGCTGTTTTTCTCCTTCCTTGAGGGTCAGCTCTGCGTGTTTTGTCGCAGGTCCGAATCGGATGTTGTCCACGGTCGCCCGGCCTGCGCACAGGTCGTAGAACTCGCAGGTTCCGTACTGCGTGCACGCTCCCGGGTTTCGTGGCCATAGGTTGCGATTGCGGAAATACAGAAGTTGCTGGGACATGGCCCACGCATCCCCCATGTACTCAAGCAGGTCGTTGTCGGTGCGTCCGACTTCCTTTACAGCAAAGTAAGAATCCCGCTTTTCATTGATCTCACCAAGCGTCCGGGCGGATAACTCCTCGAGGGTCTCTGGCCGGGTTTGTAAGACGTACCCGGCGTCAGTGTCCGCCGTCTGTCTCCACTTTTTTCCGTCCTTTGTGCGTACCCGCTCCCCGGCTGCGTCGAGGACGATCTTGACGCCCTCCTCGTCCAGCAACGGAATGTTGCCAAGCTTATACCCGGGCTTGCGGACAACGTCGTACACGACCGTGTTGGCGTCGATGCCCCGGGAGCGCAGGCTTAGGATGTACTTGCTGATCTGGGTGTCCATTGTGAGACGCCCCCAATACATCGAGTCGGCGTCGATTGAGTCGCTGGTCGTTTTGTGCTCGAGGACCTTGAGCACCCCGGTCTGCTTGTGACGCAGGACCCCGTCGATCTTCCCGGCTTCGAGGAAAGACCGAGAGGGAGCCTCGGTCTCCGGGTTTAGCAGTGGGAACGTGAATTCCGACTCCACTTCAAGAACGTCGTGCGCCTCGAGCACCGGGATGAATGACTCCACCCAGCCCATGAATAGGCCCCGGGCTTTGGCCAGCGCCACGTCGGTTGCCGGGACCCGGGAAAGACCGCCAGTGACTGCGGTACGATAGATTGATGTGTCCATGTTAGATTTCGGTTTCTGCTTCTTCTGTTTCGATTAATTCGTCGTCTCCGTCAACCCGGCGATTGGCAACAAGCTCTGGGTAGCCGCAAGTGATTAGGTTTCTACGGAGCGTTGTGCTGCTCAACAACTGGTTGTTTTTAAAACCAACGACCCACTGGTCAAACTTGGAAAACTGGCCCTTCTCCCCGGCAATAGTGTCGCCCACGATGTCCCACCAGATAACGCAAGCTGTGTGCGCTCGTTCTGGCTCTGGAAGAAAGCCGACTTGCCATACCCATTCCTGCACCTTTCTGCCTTTTTTTAGGACACTGAACTCTTGAGTGGCATAATAAAGCGCCTCCTCTTCCAATGTGTAAGGTCTCCACGAGTTTTCATAAATTGAGTCACAGACTCGATAAAGCGCTAAAAACTGACTTGGACTTAATTTAAGTTCCGCTACTTCGGCATCCCGATTTTTAGGCTCCATGCGATTGATAAGCACAACCCTTCTTAACATTGAGGTGGCGCTGAAGTTCCCGGCAACCGCTTTGAGCATTGAGACCTGTTTTGCATCGGACCCGGTGACGGCCTGTAGCAGACCTCGGGCAATTTTGCTGTCCCACTTTTTGAGTGTTTTCATTATTCAAGACGTGAAAGGGTTTCGATTGCTGTGAAGAAGGTGATGGCGAGAAGCGCCAGAATGGCGAGGAACTCGTATGGGGTTTGCGCCAGCCTGTAGAGCCAGTACACGTCTGCTGCGCCAAGGACGAGCAGCGCCACAACAAAGGGCAGTGGGCGCTCTGGAGCCCGGTCTGCGGGGCTGCTGGGGAGGAGAATGCGAGGTGGTTTAGACATATGATCGATTAATTTTAATTATTACACTCTGACGGCCTCGTCAGCGCCCGCATTACGGGTCGGACCCCCGGAGGGGTTTCGGCCTAGGCTTTACGCACACTGTAGTCAATACCTTCTAGCCCCCCGTTTTCACTAAGGTGCTGGCGGGCCAACTTCCTTGCGTCCTCGGAAGTTACGGCCTCAACTGTGAAACTGCCATTACAAGAGGAAGGATAGTAGCGGCAAGAATAAGAGCAGATGAAGGATGCGGCGTTCATTGGATTAGTTTATTTTTAAGGTTCACTGCGACCGACGAAATGAACTTATTCCACATCCATTTTACTGGCGAGCAATTTGTGAATTTATTTTCAGATCTTTTCCACAAAAACACACAAGTGGCTAGTTTTAAACTAGTAGCGATAGGTGGTTTTTGCCCCTTTTTTCTTTATTGGTGTTCCCAAAACAGGCCCGCGACCTTGAATTTTGTCAAAATTGGCGCGAAACTTTACGCGGTCTACCGGGCGAGCTTCATCTCCTTTTCCTGCGCCGTGTCCAAACTGGTTAGATGCAATTGGTTGCGACATGCGGATCGATGTTAAATGTGATGTTTTTTTCTATCAATAGCTGATCAGAACGAAAGTGCCGAATGCGCCCGTCATGCAGCGCAACGGCCCAAACGTCGTTTGCAAAAGTCCCTGATTCAGAGACATATATTGCCATGCCGTCGCCTAGATCCGTTTTCACCGGGATGGGGCGTCTGAATTCAAGCATTACTTACAGCAGTTTTTTGTGGGGATGCCCTGCATTCCCTTTTTGAGACCGCCAATCTTGCCGTTTAACTTTTTCTTTGTCTTCGGACTTAATCTGCTGTTCATCAACTCGTTTTGAGTCTCTGTGATTTCGATATGGCGCTTGAGGTGCGGATTTTTGTGGGTCATAACGTGGGATCTTTGCGGGAGGAAAGCGCATGCCTGCGCAGCAAGTCTGTGCGTTTTGGTCTAGTCTCTTTGCTCCCGCCAGTTTCAGACACGGCGATTGCGTGAGCGTGACTGCGAGGAGCCATCGCTTGTTCCGCGCCTTTAATTGGCTTATGCGCTCGAGTGAATTGACTTTTAGATTTCATGTCACAAGACAGCAACTTTAGCAGGAGTTAAGGCGCAGCCGAAAGAGCAGCGGCAAGCTGTTCTTGCTGTTCTTTTGGATGTTGAATTATATCTAGAAGCGTAGACGCAAGTGCCATCCGGAAAGCAAATTGCCCAGATTGTTCAATGACATCTTTTAAGATTTCTTCGGCGGTTACTTTGGAGAGATCAATGTTTTTTATGGCCTCAAGGATAGGATCAGTTTTATCGGACATTATTTTCTTCTTTTAGGGAGTCGCTTTGCGGGGTTTTTTTCTTTGCGGTCAAGAGGTTTGGAATCTGATGCGCCGGGCATTATCATCTTTTTGTTTTTTGGCATACTCTCCACAGGAGCAGCCATAGGCATGGATTTCTTTTTAGAGCCTCTCACAGCATCCAGCCCAATGTTAATTTCGGGAGATGCAAACTTTAGCGTAGCAGCAGATGATGATGGTGATTTCATTGGAAAATCTCTTTGTAGAACTCGTCTGCCAAATCAAACGCAAGCGGAATTCGGTCTTCGATGTCGGTGGTAAGGTCCGGGTTGTTGATCAGGGCGTGAAATATAAGAAGCGCAGCAAGCTCTCTGATCCCCACTCCGGAATTGGCTTTCTGGGGAGGATTTACGGCATCCCCGGGATATGGCGCAACTGGCATTACTGGAAAGTTTTTTGGAATGTATGACATAAATTAGAACGTCCTAGTCTCCCACAACTTCCGAGCGCCCGCAACATCAATGCTTGACTTCCCGATGCGGTCATTCACTGCGTTATGCAGACAAACTCCCCACGCAAAGAATTCACCAAAGTCAGCAGGGTTAAGTGCCATCCATTCTTTAAGGTGTGCCTCGCACGGGCAACCGTCAAACGGGAGAGAAGCCACCCAAGCCTCAAGCCAGTATCGCATGTCACCAAACGGGATGCATGTGGCATCAGCCCGGAGGCTATAGAGGTGCAGCTCCGCCCAGTACCGGGCTCCCTGCATAAGAATGCGGCTCTTTTGAAGTTCGCTACGCTGCTCAATCCGTTCAACCTCATTGCCGACATCAAACACCCATTTGTCGTGCGTTTCCCAGTCCGTGGACGTGGCTATTGCGGCTTCCCGCTCCAATGCCATTGCTACGACGTGCTGACGGTGATACGGGGCAGCAGGGTCGTCCCCGGGCTCCTCGAGCTTGGGGTTGTCGGTGTCAAACTTGGTCACCTGCTCATCGGTAATGCCGTCGCGTTTGCACAAAAACGCTTCGACCATCTCGTGGATTGCCACGAGCAGGACCGAAACGTCCCGGCCACCGTACTCTGGGACCTTGAGCATTAGTGCTCCATCGGCCAACCATTCCCAGTCGCCAGCCGTTGGGTAACGCATTGCGCTGGGGTCTACAGTCTTAATTTCAATCCTCATCGAATGTTGATAGCCCGATTTCTTTCATCTTATCAATTTGCTCACGCACCTGCTCAATCGCCCCGGTCTTTCCCTCGAGGTAGTACCCCTCGACAAGCTCGGCGTTCTCGAGCGCATGATCAAAAGCTTCTTCTAGCGTGTTTCCAAGTCCAACAACTGCGCCAATTTCCGGGAGTCCGCAGGATTGTGGAATAACAAAGTACCCACGGTCATCTTTGTAAATATTCCGCAATTTAACGTAATCTCGGATCTCTTCAGGAAACCGCAGCGGTTGCCAATTCTTGTCTGCAAAGCTGCTATGAAGCATGATCTCCGCCCCGTACTTAGCAACGGGCTCCGGGTTGATCACAACTCCGTTTGCCCCGGCCCAGATACACTCGGCCAAATTTTTGTACTGTTCTTGGTAAAGCTCATTCGGAGGACTAGGAGCCCGAGCGCAGAAATCGATCATGTACGGCTTGTGGTCAGCCCCAATGCGGATCTCGGACGAGAAAAAACCACGATAGCCGTAAGCCTGAAACACCGGGACCATGCGGTCGTTGAATCGGCGAAGAGGTTCCGGGATGTCAGCGTAATTCTTGAATACTGATGCAAATCCGCAGTCTTTAACTTCAATGCCGCTAATCAGCGTCTTGGGAAATTGGCCGTCAATTGTCCAAGCATCGGTTCCAAATTCAATCTTATCGTCGAGAGCCTCTTCGACCGTGAATTCGATGATGTCTTTGAACCTACCAAGACCCCACTCAACCTCGTCGAGTTTAGGCTCCACAAGGTCGTAGGAGAGGCTGTGGAACGTTTCAAACGTCCCACGGTACTTGTCAGTCTTGACGTAGACATTGGGGTGGTCTTTAAGGAACTCTCGAAGATCCGCCATGCCCTTGACGTGAGTGTATTGACCCACAGGCATGTCTATCGCCTTGAGGATCTCTTTCATGCCCTCCCGGTTTAACTCGAGGCATTCCCCGGTCCGAGACCCCCAGACAACCTTGCCCATTTTGAGCAAGTGTTCCTGTTCCCATCCAAAATAGATGTCCGGGAAGCAGAACAGGTCAATCTCGTCAAAGTGTGGGCCGTAGATTGAATCTACAAGCTCCAGCTCTTCAATGCCTGTGCCGATTTTGGCGAGGTTTAGCCTCGGAAAAGCAGACTCCCACGGGACGTAGTAGTACACTTTCTTGTACGTCTTCGCGAGCTTGATTGCCAACTCGCAGAACAACCCGTTATCAACAACGAGGCAAACTACGTCTTTAGGGTCTTTCATTTTTTCTTTTTTACAGGCTTTTTCATTTTTGCCAAAGTCCCCATTTTTGCTGGTTTGGCGGGGTTTGCTGTCTTTGCAGACTGCTTGAATGCCTTTGATGTTGGAGCACCCTTGGCTCCGGGCTTACGCATCTTTTCGCCGCTACCAGCAGCAATGCGTTTCCGTTTAGCGTTTACGTTAGCGTAGAGTCCTTCTTTCATTTGCAGTTCCAACGTTTGAGTGATGCGGCCTTCCGAGTTACGTTTTTTGGCATATTATTCTTCGTCTTCTCCTTCAGCTTCTTTTCGCAGTTTTTCTGCCGCTTTGATTGCTTTTTCTTTTTCCATCAATTGCTTCAAAAGTCCTTTATTTGGTGACTTTACGCCAGTCAATTGAGCCTCATCGGCCTCGGACAAGAGTCGCACTGTTTTCCCTTTACGATCCACTTGGAACAAACCTCCAGCTTGGATGATGTCCAAAGAAAACTTGGCGGCGTCAGCGTAGTCCGCTGGTTCTGCTCCGCTGGTGGCCGCGCCGTACTTCCCAAACAGCTCCTTCTCATTAAACCACAAGGCGGCTTGCATGTCAGCAATCGAAACATTAATCCCGGCCTGAGCGAGCCTAGCCTGAGCCTGTTCCATTGTCGTCTGTTGAAAAGCACGCTCATTACTTGCCCGGGGGGCGGCAAGCGGCGTCGTTCGATCTTGAACCCAATTCTTGGCGGCTCTTCGTAATTCGGTTTTTCCCTTGAAGCTGCCAGTTCTGAACACTTTTTCGAGGTGCTCCGCAAACTGAAGCAGTGCGCCACTATCTTCCAATAATTTGTGAAACTCTTTTTTGGAGCCTTTAGGGGCGTCCTCGCCGTAGAGGTAAGGCTCTTCGACTCCTTTTTTAATAAGCACTCGGTCGGTGTACTCTTTGCCTTTTTTGATGGCTTGATTCCGATTGTATTCCTCAATCAACGAGTCTTGGAACCGCTCAAATTGATGCCCCTCCTTGAGAGGATCATACTTAAATGAGCGACCAAGAATTCGATTCCACGTTCGGGTATACCAAAGGTCGGCGGTGAGGGTCGAGTAGTCGCCATGAAGGTTATTAATAAACGATCCGATTTTTGGCCCAAAGACCATAAACCCGGTCACCATTTGATTTTTACCGCCCTCAACAGACAGCGGCTCCCCGTTGTAATACAGGGAAGTGTCTTGCTTCAGATTCTTGTTCCAATTTGCAACAGTGTCCGTTTTGAACAAAAGGGTTCGGAGCTGGCTTGGGGTATGTCTTGTCAGCAACTCGTGCAATTTTAATATGTTGTTTTCAATCGCGGCAGTCTTGTCGCCAAACGTGCCATGCAGTGCGGTGACAATCTCTGGAAGAGTTTTGCCCTGCTCCAGCATTAGAGTCACCCGAGTTGCCATCTTTCCATTCTCGAAGACGTCGTTGCCCTGAGACGCAATCCCGAGAACCGCATCGAAAACAAGGCTCTTGTCTGCGTCGTGCTGGGGAGACCCAACCTCGAGCCACGGAAAGAGTTGCGAGTACATTCCCT